GATGAAGCAAAAAGATTACAAGACCTAAAATCTTCTTCATTAACTCAATTTGGTCAAGAGCTACAAAACGCCATCAAAAGTGGACAAATTGATCCACGCAAAATCAGTATTATCAGCAAATCTAGAAGAGTAAAGGGTGCTGAAGATTATCTTAGTAATCTATTTGGTATACCAAGAGCAAATATGATATTTACTCAAGGTGGTAGTAAGCAACCGGCGCTAGATGCCATGAGAAGTAAAGGTCCAAGGGCAGACAGGGTGCAAAGATTTGCTTTAGGTGGTGGGGTTGGGACTGACACAGTTCCAGCTTTATTGACACCCGGCGAATTTGTTATCAACAAAAAATCAGCACAATCAATAGGATATGGCAATCTTGGCCGAATGAATAAAGTTGGTAAATATGCAAACGGTGGCATAGTTCAGAGATTTGCGAAGGGTGGTAAAAGTGAAGATACTATATTCTCTTCTTTCGTGCCATTGGGTGGAAGTAGTAATAAGTTTATGGCCGCTTTGGATAAGGCTACTTTTGGTTTATTAGATTTTGGTGGAGTAGCCCTTAGACAATTGGTTACTGGTGTAACTTCCTTGGGTAATGCCATAAATATTAATCGTAGCATAATGGATATGCTTGGAGATGCTGGTGAAAAATTGAAAGTATCAATTGATAAGAATGACTCCGCAAATAAAAGATCTGATAGACAGCAAGAATTATTAGCAGGAGCTTATGCGGAACGTATTAAAAAACTTCAAGAATCTGGCGCCACAGACGATCAAATAAAGAGTAAGGTTGACGAATATATTGACGCCCTTGAAAAAGACACAGCAGCAAAAATTAAAAGTGCGACAGCCACAAATCAATCCAGCGCCACTACTGCAACTCCTACTGCTCCAGCCGCTACTGGAAGTACCCAGCAAGATCAAACTTTGATTAAATTGAAACAATATATAACAGCTAAATATCAAGCACAATTAAATGTTCTCGCAAGCCAAGAAGCCCTACAAAAAAGAGGATTTAAAACTGATGCAGATATTAATCAAGAAAAACAAAGAATAAGGCAGGCACTCGCCCAACAAGCCACAGCCGAATATCAAGTTGCTAAACAGTCTGTCTTGGCAGCAAATGCTAATCGTGGCGGTAGTGGTGGTGGCGGTGGTGGTGGCGCAGCTAATAGGGGCAACGGCGGTAGAAGTGGTGGTGGACGTTCTACTGTTGAAAAATTAGACGCTGGTTTTGGTGCGGCACAACAATTCGTATTTCTTGGTGCGGCAGCAGCCGCTTTAGCGACTCAAATGTCTGGATTAAGCGATGTACAAAAACAAGCCATTACAGAAACTGCTGGATTTGTTACTGGTATTGTTGGTATTGTTGGTACTATTGGTCAATTAATTACTTCTATGTTTGCCCAAACTGCTGCTTCAACTGCTAGTTCTGCTGCCGATGCAATTGAAACTACTGCTTCTGGTTTAAGTGCTGCTGCTGATACTACTGAAAGTGTTGCTAGTGTTGGTGCTGGAGTAGCTGATGGTAGTGAAGCTGTTCTTTCTAGTGTTTCGGCTGTAGCAGATGGCATAGAAGCCACAGGATCTACTGTGGCAGCTGCCGCAGATACTGCTGAAGCTGGGGCATCTGGTGCAGCTAGTGCAGCATTAATAGGACTCGCTGCCGCAATATTTATTGCTCTAGCTGCCGTAATCGCCATTGCAGCTGTTTTTAAATATCAAGCAGCAGTAGCTCGCGCTCAAGCAGAAGAACTTAAAAAAGCATCAGATGCACAATTAAACGCAATAGCAAATCTTACAGGATCAACAGAAGAATTTATTAGATTACAAAAAGAACAAGTAGCTAAACAAAATGAAGCATCAGCAAAAGATGCTGGTAGTATTGGAGCATTAATAGGTGGCGTATTAGGTGCTGCTATATTGGGTATATTTGGCCCATTTGGAATCATTATTGGTGCAGCATTAGGTGCATGGCTTGGCGCAGCAACAGCAGAAGCAAAAGAACGAGAGCGCTTGGCTGAAATATCTAGAAAATATGCTGGCGAATTAGAATTAAGTAGCAAATTACTAGCAGAATCTACAGAGGCACAAGCAAAATTTAAACAATCATTGCAAGATATTGATATAGAAAAAAATCTCACACCAGAAACTAGAATACAAAGAAGAATTACTGCTCAAACAGGTGTAAGCACATTACCATCTCTAGCTATTTCTGAATCTAATAGACAGTTACAGAGATTAGCAGGAGAAAAAGGAAAAAGCATTGGAGAATTACAAGAATCAGACTTTGAAAATGATCCAGAATTGCGACAAATATTTAATAATGCACAACAAAGTTTAGCCAAAAATTTAGAGTTTTTATCACAAAGCGTAGCAGAATCCAGAAAGACATTGGAAGAAGCCGCTAAAGTAGAAATCACTGGTGATGAATCATTAGATGATCTCTTAAAAAATGGTGGACAATTAGCACAAGCATTTACTCTTTCACAATCTGCAATTAGGGCAGAATCAGAGGCTAGAATTGCAGTATTAAAGGCTCAAAAAGATAGCGCGACCACAGATGAAACAAGAGCATCACTACAAAAAGCAATCAATAGCGAACAACAAAGATTACAACAGCGTTTATCTGATCAAAAGGCTGGTCTAGAATCATTAGTAGACGAGCAAAAAAGATTTAAAGAAGAATTAGCCGCTACTACGGCAGCTAATGCAGAATTTAGAAGAAAACTACTTGAGATAAATGCTGTAGCTAATTCTTTAACAAATGTAGATAATGCTCTCAATAAACTAGCCAAATCAGCATCTAATTTAGATTCTTTATTATCTGGTGCAAATTTTGACTTTTCTCTTGATGCTCCAGAAGGATTAACAAGTTTAGAAAATGTTGGTGATTCCGCTGCCTTCGGTGCTGCTGTAGATAATATAGCGGCTGGACTTGGTGCAGAGGGCGCGAGACTAGCTGAAAACGTAAAAACGGCAGCAGAGATTATCAAAAAGACAGCACAGTCACAACTAGTTGGTGTAAAATTTACAACCAAAGAGAAACAACCAACACCAGAACAATTTTTAGCAGAGATTGGTTTACAACCAGACTTTTTAGGGCCAGCATTAGAAAACTTTAAAAAAGATTTCAATAAAAATCTTGAAGATGGTATATTACAGGCTGATGAAGCACAATCACTCATACAGCCATTAGTAGAACAGGGTAAAGCGTCAGCTGAACAACTAAATAGATTTAATGAACAACAAAATAAAGCTATTTCTATATATCAAAATTTTGTTCAACAACTAAAAGATCAAACAGATAAAGAAATTGAGGCTCGACAAAAATTAGTTAGTTTAGTTGCTAAGACTGAAGAATTAAGAGCAAAGGCAAGAGGCACAGAATTAACTTCTGATCAAAAAGAGTCATTTAGAGTACAAGAGGCACAAGTCGGATTACGTGGACTAAAAGATGTTCGTGGCAATCAATTACAAGCTGGAAATGTTCAGCAATTATCCGCTACAAGAGCCGCAGCTTTTGAAGAAAGAGCTTCAATAGAGGCGGATATCAAGGCTGGTAAAGTTACAGCTGATAGGGCTAAACGAGAAATAGAACTAAACAATATAATAGAGAAAACCACAGCAGAGTTAAATCGTCTTACTGATCAAAGTGATAAAGCTGCTGATATATTAGGTGAAATAGATAAAGAAAGACAAAAAAGAGAAACAGGTAAGGGTTTAGTAGAAGAGTTTGTTGTTGGTGGTGCTGATCAACGTAAGGCTATTAATCAAGCATTTGCTGGTGTACAAGCAGCAATTAAAACTGGCACTATACAAAATCAAACACCAGAACAAAGAAAGTCTACTTTTGATCTTCTAGATAAGCTGAAAGACTTTGATTTTAATATTGGTGGAGGTCGTACACTTAAAGGCGCTCAAGTAAAAGAAGAAATCATTCAACGCGATGCAGTAAGATTAGGACTAGATCCTAAAGTATTAAGAGCGTTATATGGTCAGACAGATAAAGAAAAAGAATTGATAAATGCACTAGATAATTTAACAAATACAATTCGTGAAGCTGGTGGAGCTAATGTTGCATTTGAAGAGCAAAAAACTAAGGCAGCACAACAAAGAGTGAATGCAGGAGCTAGAGAATTAGGTGCCACTGGAACAGCAAGACCCGGTGCGCCATTGCCAGCGGTCCCACCCGGTCAGCCAGCCGCCGGTATCGATCAAGTGGTGGCAGGACAAGCAGCTGTAGCGGCTGGAGCAGCAGCAGTTCAAGCAGTAAATATACCACAAAAACCAGCTACAGCACAAGCCCCTGCTGCTCCACAAACAAGAGAAGAAATGATTGCCGCGAATAAAAAACGATTTGAAGAAGATAAAGCTAGGAAAAAACAAGCAGCACAAGATAGGGCCAAAGAAATAGCTGAATATCAAGTGCAACAATCTCTTCAAAGACAAGGACTAAGTGATAAAACAATAGGAGCGAGAGCATCTGGAGCAGCGAAAAGATTTAAAGGAACCAAAGAAGAAAAAAACAAAGAAGAAGAAAGAGTTTTTAACCAATTAAAACAACAGCAGCAACAACAACAAGAAGAATTACGTCGTAAAAAGGGAATTGAAGTTGCTGCCGCACCAGCGCAATTACCTCAAGTTGCTGCCGCACCAGCGCAATTACCTCAAGTTGCTGCCGCACCAGCGCAATTACCTCAAGTTGCTGCCGAACCACGGCAGGAATATCAGATAAGGATGTCTGGTAATGAATCCTATACTATTTCTGCACCACAATCAGCATTCGTAGCACAGCCAGAAAACGCCGCAGCATACAATGCCGCTGCCCGATATTCTGCCCGATATGGTACTTCTGATAGTCCAGTTGCGCCAGCTGCGGTTGCTGCTACTCCTACAGCACCTACATCGCCAACAGCAGCAATGGGACCAATACCCATTGATACTAGCGGATTAAGTAACGTATTTAATGCGTTTGTGGGAAATTTCAGTAGTTCTCTTGATAATATTGTACAGAAGTTTAGTGGCATCGAAACTGCATTTGGCTCATTAGCACAATCGCTAACTGGAATAACTATGGAACATACTGTCACTGTTGAGGGATTAATATCTTTAGGTGGCTTGAATTTAGAATCAATTAAACAGGAATTGTCTTCTTCTATTGGGCAAATGGTTGCTCAAGAGATTACAAATCAGATGGATGCTGAAAGTAGAAGGTTCAGAATATAATGCAAGATTATTTCAAGTATGATAAAATTCAGACCGGTGCTTCTCTTTTTATGAAGTCCGATTCTGATGGAAATACTGATAAGGAAAAAAGAGCTTTACCATTAGGTATTAAAACCATTGGTGAAGGAATAAAACAAGTAACAAACTGGAATCATATTTCTAATTCTATAGATAGTAATAAAGGAATTAGATTTGAAGATAGTCAACCAAACACTCTTTTGTATTCTGTAAAAAATAGAATAGCTACGAGCTACGAATATACTAATAGAATTAATCTTGGTGTAAATGATGGTATAATTAGTCCAGACGTTAAAATACCGCTAGCTCAATCTATTACTAATGACAAACAAAATAAAGTATCATTTATTGATAGTTGGTCAGTAAGTGATATTAATATAGTAGACGATATAGCTTTTGTTTCTTATGAAGATTATTCTGATTTAAATCGAGAAGATTTAGAACTTGGTCAAATAACACTATATCAACCATATAGATATCAATCGAGTTTAGGTTATGATACAATTACCACTAATTATTTTAGAGACTATGATGCATCTTTGGTTTTTCAGAATAATCAATTACCATTGATGCATAAAGTAAAATCTATTTATGGTCCAACTGAGTCTTTAGATATAAACTATAGATTATCTAATAGATTTGCCACATATGATAACACAATACTAAAAGTAGAGTTTAATGATCCGTCATTACCTAAAAAGACACTATATTTTACATATGGTGGTTGTCTTAGGAATACAATGACTTTTGCTGATTATCCTACCGCGAATACTATTCGCTACTGCAACAACTATGATTTGTCCACTGGTGAGAGATTTGATAATACCTTTTGTCCAGTAAATTATTTAAATTTTGCTGATGGAGATTATGCTGGAGAATTTTTTGTTGTAACATATTCTACAAGAAAAAATATATTATATAGTGGTGGCGGCGCGTTTGGAGAAGCTTCAAATATTAATGAATCAGATTTTGTTGAAGTTGACGACAATGCTATAACTACAATTCAATTATCTGTAAATGCTTTACTAAATTATTTTCAATCAAACACACAGGGTTCTGGAACTTCATTGCCCGATCTAGATCCACAAACTATTTCACAAATTTTTACAAATATTGGATTAATAGAGGGCATTGTATATACATCGCATTCAGCAAAAGTGACTCTAATTAAGTTACAACCAGCAAGAAAATGTGGCAAAGTAGATATATATGTGAGAAAGAGTGGAATAGTATCTGGATTTACTGGTAATAGATTTACCTCACCAGCACATTCATTAAAAAATCATGATATAATTAAAATTGATTCTGCTTTATTTGATGGTGAACAAACTGGAGCAATAGATATTCATCCACTTAATGGAGAAAAATTTGTAAAGTATATAGATGATAATACATTTGAATTATACGACGATCAGTTTTTAGAAAGTCCATCTAGTGCTAACAATCTTAAATCTGTAGATGGTATTCAGTGGTGCTGTATTGGAAACGTAAATGGCACATTTGGTCAAGGATGGTCTTATTATAAAACACTATTTTCGCCAACTGGCAGAAATGGTTATATGTCTTTTACTAATAGAGATTACTCTTTTAGATTTGCTTCTAATCTTGATTTAAATATTGGTCCTTCTTCGTTTATAACCGATAAGCGTATTTCAGACGCCTCACTGAATAGCGATCTAACATCTTGGGATCGTGAAAACTCTATAAAGTCTATAGTATTAGATTTGTCTGAGGATATAGATATTTATGAAGAAATTGTTAGTGAGTTTTTTACAACTGGAAGCAACTGGTTCATACCTACATTGACATCTAATAAAACTGTATTTGGAAAATTAATTTCAGAGTTTATTACCAGCATCCCAAATAAAATTTTTGGTAAATCCGCTTTTGGCGTTCCACACAAGGGATCTCAAGAGCTATATCCATATCATTCACAGACAGAACTTGGAAAATATAATACAGATAGTGATTCTTTTGAACTTAATAGTGGGCCATATTTAAGTGCATACGATCTATCTGGACCATATCTTGGTAACAAGTTTGGATGCTCTTTAGATGTTAAGTTCTCTCATAATATTGGCGACAGTAAAATATATAATATTGTTGTTGGAGAAAAGGGTTCTGATGTTTCTATTGATTTATTTGGATGTCAAGCCAACGAAATCAAGATAGATGGTGGCGTTATACCATACTCTCAAGAAAGTACCAACGCCGACATATTCAGTATTTTTAAACAGCGTATTGTGCCATATTTTGCTCCACATGGTAAAGTTCATGTATTAACTATGACGGTTGATAAATATAACCGAATTACCGACATATCACATAAAAATACTATATTTGGAGATGGATATAGTTTACTATCATATAATGGTAGTTTTCCATTTAAGTCTCATTATCCATTAATATATATGATGGATCAGTTTATGGGTCCATATATAGATTTTCATGCAGGAATAGCAAACACTATAACATATAAAGCTAATGGAATCGATGGCAAGATTATTACTGTTAATGAAATTGGCACAGTTCCATCAACCACACTTTATTGGTATAGAGCGGCAATAGCCAATTGGTTTGGTCCCAATATATACGACTATTATAGCAATAGTACTATTAATGAAAATTTATCTACTTTATATCGTGATTATCTTATACCAGATTTAAACAGAAACTATATTTCTACCGAACCAATTTTTAATAAAAATAGAAGTTATTTCGGTGAAAGCACAATATCTTCAACATATACAGCTTATCCAATAATAGATAGATTTGGACTTGGTACTAACTCTAAATCACAATTACATATTGTGCCTTGGGTTGATAGTTTTGGTAAAAGCGTATGTATCGGAGAAAAAACAACCAACGGTAATCTACCAATTTTTTCATCGTCTACAGTAAGATCTAATATTAATGTTACACAAGGATATAGCTATAATATTGGATTTACTTTAACTAGTGCTGATACAAAAAGCGAAATTGGTCAAATATCATGTATTATACTTGGTTCAGATTATCGTACAGTAAAACTTTTAGAAATTAACAGCAGTGGTAGCGTTGATTCATATAATGTAGACAATGATCCAACTCAAAGAATACCAGACGCACAGCACTATAAATTACGCACCGGTTCATATGCCGGTGATGGGATTAATGAAGTAAAGTCTAGTATGTTTTTATCTGCTCAAAAAATTCTATTCAAAGATGGAACACTTATTTGGGGTGATCAGATACTATCAGAAAGCAAGTCTAAGATTAATATTTTGAGATACAACTACAATAATAATTCATTAACTCCTATTGGACAAATAACAAAACAATTTACTACACCGCGTAGATCAGATGCAAAATTTGTTGGAGATGGGTTTGGATGGAATATTAGATACAATGATGGTATTCTTGTAACTAACTCAATGGTTACACAAAATGAATTTGGTCAAGATATAGCAACACTTCTTGATGGTTCTGCAATTGGCTCATATAGAGTTGATTCTTTATCCGTATTCAAGATTACAAATCAAAACAATGCTGAGTTTCTACAAAATATTTTTCCATCTTTTAATGCCGGTGATGTTAGTGAAAAGTATACAGACAAATTTTTGATTGATTATCAAGATAGTCTATTAAATATTGGAAATATACATTATGATAATTTTACTTTACAGTCTAGAACTTGGAATGTTAGACTTGTAAACAGTTATGACGCTATAGATAGCAGAGTTATCTTAAGGGATCCAGTAGGATACTCTTTATTTGCTATAGATTATTCTTATAGTTCTAGATTTGGTTTTTCTACTTTAAATAGTAGTGCTTCATATGATATATCACCATACTTATATTTTTCTGAAATATTTAAGGCTGGAGAAATATATTACGATTATTCAGATCATGGTTCTTTCTTGATTAGAGATACATCTATCTTCAATCAAACCAGTAGTAATACTTTATCATTACAAAATAATTTAACTGTAACTCCAGTATTTTTCTTTAATATTCCAGAATCTAATATTGATGTATATGGCAATTTAAATATTACATTAGTTTTTGATAATTTATCACGTAGATTTTTTGAAACAATTAATGTAAATAATTTTAGTAATAGAGAAACTATAATCGATAGTTTTGCATTTGATAATTTATTACCACGTATTGTTCTGTATAAAAAAGACCCTAGACAAACAATAATACCAAATGGTGTAATTGGTAATACCACCACAACTCCAACAACTGGCTTTGTCACTTTGCAAGATGGCAAGTTTGTATATAGCTCAACACACAGAAGAATAACTAATCCAAATGATGACTCAATTACTTGGAAACAATCCGTGACACGTCCACCAATGTTTAGGGGTGGTGCGCATGATTTGCATTTTTATGGTGATCTTAGTGCATCATCTATAAAAGAATATAAAGCTACATTATTAGGCGCTTTTCCAAACTTGATAGAAGCAATACCAACAGAATTACTTAATCATTATTATGGTGGTTTAATTACTCTTGGACAGCTATATGACGCAACATATGACGTAAATACTAAACAAGGTTTAATATCGTATGTTTCTAATGATGTGATAAACTTATTACGAGACGATGGACAAGATGTTGCTAATGTGTCGATGTATGGTACAATTATTGCCAATACTAATATAGCTCCAACAGATGATAATACTATTACATTCACTATACCATATAGTATATGGTCACAGTATATATATCAAGGTAATTTTCTTAAGTCAAGCAAAGACAATAGGCCATTTATTAATGATTTTACAAATATTAATCATGGTACAATATCTTCTACTACACCAAGTAGTAATTTATCAAATCCAATATCTGGTACATGGTCGCAAGGTTATATCAATGATATTAATCATGAGACTTATGATGTAGACAATATCTCATCTAATAAAACTCTTGCATTGGGTATACTACTAGGCACAGTAGATAATGTTAATTATGCTGCTTCTAGTCCAATAGGTTCACAGTCGGCAGACGGTCCATTATTCAACTTTTTTAGATCTGTTCCAGATAAACGCTTAAATATATATGATTATAAGTATTCATATAATACTGTTTTGGCAACTACATCTATAGAACAAAAATCAATTTATCCAGTATTAAATAATTTGATCAATTTTGATTTTTCTGCTACCATATTAGATATTAGTGCAAATATAGAGTCTCGTAATATTGATAAAAGAAAAATGCAATGTGTATTCAATAAAATTGCATATTTTAAATATAATAACGCGGTTTATGATGACGTACAAAGAAATATACTAAACAATAATTTACGAATTGATAGATATTCTTTTGGCAAATATGAATTTGTGCCATTACCGGTTGGTATAACTAGAGATCGTAAATTACTTCTCACTGAGTACAACCAACCGGGCATTAGTAATCATCTATTTGGACAAAGTAAAAATCCAATAATTAGAGTGGCTAAATCAAATACAGGATTTAGTTCTAACGATAAAGGAACCTTTAATAAATCAGTACAGATTATATCATCTGATAGTATAGCTGGTATTGGCGAAAATATTAATACGTCAACTTATATTGATTTAAATGAAGACAAAGTACAAACTTATAATAGCATCAGCGGTGTTCTTGGATCTGCTTATATTGGTGCAAATAATTTACTTGGGTCTATGGATATTCTTGACTTGGATTATTTACCATTATATATTGGCGCATTAAAACAAGAGATTTCTGCGACAACTCTGTTTATCAAAGATAAATCAAAGCGATTAGAAACCACATTATATGTAAATGGTTTGCAAAAAATTAATACACCAACAGCCTTTTCATTATTTATTGGTCAACCATTTATACAAACTGGCATTACTCTTAATATTGAGGCACCAAATTTTGAGTTTATGTCATTATTTACATATGAAGTTGCTCCATCGGCTATTATGCCATTATCAATTACTACTCCAGACATTGATAATAGTCTCACGCTTACTTTTCAACCATTAGGCACTGGACAAATTCCATTAGTGGTTCTTGGACCAGTTTTAGCACCATCAAGTATACCTTTAAATACTCGCGGTTTGGCGTATAGCAACAATACATTTAGACTTGTGACTCGTGGTTTAGATTATGATTTTGGTGTTGCGAATTTAATTGTTAATGGTGTTACATCACAAAATAATGCTACAACTTTGGTTATGAATAGACCAGTAACAGATATTCATACATTAAATGTTGAGGGCGCGCAATTTGTTAATCAATCATTTACTTTATCATTTACTCCAACAATCGAGGTTATAACTACAGACGCACCACTGTTTATAGGTACACAGTTTGAAGCAGAATCTAAACACACTACATTAGCAATTATAGATACTGAAAGACCCATTAATCATCAAACCACATTATATATTGATGGTTTTATAGACTCTGCAAACAATATTAATAATGGAGAAAACAATTTTAATCTACAAAGAAATGAATCTATTGTAGACATTTCCCATTTACCAGAAACCTATGCCACAACCTTAACATATAATAATAGCTCTACAACTACAAACTCATTAACCAGAGTTTCTTTAACTAGTAGTAATCAATTTTTACAAAAAACAAAATCGATTTCTGCGACAAATGTATATCTCGGTTCACAAAATAAGTTACTAGAAAGTAATAATGCGGCATACATTACACAGATCAGTGATGTTGATAATAATGCAACAAGAGCATTTTATCGTGACGAATCTATAACAAATTTTGGGCAGTTGAATCACTTATTAAAACGCGATATATATGATTCTAATGGCAGATATTTTGTTCTCGGAAGTAAAAATGAAGATATCGCAGATATAGATATCTATAAAATAGTAGATAACAAGAATGTACAATTTATATCTAAAATTAGCATGGGCTTGGCAAAAGTTGTTCCCGGCACATCGGAAGCATCAGATTCATTATATGGTAAAAATGGTATAACTGATTTACCATTTGGTGATTCATTTGTTACTATTAGAAGACAATTAAAGTCATATTTCTCTGGTGTGTTTTCTAATTCTAACATTGATGATTCTTTATCTTCTATAGTCGTTAACGATTTGAAGATTTCTGATTTTAATACTTGTGCAATTTCTTTACGAGTAAGACTGTATTATAGTGTTGGAACCACGAATGAAACAAAAACGTTCAATGTAATTATATTATTCAAACTGTCTGATTTACAGACAGGAACATCTAATGTTACATCATTTGTAGGTCAAACAACTTATTATGTAGATCATTATCATTATTATATTCTACAAGAAAGTGGAAACGATCAAAGCAAATATTCCGCAGCATACAATCTTGCATTCTGTCAAGATGATTTATATTTCGAAAGACATAATGGACAATGGGGGCAAATTTGTAGATTGTTAGCTAGCGAAAATTATAGTTCATTACAAGTAGTTATAGATTATGCAGAACATCCAGATGTTCAATATTATACAAATACAAATAATTCACCATATATTTCTGATTCTAGAAAGAAAGCTGGTTTTGGTATTCCATTAAAGATATATAATGAATATCGTTCTGACAGTCATATTATGTTGATTGGCGCACAATTATTTGACCCATTTGTATTTAATACATTAACACAACCACATAATCCAAATGCGATTGGTGCAGTTTATATATATCGTCTTCCAACTGGATCTTCTACTTGGAATTATGTTGGTGCCATGTATGGTAAAGGCAATACATCTTCCAATGTGATAGCAAATCTAAATAACTATACTAGTTCGGGAATCGAAGATAAAGAATATTGCTTATTTGGTTTTGATTTTGATTACATGGATGGTAATACCGCGATATCTGAACCCGGTGGCTCTGGCTCTAATGAGATTAATGGTGGAAAAGTTTATTTATTTAATATTGAAGGCTCTAATATCGCTCTATTAGATCAGTATTCTATTAATGATATTTCTTTGCCGCTTGGTTATACATTAAATAGTCAAAATAATTTTGGCTCATATATAGTACTTATAGATAAAAATACACCGATAACTTTTTCCAATTCTTCTGCTGGCAATGGATTGATACATAATTTGTCAAATGGCTCAACATTAGTTGCTAGTTTAGCTTATACTCAATCAGAATATACTACTCTTAATGAAGCTAGAGCCAACATAGAAAACGAAACTAAACCATATGATCCAGTATTGATCAACCCATCAATAACAACCAGATCTCAGCATGTATTATCTATGAAGAGGCTAAATTTTGGTAATTCAACTAGAAAGCTGGGCCTAGTAAGAGAATTTAGAACACGTAGCGATAATTCTAATTTCACATTTGATTTACAAAAAGTATTTATAATGGATGTTCAGCCAATTGGATTTACATTATTTATTGGCGGTCCACCGGCAAAAAACAACACTTTAACATTACAAACACTATCACATGAGATACTAAATGATACTTTATTAACTAGCATTTATGGTAAAGAAATTATATCTAGTGGATTAAGTTTAGTAGCTGCTAGTAATTTTGGCTTGGGCGATATGCCATTACATATAGAATATGTCAACGACAACGCAACCACCCTATATATTAGTTCGCAAATACAAATTAATTCTGATGAATTTACAACCAATATTACTGGTAAAGATATATATAACATCAATACTACATTATGGACATCATCAGCAATTAATAGCGCGTCTGGTATTAATTTAAATACTTATGGACAAAATATACGCACTAATACAGCTAAATTGTATACTAGAGGATATACTAACGCAACCATAAATACAACACTAACAACTAGTGGAATATTTATGGACAATAATTCAGCTAGTTTAATTGTAACCGGGCATATCAATAGAGCCACTGGTATAAATACAGTTATTGTTGGATATGATATAATTAATAATAGCGGCATGTTCTTTAGTACTAGCGGCGCTATACTTGGCGACATATATAGAACAACACCACTATTTATTGGCAAAGACGCATACGCCAATAATGCAACATCAATATTTATTGACAGTTTTGTAGTTTCCTCTGGATCTGAATATAAGGCAGTAGGCAATACTCTGCACATCAACGCTAGACCATCGTCTGTTTATGACACATTTGATTCTCATTCGTTATATATAAACGGTCCAGATCGTGAATACTTAAACACAGATGCCACCATATTTATTTCTGCACCAATTCCAGAAATCTCAGAAGATGGCGCATACATACATTCTGGATATTTAATAACAACAATTACTGGTAACAATGATGCAGGCTCATTTTTTGCCTCTGAAAAATATCAAACACTAAATGTTGTTGGCAGTATTGCGAATGCTAGTGGTATGTCGCTTTATATGGAAAGACCAACTGCTAATGCGCTAGGACTATTTATTAAGGATTTAAATCCAACTTCTACAATTACTACAGCAATTAGTGGAGCATTTTATGGTAGTGGATCTACTGATTTGTGTGTATTAGGACCAACACCATCTACTGGAACTTTTTCGTTATACATTGAACAACCACAAAGCAATCTGACCACACTAACTACTAGAGGTTATTTAGAGTAATATATGATTACATTTATATCGCATGATACAAATCAAACAATATTGATAGGTGGACAATCCGCTTTAGGTGGTGCATCAACTGGTGTAATTGGCCCAATGCCACAATATTCCATATCCCGTGAAGATTTATTCACTGGTGATGGAACATATATGAATACAAAATTCAATATCAATATTACCGGAACAGCCACATTAGCATCTTATAGCAAGTCAGATTTACAAACCAAAGGATCGCGTCAAGCTAGTTTAGCTGGTGAAGCGGTAAAATTGTTATTGTCAAATAAGAATTCACCAATGATGGGATATGGCAAACTACAAATTACTCCATATGGTGGTTTATCTGGTGGTCTAATTTTTAATGATGCCAAAATAATTTCAATAGAATTACCAGTTCAAAATGAGGAAAGTGCTGGCACACAATATCTAGAATATAATTTTGTTTTTGAAGCATATGAAGATGCTAGTCAATCAAGTGCTTCTAATGCACCGGTATCGCCAGCTAAATCAGAATACTGTTTAACATCGGCAGAAGAAACTTGGGAATTATCTCCAAATAGTAGTGAAGTAGCATTTTTTGGTAGAAATTTTATTGGAGATGACCAGCATACAACTTACACGCTAACTCATACTTTGAGCGCTGTTGGTGTTACAAAATATGATGGTAATGATCTAGATAAAAATAATGGATATGCTTGGCGTCAAGCTGTTTTATGGGTAAAAGAAAGACTAGATAGAACATTAACCAACGATCTAGATCCAAACAAAACAATTACTAGAGATATATTTGATAATAATAAATCAGATGCAATAATAAATCAATTTAATGCATTCTATATGAATGAAAACAATAATACATCCTTTTTTGATTTAAGCGGATATAAAGCTAGAAATCATATCAGATCTGTTAGTAGTGATATAGGTGCTGGTTCTTATTCTGTTACTGATACTTGGTTAGTATCCTTAGATAATATTAAAGCTATTTCTGATATTAGTGTCAGTATAGATAATTCTATTGATGATATTAATGTAACTGTTAATGCCAATGGAACTATTGTTGGTCTTAGTGAGGTTGCTAGCACTAATATACAAAATAGTGATAAGTATGATAATGCACTATCAGAATATAATTCTATACTTGCAGATCAAATTGGAAATATTCTTCAAAGCAAGGTTGGTCAATTTCTAGAAGAGAAATATGGGGATTTTAATGCAGCTGGCACTCAAACAGGCACATTACAAACTCAGCCAATATCTTTTCAAGTTACTCATGATAAAGTTAATGGAGTAATTAGTTGGAATTTATCATTTAGTGATGCTGAAACAATTACTGGTGCAATTTCTAAAAATGTACAATTTACGTTTCAAAATGATTGGGGAGGAGATGCGGGGGAGCGTTATCATGATTCACCATCCGTGATACAAATTGTAAGTGGCGGTCCATTTATCTATAATCCAAATACAACCATAGAACGCAAATGGAGTGTGTCTGTTGATTTAGTAATGGATTTTAATAGCAGGGCAAACAAACCAGATGGTAGAACAGCGTATGATGAGCCATCAATTACACAACTTAGCAATAGTCCTCCAACGATAACAGCATCTACAGAATCTTGGAATCCAAAAACTGGTGCATATAATTTTACACTGGAAAAAACCTATATTTAGGAATACAAGATGGCAATTAAATTTTATTCACATCATCCAGATATTAATGAAGAATTAGTGATAGGCGGTAAAGATTCCAGTTTTAGTGCTATGGAGGTTGGCGGATATGGTCCATTTCCATCATATTCAATATCGAGAGAAGATATTTTTGCCGATGATGGATCATATTTGAATTCAAAATACACCATTAATATCACTGGATATGCCACTATGAAACCCAGTGATGCTACAGATATATTAGTAAAGGGAGGCAGACAATCAAAGATTATAGGCGAACAAGTAATTAAGTTACAATCTAATAGAAGTAAATGGCCTATGTCTGGATTGGGTACATTAGATATTGAATTATATGATGGTACTGATAATGTTTTACAATTTCATGATGCTAGACTAACCAATATAGAAATTCCAGAAGCGACAGAAGAATCTTCTGGTTTGCATTATACAGAATATTCTTTTACATTTGAGGCATATAATTTTAATGACCATGCTTTGCCAACAGACTCATTGTCAAGCGTCGGTGAATCATGGACATTTGATCTTAATGAAGGTCAATTCTCTTATGAATACGATGATATATCAAATCAAGCATGTAAAACATATACAATATCTAGAACATTATCTGCTACAGGAATTAAAAAATATGTTAATGGCATTTTATCCAAAGATTCTTGGAGGAGTGCATCAAACTGGATCGAAAAGAGAATTTTAAATATAATAGAAACAGATACTAAAATTGATGAACATATTAATTCGATCACAATAGAAAATGATGATATAAAATTTCAACCAATTAAAATGAATTCTGAAGGTAGTTCAGAAAAAATTGTACCAGATTTAAACAATCAACAAAGATATAGAACATTCAATCATTCTAGAAATTCTAATACAGATATACCAAATGGCTCATGTACAGTTACAGACACTTGGATATTAGCATTAGATAGTAGTACATGCTTACAGTCGTTTCAATCTAGTGTGGATTTTAATCAAAATTCAAATGCTCCAACTATAGAAGTTAGTGGAGAAATTACTGGATTAAATACATACAATATTACTGAGAAAAAAAATAATGCATATTTAAATGCGAAAAATATTATTAATAAAAATATGAGTAAGGCATTTAACTTGGCACAATCTGCTTACGATAATAGTGGAATAAGTGGCAATCTAATACCAAGTGCTTATGAGGTAAAAAATAATAAACAACAAACTAGTGTAAGTCATAATAGAAACAATGGAACTATTACTTGGTCTGTTACATATATTGCTGATAAATTTTTATGTGATCCAGACTATGTTCAATCTGAAAATATTACAGAAACATATGACAATCCATACGGAGAAGCAAAACCAGTGGCGATTATACCAATTATTGGTAGACCAAATGGTCCAGTTATTCAAACATTTACTACCGGTAAAGAGATGAAAAAAAATGTGACTATAGATATAATATTAAAACCGAATAAAAGAACTCTTGCAAATGGAAGATTAGCAGTGAAAGGTTTTTTAAGTGGTGTTGGATTAATTTCTACAAATTCTGAATCATTTAATCCAATAACTGGAGCATACAGTATAAATATAGAATGGACAAGTTAATATGGCTATAACAATGTTTGGTGCATTAGTTAGCGAGATAAGCTCTTCAGTCGCTTGGGGCGGCGAGGGTGGTTCATGTCAAATGACAGTAGTAGAAGATCCAGATAATCATATTTTTATTTCTTTACCTGAAGTGGGAACACCTGTATTTATACAACATGGTGCATTTTATTTTGGAGGAATATTTCAAAGATATACATATAGAGGCAGTATTTCTGGTCGTTTTTATGATGTTATTATAGAGTCTCCAGCAAAATTACTAGATGGTATTCAAGTAATATTAGATGACTTTAATGGCCGAGTAGTTGGGGCCAATAATAGATATGCACCAGAAGATGGTAAATTATTTACTGATCAAATACGCAACGTATACAATGTTTATGGTGAAGTAGAGTCTAGAAATGGATTTGGTAATTCTTATGTTAATAGTTCTGGATTTCCAGCATATAGCTTGTTAACTACTTTGCAAGAATTAATGAATAGGAATAAAGCAGTATTTGGATCTTATTCTTATGGATTAGATATATCTCAAATAATAAGTGCATTTGATGGTGTAAACTATAGAATAAAAGGGCCAGTACAAAGTTTAGCATCTATTATAACTGAGTGCTGTGAAGCGGCCGGTTTAGATTATTTTGTAGAATTACTTGGAACTGGTGCCAATAATGTGATTTCTAAGCCACAAATCCGTCTTAGAACTATTAATAGATCTACTAGTTCTGGTCGTGGCGAAGTAGCAGACTTAGTTTTAAACGCCACCAATCTTGTGTCTGGTGATGTAGGTGAAGAATTTGCACTACCAGTTACACAGAAGTTAGTAATAGGTGGCCCAGTTTCTAGATGGGTGCCACATGATATGTATAATAGTATACCATTATGGGGAAAGTTGTCTAATGGACAATATATATATACTCCCGGTGTCACTACTCCAACAGCCTATGGTAATCCAGATTTTCCAATACCAATAGCATTAGATGAATACAGTGGAGAGGCTGGTTATATGGCAACTTTATTTGAATTGAGAATGGCTACAGGGGGCAAAGAGACTTGGGAAACATTCAAAATGTTTGAAACTATCTCCGGCAGAGAGCGCAATGGGTACAACACCGTTTCATCTGCTCCTTGGATAGGTAAGGCAGAAGTCACAGCCCAAATAGTTAACTTAATGAGAGGCAATCGATTTGTTTCTTCTGACGCTGAACCAACAAGTTTATCTTCGACCCAAAAAAGATTACTTAGAGATTTACAAGAACAATCTGATTTAATATTTGCTGCTGTTAGCAAAGTAGCAAGTAATTTTTATGGTCAAATGTTTCTTATGCCCTTAAGATTAGATCAACAAATTAGATATATACAGGATGATATACAGTATGAAGCCGCTTGGGATATAGTTGATAGCGCTTTTCATCCAGATGTGCCATATAATGATATTGCTTTTTATGATGGAGAAGGAAGATTAAGGGGCGTATCTGAATGGCCTCAAAATTCTTTATATGATTATAGCGGTTTTGGTGGAGAATGGGCATCATCTCTTGATGGTGGTATAGCTACTACAAAAGGTGGGCCAGAAAAAGAATTATATTATATTGGTGGATATCCATATGTTATAGTCAAGTCTGGCGCTCAAGTGCCATATTATGATGGATTAACTACTGCTGATTTTGGTATAGGAGTATTAGTATATAAATTTTTTGGGGTATGGCTAAATCCAAACTCATATTTGACATCTGGAGGAAACAACTTACATATGTCTATTCCTCCAGCTATGGCGCATCCAACTTTAATTGGCATACCACAACAAAGTAATATTTATTCTTGGGGTCCGTGGTGGGCTTGGGAAGGTGGAGCAGTGGGCAAGTCGGAAATAGTAATGGATGAGTCATTAAAACCAGAAACATTTGGTGGTTACGATACTTTGGATTTAGTTGGTTTTGCTAAAGCCACAACTGGAACAAGTCAAGCAGTACCATTAGAAACTGGTAGTGTGCAAGTGGTTGGTCGGCCAACTTTTAATCTTGCAGATCAAATAGCTGGTAGTGCATATATTTCTGGCATAGATATTAAGGCCGATCCCGGTGGAGAAACTGTGACATATAAATTCAGTAGTTGGACTAGTCAATTTGGTAGAATTTCTAGTGCAAATATTGATAGAATTGCTAAAATATATAAGGGTAATTTAGCTTTATCTCAGCGCAATAGATCACAAATAGAAAAAAGACCATTACCTAAAATAAAGTTTGAAAAATCAGAACTGGGGGATTCTTTTAAGAACAGAGATAATGCACAATCAGAATCTCCAGTTATGATTCACAGCTACATGAATGAAACGCTTGGAGGAATATAATGCCAATAGAGATTAATTCATCAACAGCAAAAGCTGGGTCATATGTAATGGCTCAAAATTTAGAATATTCTGCTGGATGCTCTATGGAGCAGATATTTACTCCAATCAATATTATCAAAGGTAGTTCTGCTCCCGGTCCCGGTTTTGCACAACCACTAACTCCAAGTTTCGAAAAAGGAATGTTTAATAATGAGTCAGTTGGTCCAACTATATTAGAACTAAATCCTTATTTTCCGGTTATATTTGGTGATAATGGTAGTAATTTTATAGCTAATTGTGACTATAATTTAGTTGTTCATGCTCCATCGGTTGATTTCAATATCAAAAAAAATTCAAATAGATCTTCAATAAGTCAAATTAAGACACAGGGGCTAAGATCTCCATTAATTCTTTCTGGATGGGGATATGATATTGCCGGTATGCCCGTTCCCACGACTAATGGTACAGATTTTAATCCTAGCCTTGTTAATCAAAGATCATCATGGAAAACAGGACCATTACACGTAATGTGGGATGATGAAAGACAAATATGGACCGGTGGATATCAATTAGTATATGGTGTATTACAACAAAGAATTAGACCTCCTAATGGTGTATTAGCAGGCACCACATTTAAAGTAAAAGTTCTAAGAAGGATTAATGGTCAACTTACTAGCGACTTAGGAGAAGAAATTCAATGTATAAATAGAGATAAAAATTTTGAACTAACCATATCAGATAAAGAAATAGAAGAAGAAAAAATATTTGTAATTTGTGCAAGAATTAACTATGAGTGGGTGCTTCTATGGGCCACAAGTAAATTTGTGGTTTATTTTGGATATTTTGATGATGATTGGAAAAAGCTGGATTTAAAAACTGTTAGACAAACAATTCCAGAACCAGAACAGGGTAAAGAAGAAGTTCAAGTATATAATAACTTATTTGAGAGCGTTGGAGTAAAAGAAGAACGTACCACTTGTTCTTTTATATATGTTCCAGAACAAGAAAGATATTATCTTATTTCCGTAGAACAAAAAGCGTCTGAAGTGCTTTATGGATATTTTAGTGGTAAATGGGAATTAAACGATACCAAAACTGTTAGACAAACCAAGCCAGAGCCAGAACCGGGCAAAGAAGAAGTAGAAGTAAAAAATATACTTTTTGAAAAGGATATACACAAACCCGAAAACGAACAAACAACATGTTCCTTTACAAAGATAGAAGATGAATATTATTTAGTATCAGTTGAACAGCAACCCGAAATGTATATTGGTTATTTTACTAACGATGCTAAACGTGGTGTGCCATTAGAAGTCTTTCAGTTATATCCAGAGCCAGATCCAGAGGATGGATCTGTTACTGTTGAAAATAATCTTTTTGATCGCGCAGGTGAAGTAGATGGAATCAAAAATTATTGCTCATATACTAAAATAGGTGATAAGTATGAGTTAATATCTATACAGCAGCGTAATCAACATTACTTTGGTACATTTACCGGAGAGTGGAAAAAAACGGAAAAAAAATCTGTTAAAGTTGTTGTACCAAGACCGGACGCTGCAAATGATACATATGAAGTAGAAAATCTTATTTATACCACAATAGGATCGTCACAAGATGATAAACCTAGATATTGTTATTTCATAAAATTAGCACCAGCATACGGAAGCAATCTTGGACTTACTGAACCGGATCGATATTTATTAGTAGCAGCAGAAGAAGAATCATCGCCATTATTTTTTGGCTACTTTAGTGGTAAGTGGAAATTAAATGAAGATAAAACAGTAAGACAAACTAAGCCAGATCCAGAAGAAGGCAAGGAAGAGGTAACCGTTAGAAATCTACTCTATGAATCAGATATCCATAAACCAAATAACCAACAAACTACATGTTCATTTACTAAAATAGAAGATACTTATTATTTAGTTTCTGTTGAACAACAAACTAATCAAATATTTTTTGGTTATTTTACAGGGGAAGCTAAACGTGGGCAAACATTAGCAGTTTTTCAATTATATCCACAACCAGATCCACAAGATCAACAACCAGTAGAAGTTAGAAATGGAGTTTTTGATAGGGCTGGAGAATTTGGTGGTGTTCGTAATTATTGTTGTTTTACTAAAATAGATGATAGATATGATCTTATTTCTATACAGCCAAGAAATGAAAATTATTTTGGCACATTCACTGGTGAGTGGAAAAAAAATGAATTTAAAACAGTTACAGTTACCACTCCTAGACAGATCGGTGGAAATACCGAATTCAATGTTGAAAATTTGATCTATGAAAAACTTGGTTCCTCTGGAAATAATACACCAAATTATTGTCATTTTGTTAGACTAGCCCCCGCTCATGGAGATGATTTGGGTCAAGGTGAATCAGATAAATATTTATTAGTCGCAGCAGAAGAAACTGGTTCTGAATTAAGAATAGGATATTTTGGTGACAAATGGAGAATAAATGAAGAAAAGGAAGTAACACAGGTATATCCAGAGCCGGGCGATGATGGACCAGATTATACTGTGCTAAATAAAATTTTTAATGAAGTAGGCATTGATGGTACTAAACAGCATTGGTGTAGTTTTACAAAAATAGATGATGAGTATTATTTAATATCTGCCGATAATGAACCATCTACTAGATTTGGTACTTTCAATAGTTCATGGAAAAAGGGCAATAGTGTAACAGTTACTCAAACCCATCCACAGCCAAATCCAGAAGACTCCGAAGTGCAAGCAATAAATCTTATTTATGACGAAATAGGAGAACCCGGTGCTAGCAATCAAGTCTGTGCCTTTACAAAGATTGGTAATCAATACTATATTATTTCTGTACAACAATATGATAGTATTTATATAGGTAATTTTTCGGGTAAGTGGGCAAAAGGACAAAATAAAAGTGTAACAAGAGTCGGTGGTGGGCCACCAAGCAGTAAAGGCACTATAGATATTGTTTTAAATCCTTGGACTAATGTTTCGCAAGGAAGTGCCATATATGTAAAAATTGGTAATACTTACTATTTAATAGCGGCTATACCAGATTGTGATGATAGTAATACATCTAACACACCATATTAATAAATAAAAGGAAACTAATGATATATTGTTGTTGTACTGGAGGTTGTAAATTGATCGATATTTTGAATGGAGCTGAAAACTCGGGATGGCCCGGTTTAAAAATTTCTATTACTGGATCTATTATTAGATATGGGACTTATGATGGAGTACCAAATGGATTTTGGCAAGGGCGATGGCAAACAGGTAACGATCCATCTAGTGTTTCACTTACTTTTGATGGGAAAAAACCAAAGAAAATTATTGTGCTATCTTCAGCAATGGAACGGGGTGAATCACATATATATTCTGTTGTTGGATATGCTGAATCTGTGATTCTTGATTTGGCTCGGCCTTCTAGCGCATATAGACAAGGAGAATATAATCAATATTCTGATGAGATATTCAGGGCAGACGGGCAAAGGGGGACGAATTCTAGATTTCGTCTTACAATAACAGAAGATACAACTGATAGTTTATTAGGTTTTGTTTGGGCGCATAAAACAACTAACAATGCAAATGGTATGGTAAATGCTATATTTTTGTGTGATAGTTTAAATAGTAGTGCTACATTTTCTTCTTAATCAAGAAAGGTATTGTATCTATGACAACACCACCAATGATACCACCATTAATTCCACCAACACAAAATGTCTTTGAGTTTCCCGGCACAGAATTAAAAAAACTACTTTTAAGATGGCCTTTTTATATTAAAATTACTGGTAATTGTTCTTGTTTAAATCGAGCTAAACTCATGGATGATCTTGGTACAAACTGGTGTGAAAAAAATATTGATACAATTGTAGGATGGCTTAAAGAAGAGGCTACAAAACGTGGACTTCCATTTATAGAAATAATAGCACGTATTATCATAAAATTAGCTATAAAAAGAGCTAAAAAAAATGCAAATATCAAATAAAAATTGTGTATACAATACTAGATTAATCTCATTTAAGGAGACTATTAAACATGGCAGATATTAGATTTCAAGTAATTGGCGGGGCAAATATGGTGCCAAGCCTTTATACCCTAAGTGGATCTGGTTTGGCTTTTTATGGCACATCAGCTGGTTCATCTGTACAAATAGGCTCTTATCAAGACAATACCTATGTTGCTAACGCAGATGGTAGTGTCTATAAAAATGCCACAAACAATATAAAATATATACCAAACGTATATCCAAGCGGTATGACAACCGTTGATGAGTTTGGTAGCTCTGAATTCACATGTGGTCTATCTGGTATTAAGTCTTATCAAGCTACACTTGGTATTGAATTTAGCCATTCATCTGCCGTGAAAACTCAAAATGTTCAGCTTCGCATATATGATAGAAGCAACATCAATTATCCTGCTAGTGGCGTAAATACTAAAGTAGCAGAAATTATTAATCATAATGGCAGCGCATTTAACACTCAGGGTGGCACTGGTTCTTCTATTGTTGTTGGTAGTGGTGATGCTTTCTGGTGGGGCGAGGCTTGGCCCACGCAGTTTGTCTCACAAAACTACTACACCAATAGTTCTGGTGAAGTATTTAGAAATGGCGCAGCTGGTACAAACGTAAATGGTGACTCAAGATTATCCGCTGCTGGCATTGCTGGCTCTTATACCACAGTGGGTGGTACAGGTATTGTTGTGCCATTAGCTAATAGCCCCGGTAGTGGTCAAAAGTTATTACAAAGAAGTCAAGTAGCTGGTGCAGAGGGTCAGATCTGGCCCAAGTGGACACAGTATGTTACTAATAGTAGTAATCAAACAACAATGTTGGGTGCTATTAATAGTTTTGGTGATGGATCTACAGGATCTAACAGGCCAAAGACATATGGTGGCACTGGTGTAGATACTCACCATACATGGGCCGTCGCTCTTTCTGCTTCTCCTCTCTCTATCGGAAGCAAAGAGCAGTACGGATTATATATCTCATTAGAATATCTCTAATATTCTCTATATACTGTGTAATAAAAAACCCCGCTCAAAAGGCGGGGTTTTCTTTTTTCACTTAGTGGTTTTGGATTTACCATCCCACTTTTGCCATCCCTTATCTGGTAAATAATTACCTTCTGCGTCCTTCCTTCGTGGGAACAATCCGCCACCCTTTTTATGGACACCAAAAGCTAATTTGGCACCACAATCCATACATCTCAATTCATAATATTCATTACCATCGTTTTCTCTAACAACATATCTTAAATTTTCAGAAGAACACTTACCACAAACATTTTCGCCAAACACTTCTTCAAATGTTGCTAAATCTTTGAAAATTTCCTTCTGTGTTTCTCTTTCAATATCTATTGTGAGATTTCCGATGGTCTTTGTAATCTTCATTTTTACCTCCAGTTTGGATCATACCCCGCAATCTCTTCTGAGATTTTGCGTTTCTTGTTTTGATATTCATTCAATGTTGATAGCATACGGATACCCGTTTTCTTGCTAACACTATTAATTGAATCATATTGTTCTGATCCAGAATTAATAAACTTCAATACATTAATATCTAATTGTTTACACTTAGTGTCAATAAAATTTATTTGGGGATTGCTAATAGAGTCTTCTTCTTGCCACTCCCCATCAATAGTTTTGCTTGAATTTATTGTCTCTCTTACTATAGATTCAACATCTTTCTTTCTAGTAAGTTCTTCCGCTGACAAACATCTAATCTTTAAAGCTTTTCTTAATGCTCTACCTTCAGCCCTAGTGCTTGCTGTTGCCACAGGATGGGCGCAAAATAAATCATCCGTATTTCCATGCCAAACATCAGCTACATCAGAATATGTTCTCATATTTCCAGAATTCATCCAATCAAATACTACTTCAAACACCACAGTGGCTCTTCCCGGTCCATTGGGATCTAAAGATGGAAAAATCTGCACCGGTCTACTGATAACAATGCTACCAAGCACATCTTCCGCTACCCTTCTTAATCCGGCACAAGTTGGGTTACCATCTATTAATTCTTTAGTTTCAAACTTCGACATAATATAGTCATGCCATTCTTGTGAGCCATAAGATGGTATATTATCTCTTTCTTTTTCTAATGTATCATTAGTTTGTTCTTCTATGTCAAAAAACTGTTCACTCATTATTTATCTCCAATTCAATAAATCTTTGACCTTTAGGTGGAAACTTATTTTCAATACTGGATATGTGATCTAATACCAATTTGCACAACTTATTACCAATAGATCTTGTCATATGTTTACAAAGATATTTTATTCTAATAACACAATATCCATGTGTTAACAATAAACCATTTTTTCTTTCATCAGATTTAATAATTTTTTGAAGCTTATCTTCGCCCCATAATGGAAGAAAATGCTGTGGCCCATCTATCTCTATTATAGTGCGAAGTTGTGGCAAAAACAAATCTATTTCAAAATCTCCCGGTATGAGATTATTCTTGTGCAACATAATATCATAACCAAGTTTTTCTAATTTAATTCTCAATATTTTTTCCGCCTTAGATCCTTCAATTGATGCCTGACGCAATGCTCGTCCAGCCATCTCTTGTAGTTCTCTTTTTTTAATAGCCGACATTTCATCCCATCGTTTTTTAACCTGTGAACAAAAATCATCTTTTTTGGATTTTGGCATCTCTTTCCAGTTTTGTCTTATTGCTATGCCAATCTTATCTTTTTCTTGTTCTGTTCTTTTTTTTCCTCTAGTGGGATGTTTTATTCTACCGCTTTTTAGAGCTAATGATTGAGCTTCAGATTTATCTCGTAATTGTTGTCCGTTCTTTTTGAGAATACGTTCAATTTTCTTTGGATAAGTATTTAATTCTTTTGCTATACTACACGTACTCTTATTTTTAATAACGTATTGTTCTACAATATATTCTTCGTTTAGATCAGACATTAGAATAATCCTGTTGAGTAAGAGAAAGTAACTGACTAACATTCCAGTTGTCAACAATTCCTACTGTTTTCTTATTGCAAAAATTGTATATCATAGCCTCATGTGACTCACTACGGGCAATGATTTTTAATCTTGAATCACGTAATATATTTGTTATAGCGGAATATTTTGATGGATACGTTAACCATTCTAGATTCCATAAGTATAAAAATTTATTTGCATTATTATTAGATTTTAATAAAATACTAGCTTCATCTATAGTTGTAGCAATTGCCGTATGGTGATATCCAGACAAAAATGATACGCTTTTGCATGAAAACATAGCTGGTATTACTGGAACAGAAGCTCTTTTAAAGAAAACCGATACACATAAATCATTTTGTGATAATGTTTTATTAAATTCTTTTATGAGATAAAATGACTTTTGTGATGGCCCAAGGTTGTCAACAATAGCCGCTATGTTCATAATAATTACCTTTCTATCGTACCGCTAAACGATATGTTGCTGAGTTGATTACATAAATATGGATAAGTGTGATAAACATTAAAATTGTTTAAATGAAAAATATGATTTAGATGCCAATCAATCGGTAAAGCAAATGGCACTATTGTATCTAATGTTTTTTGTGCTGATTTCTTATTATATATTAGTGATGATGTTGTATTAGTTGCTGGATGCCCTGACAAGATATACCCATTAAATATTTGCTTAACCGGTAATATATTGTGACTAAAAGCGCCGCCTATAAATATTATGTCCCAATCGCTTGGAGCATCAGATATAACATCATTTAATGTAATACTATTTTCATAAAAATTACAATCATCTTCAAGAACTAGTAATTCATCGTAATCGCTTTCAAGAAACAATTCTAATGATTTTATATGCTTAATACATAGAGATATTGATGCTAACGAAAGCTCCCTATACACAGAATATGGGGACATGCTATGTTTGAGCGTTACATTTGAGTGCTTGTCAGTTGTGGCCTTATCATTAATATAATATTTATCAATTATATCTTTTGTTAGTTGTTCTTTGTCAAAATCTGTTATAAAACTATAGTCTTGTATATTTTGTTTTTCAAGCTGGTCCTCTATGTGTTTTTTTCTATCTGTTAATTTTTGATAGTGCAATATGTGAGTTTTAAGCATTGATCTTCTCCAGCATATAGTTAGACAAACCTTCGGGAGAGCAATAATAGTTATGCCATTTTCTTCCAGACATAGATATTGTGGACATTAAGTTCTTTTTATTAAGAACAGATCTAATAGTATCCGATATTTCATTAACCCAGTTATTTATTGGTATAAATGGGGCAGTATTATAAAAGTCAACATTTGGCTGTGGAACAGATAAAACAACACACCCACACATCATAGCTTCAAAAAACCTAAATGTTTCAAAACTAGCCGATCCGGTTGGAACAAGTGCTATTTTGGTATTATTCATTATCGCACAATAGTCTTCTATTTTAGCCCCATTATTCCATCCATTGTACCATAATTCCTTGTATTTGACACCATTTAAAGTCTTGGCTATCTCTATAGCATTTTTAAAATCTGTCCTTCTGTATGGGTCATATTGGCCCATCCAGCACCAATCGTACTCCCTATCATGTATATTTTTGCTAAAATCGGTAAATCCATTTAACTCACACAATGGCAGGGCAAATATCCGTGGTATATTTTCTACAGAATTAACATCACGATAATTTGACATTGGTATATATTGTTTAAAAATATAAGCAACATCTGGATCATTAATCTGTTGTGGTATTTTATGTGTTTCGTCTGATGTTAGTATTAATATCTTTTTATGTTTTGTTTTTGGCGTTGCATCACTCCAAACCTGTAAGACAAAAGAAAAATCATCTTGTAATTGTTTGGAAAGTATCTCTGCCGCCTTTTGGTATACATGAGAGTCTGGATTTTTATCAATTAGATTAATTATTTCAGACATTATTTCCGTACTCGTTTATTAGATTGCATATTTTATGTATATCTTTTTCGGTCAAATCTTGATGATTAGGCAAGTACATACCATAATTATCAATCAAATTTGAATTTTTGCTCTTATACTCTTTATACTTTTTTTTCCAAGCTGGCTGTGTTCCCATGCTTCCAGATATTAGTGGCCTACATTCTATATTATTTGTTTTAAATATTTGATACATTATATCTTTATTTTTTACAATTAGCGGGTATCCCATATTCGATATAACATTTTGATCTTTTGTGGCTATTGGCTTCCATAAGTCTTTTCGAATACAATTTACATATTGAAAATAATTTTTCTGCCTCTTTGTTACTATGTCTGATATTTTATCCATTTGGTTAATTCCAATAAACGCCTGTAGATCAGTTGATCTTAAATTAAATCCCATATGATAAAATGTATATAATGATGATATAGAATTTTCTGGTATATTATTAGATGCTCTATAGAAAGCTTTTGTGTTGCTGTCTAAGTCCCTATCCCATCCATGACTTCTAATCATTTTTATAATATTTGCTAGGTCTTTATTGTTTGTACATACCATTCCGCCTTCAATTGTTGATATGTGATGCCCAAAATAAAATGAGAAAGATGAAGCTAATCCAAAAGATCCAAGCTTTTTACTATTTACCTCAGAGCCAAGGCTTTCACATGTATCCTCAATTATTAATATATTTTTTTCGTTGCATAGATCAATAATCTTTTGAATATTAGAATTTAAACCAAGCACATGTACTAGCATAATTGCTGCTGGATTTTCTTCTTTAATAATTCTTTCTAGATCTTCTATGTCAATGCCAAGGTTATGCATATCACAGTCACACAGTATTGGAATCAATCCAAGCTGCATTGCTGGAAAAACTGTTGTAGACCATGAAATTTGTGGAACTATTATTTTGTCATTTTTTAACATTCCAGATTGGAGTAAACCAGAAACTATTAATAGATTCGCAGAAGAACCAGAATTACAATAGATAGAATGTTCACATCCAATAAATTCAGAAAATTCTTTTTCAAACTTAATTGTTTGTTCGCCCTTTGTTAGCTGTGGCATGTTTTGAAGCCAAAACGCCAACTTTTGTATATCATATTTGTCTATAATATCTGAACACAATTTTATTGGTTTATTCATTCTACAATCGTTTCTAATTTAGAGAGTATAAATTCTGGAGTGGCACATTCTGGTATTTTATTATCTGGAAAACATGGTTGTGTTTGTATATCGTAGAATAATTCTTCATTTTTGTATATCTGAAAAACACGATCATGCACTTCATCTAGATTATCAAACCTTCTCACATGTATAAACCCATCTTTATTAAACTCTTCTTCTACATCAATTCCGCCCCAATAAATTGGTATTGACCCCTCAGACATTGGGTGTATTAATTTTTCTGTAATCCATCCCGGTAAATCACTATTATCATATGTTAAATGAAATTTAAAATTCTTTATAAAATCTATTTTATCTTTTTCGTCCCCATTCAGTTTTGGGCAGGTTTGACAAAAATTGCCACGGCTTTCTACCAATAGACCCTTTGAGGTTGCAAAATTTATGAATTGTGGATAAGCTGTAGCACGATATCCTAAAGAATTATTTGTTAAAGCTGAACAAAATTTATCTTTTGTTTGTTTTTCTTTTGGCGTTATTAGTTTTTTGGGGCTAACTAAATAGGCTTGATTTCTACCGGGATGATATTGGTTATTAAACCAATCTATATACATAGACCATAATGGTATTCTTATATTTTTGTCATGGTTAAACTTGCATGATGTTATAGAAAAATCACATTCTGTATAATTTGGATCTCCAATTCTATCCAGTGACTCTACATACCAGTGAATAATTTTAGATTTACCCCTAAATGCTCTAGTAACATTTTTAGCCGCTACACTTTCTGTATTTTGGCATATAACGATATCTGGAGTTTCGTTTTGTAAGTTAGCAATAACATCATACTTTAATTTTAGTGTGTTGGTGATAAGATTATCATGAGGGAAAAATCCTCCCCACATATTATAAAAATTAATCTTGATTTGCCTCATTTAAAATTCTTTCTTTCCAGTATGTCATTGTTAATGTTTTAGATTTAAATAGCGAATAATCAAAATTGTCAATTATATTTTTTAAAAAATCCTCTGTTACTTCTTTCCAATCGTCTATATAAACTATTGGTAGCTTTTCATTAAAAAAATGTGTTATATGTTTTTTTACTATTGGTATACATCCAAGATATAGAGCTTCCCATACTCTATGCGTATCTATGCCATTTCCGCGTGGGCATAGGCAATATTTATATGTGCATAAATTATTAACATATGAATCAAATGCTATACCATTTATACATCTATACATATCAGCATTTATTTTTTTCATCCAAATATCGTAACAAAGATTATATCTTTCGGATGGAAAAGTATCTGGATTAAATTGTGCAAAAATTCTATTTTTTCTCTCTTGTTTGCTATATATTGCTTTATTAATTAAGTTTCTTTTATTAGGATGCCAATGCTCATTTTCTAATCCTATTGGAATAGGTGAGATCTTTTCATGGACATAGTTAACATTTGTACCGTACCACTTAATTAAGTTAATTGGTATATCTGTGCGTTCAATAGAATGGTCACTATTATGTGTCACTAATATAAATTTTATATTTGTATATTGCGCTATTCTATTCAATGCTTGTTGATATTCGTGCGTATTAGCATAAATAATTACTTTATCCTTATTTGGGATTGCATCTTGCCAAGTACATTCACAGACTTTTTTAAAACCATTCCCATCTATGTAGTCTTGCATATAAATTGTCCCAAATTTTTACTATGTATATGTAGATTGAAAATAGGATTATGTTCCGTATATGGCTTAACATCAAATACTGGATGTATTTCATTTAGTAGAATTTTTTGCCCTATATAATGTGATGGATCTACAAAACCAGCCCCATGACCATTATTTGTGCCACCTAAATACTGACCATAAGAACCCGGATCATATATAAAACCATTATAATTTTGAAATATTGGAAAACATTTAACTAAATTGTTTCTTAGGGCCATATTTAATAGTGACATTTCACTAATATGATCATAGCCAAACGATAATAAATTTTGCTCCCCATGTTCTAACAACATAATAAAATACGAACATAAATCAAACAACTTTGCTGGCGTTGGAAAATATGAAAATGCAAATGTTGTATGTGTTAATGACATTGGTGTAATAATTACATTTTGAGAAACTTCTACATCTTTTAAATCATGGTATATTAAAACATCATTCTCAAAATGGAATACTTCATCCATTGTATCTCTTAGCATTAGTTCTAATATATAGAATATTCTTTCAGCCGTTCTATGCCAAAACAAATCTGGACTAGGATATGTAGTATTTGGTGTGCCATGACGCCTAAATGAACATACTTGATTAAATCTTTTTAGTGTTTGCCCTTCAGCTAGTGACTCTTGATCAACCCACTTAATATTTAACTTATCAAAAAATTCTTGTTTATATTTACAAATAAAATAAATCTCAATTTCTGGATTAAAATGTCTAGCTTGTTCTAAAGATAGTGCAACATAATCTGGAACATCGTTTTTGTCTGATATGAATGTATTTATGAGTTTCATGCTATGTCCAAGTGTGTACAGTAAATAAGTCTATTGGAAGTGTTTTACATAGCTCTTTAGCAATTATTAATTCTTGTGTATCCCATGAAGTATATTTACCAAGAGTTTTAGTCTTTGTCAATCTAAATGTATACATCCCACTAAAGTTATGAGCCACAAAATTACCATATGTTTCAAATTCAGAAAATAAATATCTATCATCGGACAGATAGGTATTTAAGTGTTCGACAAATCTATTTATTTCTGGTAGCATTATTCTACAAAGCTGTTTGTCAAATATCATGAAGTCATTAATAAAAGTATGATTAGCCCACTCAGTTATTCCAAAATATGATTTCATAAAATTGAAATATGGTTCATGATGCTGCGCCCTATCGCTGATAAAGAATGTTTTTCCAGTAAAATGTATTGGACGATTAAAAATAACATCACTATCTATGCACATGTAGATATTATTTGCTGTAAAATCTTGATATAACTTAATTAGCTGTTGATAAATCCAGTTTGGTCTTTTATAATGTATTTGTTCAATATCTACGTTTATTGCTTCTTTATCGCTAATTGATATTAGTCCATCAATAGAAACAGCATCTGGAGTAACCAGATATGTATGCATCGGAGATGGATCTAGATTACGTAAAGAATCTAGACAAAATGAAATCTTGTTATAGTCTTTTGGATGTGATAAAATTATAGCATCATATATCATAGTTTATGTCGCTCAATATATCAATTTCTTTATGTGGACAATCAATGTTATCAAAATTTAATGTACTAAGTTGTATTCTATATCCATTCTTGTATAGAGTAGATAATTTTTCTGGACTATAGTTAAAATATGATCCAGCTTTATTTGATAGATGAGTATTTTGTATTCTATTATTTGGACTATTAACTACTGTGCTATTTTTTTGACAAACAATAATATTTGGTGTGACTGCCCAATATCTTTGCATTTGTGTTTCTAATTCGTTTGGAGATTGTTTAAAGTGATATTTCTTATCTAAATAAGACAATTCATCAAATATTTGAATTAGATCGGCTTTACGAAAAATATGACCATCTAAAGAATGTGAATAACTCCAATAAGAACCATAGTTATAAGCTGTTTTTGGGATTAATAAATAATCTGTAGTTTCAAAACAAATTCTCGGAATATCATCAATTACTTCATGTAAGTGTTCTCTTTTAATTGTATTCAAACCTAGTCTTAATGATATAGTACAAAATTCTTCATGATTAAATATTTGATCACATATTATGTGGTTTGTATTTTTATATACAATATCATCATCTGTAAATAAACAGATATACTGGTTAACGGCATTTTTACATAGGTCTAAACAGTCATGGTATATAGAAGACGTTTGTTGAAAAATATTTATATCTTGATGTTCATTGCTTAATATATCAAGCATCTTACTATAATTATCATCATATTTTTCTAAAACTAATATTTGATTACAATCAAGAAAATTTCTTTTAATTGATTTAATGCATAGATCTAATTGTAGTGGGCGATTTTTACTAAAAATTATTGATGTAATCATTAAATCTACCCTCATTTTGATTAAACCACTCAACGGTATATTTTATACCATCCATAAAGGATGTTTTGGCTTGAAAGCCCAGCAACGACTTCGCCCTGTTAGTATCTAAACATCTCCTTGGTTGTCCATCTGGAAAATTTGAATTAAATTGTATGCTTCCAGTATATCCCATTTCTTTTCCAATAAGCGATGCCAGATCTCTAATATTAATTTCATTACCAGTTCCTATATTAATAGGTTCTGGAGACACATTAGCCGTAATGGATTTTACTATGGCTTCTGCACAATCATCTACATATAAAAATTCTCTACTAGCGTTACCAGTACCCCATATTTCTACTACATCTTCTTTTTTGATTATTGCTCGCTTATATTTCAAGATAAGAGCTGGTATAACATGACTAATTCTTGGATCAAAATTATCATTTGGTCCATACATATTTACTGGAATTAAATTGACACAATTAAAATTATATTGTTGTTTATACGCTATAAGCATTTGCATTAATGTTTTTTTTGCTATCCCGTATGGAGCATTGGTTTCTTCTGGAAAACCATTCCATATATCATCTTCATTAAATGGAACTGGAGTAAATTTGGGATATGCGCATACTGTTCCGGCCATTACGAAATTTTCTAACTTGTCATATTGTCTACAGGCTTCTATTAAATTAACACCCATTATTAAATTTTCATAAAAGAATAAACCCGGATTTTCTTTATTTGCTTGAATACCCCCAACTCTTGCCGCCAAGTGTACAACAATATCTGGTTGATAATGAGCCAACATACAATCAACATATTTCTTATTTGTTAGATCCCACTTCGCTTTTCCATTTGCTGGAAGTATATCGTATTTAGTTTCTTCTGATAGTTTTTTAATTACAGCAGTGCCAAGAAATCCATTTGCTCCAGTTACTAATACTTTTTTAGACATTTATTATCTCCAATTTTTTTGTAAGAATAAGATTTGCAATTTGTGGCATATTAAAATAATGCATGATTTGTGCTATTCTATCAAAAGATGTGTGATATTTTTTTACTATTGATTGTCCAATATTAGCAACCTTTATTCTTTCTGACGGATGATTTAGATAATATTCTATTTTGTTTTGAAATTCGTCTGGTGTTTTAGCCATAATCAAACCATCACCAAATAATTTATATGAATCTACATAATCAGATATACAAAATCCGCCAGCAAATAAAATCTTGAAAATTCTCTCATTGACATCTATACCAAACGCATGTGCATGTGGCTCGCTTAAATTTGGACAAATTTTCGCAGATACAAAGAGATTCTTTACTTCTGTGTCACTTATCATACCACAATATTGATTTGAGGGCCATACTTGATTTCCAAAGATTTTAATATTATATTTACCAACATCGTTCATTAATGGAAATAGATACTGATTGATTACTAAACCCTTATAGGGCCAATAGCCACCAACAAACGCTATATCACAATCTAGTTTGGGATCATACTGTGCATTAGAATACATCATTATGTCCGCGCTCATCATTACTGATTTAGGTTCAATGCCAATAGATCTAAAATGATTATGGGTAATATTTATTGATGTTTCATCATAATGAATATATACAAAATCTGGTTTTCCTGTCTCATCTTTTAATTTCTGCAAAATCTGTTTTTCTGACGATGAGCAGTATAAAATATTATACTGCGATTTATCAACTATAGATTCTTGATCTCCCCAATCTCCAGCACGTAAAGCCACTTTTAAATGTGGTCTTTCATAGATACATTTAATCAAAGCTGGTTCTAAATTATATGTCTGTCCTAAAAAAATATCTGGTTCATATGTATCAAATATATCAAATGCTGGTATTTTTTTACAATCCCACAATATCGATTGTATACCACACGCATTAAATGCGTTTGCCCAAGCTGCTCGTTCAAAAAAATGAGCATGTACACCATCACTCGCTATCAATACTTTCATATATCAATATCCTTTATTCTATCTATTTCTGTTATGCTCATATTGTTAGGCTCATGACATTCAAAACAAGCTCCAGTATTTATCATCTCATTTAATAATTCAAAACACAACATTTTTTTATGTGTTGTTTCAAATTTTTGGAATAAATTTTTAGCTATTTTTGTTTCTTTACCAGTTAAGTATGCGATCTGACACCATTTAGTATTTAATCCATACGATAAAATACTAGCCTTGTTGGTGTCACTACATATTGTTACACCAACTTCACTATTGTTAAATCTTTTATTGCTATCTACTAATATAAAGGATTTATTATACTTGACATTAAATGTTTCTTTATTAAAGAATAAATCACCATGTAGAAATAGTATGTTGTCATTTAATGTATTATTAAAGGCTAGTCTTAAACTTTCAGCTGCGTTTGTGGTTTCATATAATTGGTTTTCCACAATTCTGACATTGTAATTTTTTTTGATGATTTTTTGGGCGTCGTATCCAACTACGCAAATAATTTCTGGACAATCAAATACAGTATTTAGTATGTCTATTTGATGTTCTAGTAGTGTTTTATTTTTTATTTTCAGAATACTACGAGGCTCATATGATTTAATTCTTAATCCAACTCCAGCACAAAGCATGATGATACTAATATTGCTTGTCTTCTTAGAAGTTTTAGGATTAATTCTTATCTTAGTAATATTAGTTGTAAATCTATTCATTATCTGCTACTTAATATTTTAGCGTTTTCTTTAAAGATTTCTGATGTCATTTTATATGATTGATTTTGTCCAGTTTGATTAGCAATGGCTAATATTTTTGGAACGTGCGTGAAAATACAAACCTTAGATAATCTTAACCATAAGTCATAATCTTCAGTACATCCTATAAATCCCTTGCTAGCTGCGCCATGTAACCTAGAATCAAAAATTTCTTTATTTGGAAGTATGACAGACTCTATTTTTGATTTTTTAATAAGGGAGTTGCTATGCACTATACAGCGATTTAACAATATATCTCTACTATATGATTCTTTAAATTCTGTTTTACGATAACCTGAATATACATTATTATAATCAGCGTATGCCACTCCTACTTCTTCGTATTCAATTAATTTTTCTACCAAGATAGACACCTTATTTTCAAAATAGGCATCATCAGCATCTAATATACCAAAAATTTCAGCCCAATCCCATGACTGCCATATAGCTACATTTCTGCCAGTACTTGCTCCAGAATTATTAATCCTAAAAGCATAAATATTATCCTTTTGTCTGTGGTCAATTGGGCCAGAATAATAGGGTTCATTTATTGTTGCACAATATTGGTGATCTGTGATATTCGAAATTTTTTCCCAAGAGTCATCACTAGATCCATCATCTAAAACATATACACGCAAGTTACCAGCGTAATCTTGATTAGTGGCGCTATTTATTGCTTGTATAACATATTTACCATAATTATAGTTAGTAATAATAATAGCTACATTAGGATTCATTGAATTGTTCCCATGTGATAAATGTGTCTGGATCACTTTTAATTGCGGCATTAGCCACTTTATCTAGAAATTCTCTATTATCTACAACATCATCTTTAAACAATTTCACGGTGTTTCCGTGGAGAAATTTGAATAAAGCTGTTTGAAATAATAAACCATTAAGTGGTTCTTTATATGGCTTGACAACACTAAGACGTTTTAGATCTAAATTAACTCGTTTATGGATTTTTTCAATTAGCTTATTATCTATTGATTCTCCAGACTCACACACATATGCCCACCCATTTTTTGCATGTTTGAAACATTCGTCTATAATAAATGGCATTGATGATGGCTGTTGTATTAATTGTACAATATGATGATTAGTGGTATCAAAATCAAAATATTTACATAACAGCTCTTGTATGCCTTCATTGTATTCTACTTTATCTGTTGATACTACAACATATCTGGCAGCAAAAGATTGATTCTTTATGTCTTTTATAGTGCTTTCTAATTTACTCATAGCATCCAAAGAATCTGTTTTTAACAAAACAAAAAATCCTACACACGGGATAATCTCTCGTAAGACAGTTGAAACTATATTTTCGCTTTCTTGTACAGACAATTCCTCTAGCCAATTTTGTGGACGATATGTGCTACAAAATCTATTTAAGATAAAAGCCCCCTCTTCATCGTGCGTATCATATGTTAATTTATTATGTCTATCTAGCTTGCATGATATCTGTATGTTATTTTCATAAACACTAAACACGCATCCATTACATTTTGTATTGATATTCATTTGTGCCTCCTGCATGTCAAAATGATCTTACACTCATTATACTGGAAGTGTTTATTATTTACTTGTAATTTATCTGGTAGATTTTTTATAATCTCATGAACCGATAAAATACTTTTTCTTTTCCCGCTAAACATTTTTTCATTTAATTCATCCAAATTAATTTCTTCCAAATAAAATCTCTTTGTTATTAAACCACAGTCAACTTCTGATATTATTAGTTTAGAATTAAGTCTCAATTTTTCAGTTATTTTATTAAGTAGTTCTTGTTGTTCATTTATAGCAAATGATGACAAAAAATCTTCACAAATAATTTCGGTAGCTTCTGATGGTAAAACTGAATCATTTAGCTGTGATAGATTATTAATCCATATATAGTTATCTATACTTGGCTTATGATTTGATAAAAAAATCTTCATATTTTTCCCTTGTAACGTTCTATAGTTGTATATAGTAGATTGTTCCAGTTATCACAAAACCTGTTTAGGTTGAACTTTTCTAGTATGGTTTTTCTTGCATTATCTCCGATTTGACGAGCTAAATCATTGTTGTTTAATAACAATTCTAAAAACGATCTAAGTTCTGATGGATCATTTGATATTAAGCCATCATACTTGTGTGTAATGATTTCTGGTATCATACAATTAGCAGTTGATACTATGGCACAACCACAAGCCATTGCTTCTAATAACACTGTCGGAACTGGCGAATGTATGGATGTATTATAAAAAATCATAGATGAAGAATATATATCTCTTAAGTGTTCTACTGATTCTGCTGGTTGAGAAAAACCGGCACTTTTACCATATACGCGAACTGGTAATCCGTATGATGTCTCTCTCCATAAATTAAAACCACAGCACCAATCTCTATTGGGCCAATCATTTACAACGGATAAACATACGTTATCTCGCTTATCTTTTGTTGGAAACCAAAAATCTGTATCCACACCATGTTCAACTACATTAGAATTAGATTCATTATAGCCCCATTTCTTTCTGCTGTAATCAGATATAAAAGAATTTGCAAATACTGGTATATTTTGAAATATAGATTTTTGTTGTTCTACATCCATTCTTATATCTGGAAGAACATGTGTATGTCTTAGGATTGGTATAGCCAACATTGACAATCCAGCATTTTTAGTGTTAGATAATGTGTCGTGAGCATATTGTAATCTATCACAGGATGTGTGTGATAAAACTATATCTATGTCTAAATATGGCGGTACTTCATTTATGATGTTGTAATTTTCTGGAATTACTCCATAGTCTTTATCCCAAGATTTGCCATAATTTAAAGCATAGAAATTATGACCAGTTTTTGATAAATTTTGTTCATATCTTTCATGCGTGGTAAATGTAAGAATATTTAGCTTATCTTCACGCTGTGGATGTTTTAGTATTGCTTTTATGTTTTTTGGAATTGCACTAGCAATCATTTAATAAATCCTTTATTGTTGTGCCAACAGACTGATGACTATATAACTTAGCTTTTTCTATGGCATTATGTGTATCATTTTTTGCTTCTACTGTATTCCATTTCATATAATAGTTTCTCATAGCTATCATTAGAGATCTTATATCTATTTCTGACCAATCACTATGCGCATTGTCCAAAAATGGAATTGTATCAACCGCCCCAAAGCATGGTGTAGTTCTTGACATTACTTTTATGCCATAACTAAAATCATCCATTCCAGTATTACTAGCATGTATTACTGGTAATCCAAGGGCCATAGCTTCTAAAGCTGGTATACAAAATCCCTCTGCCCTACTTGGCATTACAAAACAATGGCACTGTTTTATTACAGAAAGATAATCATTTTTATTAAGCTTACCACAAATGATGATTTCTTTTTTATATGAGGTTCTAATTTTAAGCCCTCTTTTTATTGATTCACTATAATTATTGATATAGTCAATGTTCTGCCTAGATGTTTTAATCATAAGATTGACAGGCTCTGTCATATCAAATTCAGTATGAAATGCTTTTATTAAAGCTGATATATTCTTTCTTTCAATAAACTCGCCAATAAATAGAAAATTAAAAGTATTCTCTAATTCTACAATTTTTTTTGTAAATTGTGCATTTAGATATTGATTTATATCTAAAGAATGTGGAACCACATGAATAGGAACAGTAATACCACTTCTTCTACATGCCGCCTTAGAATATAAACTAGGCACCCATATTTCATCTAATAAATTTGCATGATGTTGCCATGCAGTATCTTTAAAATTAGAGCTTTCTACGGCTAAAAATCCTATATTTTTTTTATATGTAGAATCATATACATATGAATCTGGTAAAACATGCTGAATACATATATCGCAATTATAACTTGATTTTTTTTCTAGTTCTAAAATCTTCTCTGGTGGATTTCCATGTTGCACAGAATACGAGACACATCTTGGCACAACATCAATACCTATTTTGTCCATTGCCAAAATATTGTTAATACAGGCATCAGACCAGCCACTACCATCTCTATAGTTACCTATATATAAAACTTTCATGATATTTTAAATTTTTCCAATCTGGCCTGTTCCCAATGATTCATTTGTAGTCTAAAATTTGTCATTTCTTTCATGGCTTCATCTATAGAAAATGGTTTAACAGTACTATATGATTGTATATGCGATTCATTAAAGTAAAAATCATGCTCAAGATTTTCACACCTATATCCAAAACTACAATCTCTTAATACTCTTCTCCAAAGATATCCGCCAATCCATTCTGGTTTTCCCAATACGTTATTAAAAATGAAATTAACCTTATCTAAAGATGTAGTCAACTGTTCTGGAATAGCATGTGCTGGACTAAATAATTTTGATGGTGATTTCCAAGAAAGATGCTCTGGTATAATTTCTGTATTTAATATATAGTCCATCCACTTATTTGCTGTCTGGTCCCAACTATATGCTTTTCTTGCTTTATTGCATACGCTAGTACCTATATTTTTTAATTCATCTTGAGTTTTTTCTGATAGCCTTAATAATATATCAATAAACTCTTGATTGTTTGGAATAGCTCTATTGCAACCGGTTTCGCATTCTTTACTAAACGCAATTGGATTTACACCTATACCTCCGATATTATCAATGACAGACTTCATTGCTGAATAATATATAGAAACAACTGGTAAACCACAGTATGCTGCTTCTAATTGCGGCATACCAAAACCCTCACTATTTGCATATTGTATATATACATCAAATATATTATAGATTTTAGCTAATTCTTTTTCTGTAATGCTATTGCCAATACCAACCAACGCATTAGTAAAATTACCACACGACTTACAAAACTGCATAGCATCTTGAAAAAAATCAGTAGTAATTTTACCACATTTTTTACATTTGTATGTAAATAATACCCTGTTAGATAAAGAATACGTGTCTAATAATTCTGGTATATTCCATCCGATATCTGGATAATATGTATGGCAATATAAAAATACATCATTTCTATTTGATAGATTTAGAAATTCTCTAAATGATTCAAACAAGTCTGGATAAAGTTTTCTTTTTTGATTACGCATGACGGTGCCAAATATCAATGAATCTGGTCTTAAACCGCATTGTGATTTATGTTGTGCCTTGTTAGCAACAGGAGTAAAACATTCACTTGCTGCTGGAGATGCAATGTCTAAAAACTTAATATTATCACACTGATTTAATAGTACATCTCTACCAAATTCTGAATATGTAAAAACAGCATCTGCTGATTCATATGTATTAATCCATTGATTATTTTGTGGTTCAGCATCAACAGTTGGCATTATTGCCCACTTGAAAAAATTTCTAAACGGCGATCTTTGCTGAAACTCAATCATCCACCAATCCCTAATATCTAATACAAAATGTGGATTAAAATCTAATAATACTTCATTAAAAGAAAAATCCCCAAATTGAGCGCTAGGACTTACTTGATAAGTCTTATATTGTGGATGATTACTTGATGGTTTATTGCCATAAATTTTCCAAGGAAAATCTTTGACATGTGGGTCATCTGAAGAGGCGTATATAGCTATTTGTGCAACATCTAAAGATGGATTTTGTACTAGTCTTTTTAGGACTTGATTTCCATATACAGAATATCCAGTGCTATACCACGGAGCTTCTGATAAGAATAAAACTTTCTTTTTCATATCAATTTTGATTTACAAATATTTTAAATGTTGTGATTCTAAAAACAGTATTATTATTTTCTTTTCTAGCTACGGCCTCTACTACTATATAGTCATTAGCCATTGATTGAGTGGTAATCGCTATTGCAGCACTATCCCATGCTTCAAATTCTAATATATCTTTTCTTTTACGCTTGTTTCCATCTTTATCTTTTCTATATTCTTCTATTTCTAGAAGAAATCTAGTGAATTTTGCAAAATCATTTGTTTGCAATTGTGGCGTATCTACAAACCTACCAAGAAAATGACACTTATTCATATGATCTATAATCCTCAAACTTGTGTAACTTTATTTACAATTAATGATGTGTTTTCCTTTTTAGAGATTTCTCCATTAATATATACTGTATTGCCTTCTGTCAATAAATCTTTATATTCTGAATAAGTCTCTGGAAAAATGGTAATAGAGTCTAGCATTCCACTACTGTCTTCAGCACACAAAAAAGCCATTATCTGACCGGGATTTTTACCCTTTTTTGTTTTGTATTGACGAACAGAGTTAATACTCACTACTATATTTGCCTTACCTGTTATCAAGCCATTGGATATATCTTTGCACATATTAGCAGCAAGAAATTGGTCAGAAGCATCTGTCTTATTGCATGTTAAAGAACATCCAAAATATTTCGATTCTTCTTCGGCTATAGTTACGATTGAATCTTCCAAGTTGTACATTGGATTTTTCAGTGAATTACTAATATCTAATACGATTTGCTGTCTACTTTGTACTATTTTTAGTGTTGATAATAAGTCTATTATACAGTCATGTAGTGATTTTTTACCAGCATAATTATTAGCTATATGATCTTGCTCTCTATTAGAAAGTAATTTCCAACTATCATATTCATATAACATCTTTTTTCTATGTTCTAGATTATATTTACCATTAAATGCTCCAGCAGATATTAAAGCTATAACGGATCTCTTATTAAGGTTGTATCTATGAATAATATTTATCAAACAATCTAGCCATGTATATCTAGTTATATCATGATTATATTTGATTTCTTGGATTTTTTTGCACTCTGCTTCTCCAACATTTTTAATATGATTTAAGCCAAAAAATATCTTACCATTCTTGATTGTGAAATCTGTATATAGATTATCTAGCCTTGGTGGATATACATCTATATCGTTTGATTTTGCATCAGTGATTAATTCCTTTATTTCTTTTTGTGAGTCTGGCTTTCTATGTGCATGATTTAGGTAAGTTTTATAGAAGCTTAGTGGTTTCCATTTTTTACAATACGCACTCCAATACGCATTGATAGCATAGGAGACTGCATGTGATTTATTAAATGCATATCTATTAGATTTTTCTATCCAAGAGAAAATTTCTTCTGCTGACTCTTTCGTGACTATATTTAGTTTTTCTGATCCTTGAATAAATTGTTCTTTGACTTCATTCATGAGTGCTGCATTTTTCTTGCCAATCGCTTTACGCAGTGAATCCGCTTCTTTTAGTGAAAATCCTGCTAGTTTTTGTGCAATCATCATGGATTGTTCTTGATATACCAATACACCATATGTCTCACTTAAAATTGACTCCAATGAGTCATGAGGATATGTTACTGGGTCTTTGGCATGTTTTCTATCAATATAATGTTGCGTCATAGATTTGCCATCTACATACGCCTTTAGACATCCCGGTCTAATTAAACTAATCAAAGCTGCAAGTTCTGATAGGTTTCTAGGTTTTAGCTGTTTAGCCCAATGTCGTCCAAGATTAGATTCTAATTGAAAAACTCCTTTGGTTTTTCCAGTACAAATCAAATCCCAAACCTCGTCGTCATCAAAATCATTTATGTTAAATGTTTTCATGTTAATTGTCTATTGTATATAGAGTTCGCTATTTGCAAAGGCTTTTTCAAACTTGATTTTCTTTAATAGATTACGCTGTAGCTTTAGAAATTTTATCAGTATATTTGCTGTATCTTTAACGTCTTGTAAGGCGTCATGTGAATTTTCTGAAGATATTCCGAAATAATCTCTTAAATAATCCATGTTATAACCTTTTACATCGTGATTATTTTCAAACCAGCAATATATATGATTCATTAGATCTATCTTGAATATTGGATTAAAGATCTTTTGCTCATTTTTGATTTTATCAAATGGTCCATATTGTTTACATAAGCGATCTACGATAACCATATCATATCCAATGATATTATAGCCAACAGCTACTGGTGCGGTATATGATGTTTTCTTAAAATTGTATTGATTACAGAATTCTGCAAATTTTTTCCATACAACTTTTGGTAGCGGTGCTTTGGCTAAAGTGTCTCTATTTTTTCTGGTAATCTCTAATGCCTTATCCTCAAGCGGTCCTACTCCAGCTTTAATAGCTTCTTCATCGTCAATTATTGGTCTAATTTCACTATTAAAGACTCCATTTGGTTGTAGTTCCAACTTCTTCGCATGTATGGCTACTGCGGCTATCTGTGTGGGTTGACATGTATTTGGATCAGCGCCACCAGTTTCAAAGTCGAACACAATATAATCTCTATGATTTGCCATTCAGTTTTCCTCTGGTTAATGCAAAAAATTTATCTACAGCTTCATCAATATTATGATACATATTATAACAATGATGCTTATCTGACCAAACTTGGTACTTTGCTGCTCTGGATATCAATTTGTTCTTGAGATGATTTTCTATGTTACATATAGACACACCACCACAATCTACAGCGCATCCAGCAAAAACAACAGCTTTAATATCTTGCTTAGTTATTGTCATTTTCGTCTCCAATAATCTCCATGATCTTACTTAATAAATCAATTCCAAGAATATCGAACTTGATATGTCCTTGGCTTTCTAAATCGTTCATTTCAAATGCGGCTATCATTTGATCGTTTTTGTCTTTAACCATTGGACATATATCTAGAAGTTTTTGTTGAGAGATTAATACTCCAGCCGCATGTTTGCCTTGCGACTTATTAGTACCCTCAATGTCGATTGCCTGTTTAAATATATCTGCTAGCGGTCCTTCTAATGTGCCATTTTCGTTTTTATAGCACCAATTCTTTAATGATTCAGCGTCATTATCTAATGCCCAATTAATGATAGATTTTTCACCCATTAATTCTAGCTGATCAGAGATTTCTGCCTCGTTTGGTATTCTTTTAGTTATCTCATTCATTTCAGCAAATGACACGGCATCATTAATCCTTAAAACCTCTTTTAATGCTGCTCTACCTTGTAGTCTACCGAATGTAATCATTTGAGATACATTTTCATGTCCATATTTTGTTTTGATATAGTCAATAATGTTATCTCTATATTCAGCTGGTACATCGACATCAATATCTGGTAACGAGATGTGGTCTTTAGTGTTTCTACCTTCGTTGTAGAATCTTTCAAAAAGTAGACCATGTTGGATTGGGTCCACATCTGTAATTCCTACTAGAAACGATACCAGACACCCTGCGGCTGAACCTCTACCGGGACCAGCTAACCATCCTCTACGCTTGACTTCATTGACTATATCTTGCACAATTAGAAAATATCCGGCGAGATTTGCATTTAGTATTACATCCAGTTCATGTTTTATTCTATTAGTATATTCCGTCTTTTTATCTTCATTCAATATTTTACCAGTTTTGATTAATCTATCCATCCACCCAATTCTACATAACTGCCTCAAATAATCATTTTCATTAATATCATTTGGGCATTGAAATTTTGGTAGTCGTGGTTTTTCTGTTATATCATATGACTCGCATAATATGTTTAACTTATCAGAAATTGATTGATAAATAGTATCACTTGGCGGAATAGTTAAGTAGAAATCATTTCTAGTAAAAAATTCCATATGCTCAAATTCTTCATTGTTTCTGATCTTTTTCTTTATATTTGGCAATGTTGTTTTCTGATCCGCACATAACAAAATACGATGACACTCTACGTCCTTTTGATCTACATAGTAGATAGCATATTGCTTTATATTACATTGAATAAAATTGTCTAGAAAAATTTTTTCTATATTTAGATCGTTAGACATACATAATATATTGTTGGTTTTAGCAATATCCTCTAGCATGATATGATCAATATCTGAAACTATTCTCATTAGTTCAAACCATCCAGATTTATTTTTTGCAATCAATATAAATTCGCCAAAATCACATCCTATAATTGGTTTAATGTTGTTTTTTTTACAGGCTTGATGAAACTCTATTGCTCCAGATATGGTTTTTTTATCTGCTATAACACAGCCATCATATCCATACTCATTACATCTCTTTGCTAAGTCGTCACATTGTGATAAGCCATTTAGTAAACTAAAATGTGTTTTACAATTTAATGCAATATTAGACATATTGTTCTAGCTCTCTTCTTATTTTTTGTATTTCTGATTGTATAATTGTTTTATCTATATTATTTCTATTTTGTAATACTTTATATAAATGTAGTGCGAGTTGTTGCTCATCTAGTATGTTCATATTATATATAGCTAATTTTTCAAATGTGTTTCTGGATATAGTGCTATTTAGATAATTCAAAGATGTTGATAAATAAAAATCTAATTCGTGCCACCTACACTTGAAGAATGGTGCATTCTCATAATACCACAGCTTGGGCAATCTTTCAACCATTGGAATTGCGCCCATTTTAATGCATTCAAAAAATCTAAATGTTTCTAAGCTATAAGCGCCGGGTGGACACAATGCTATTTTTGAGTCGTTTAATAGCTCAACATATTCTGTATGTGATAGTCCATTATTAAAACCATTAGTAAATTCTAATACATATTTAAACTTCTTGCCAGTTTTTAATATTAATTGTTCTATATTTCTTTTAAAAGAATCTCTAGTACCAGTGTGTGGTATTTGCCCCACAAAAGAAAAATCATATTTCCTTTCTGGAATCGGTTTGATTTCTATAGATTTCAACTGATCAAAATCGACAAATGTTCCTATTGGCATTGGATATGCTAGTGGATTATATATAGGATATTCCCATCTATCTAGCATAAAATAGTTTTGAAAAATAGCGTAAACATCATCTCTAAAAAAATTATTAGGTATAGAGTGTGTTTCTCTTGAGGTCGCTATTTCAATATTTAGTAAATCATCATTAAATATTGGCAATTCTGCATTATCATACTTTAGAATTACTCTGAATTTATTACATAATAAGTTGGCTAATTTTTTTCCAACGTTATATGTAAACATATTACCAAGATGAAATTCTTTATGTAAGTCGAGTAATTCAGCCATATTGTTTAAGATCCTTGATTGCCATATTATAACAGTTAGCTTTTACAATAAAGCCATTACTATGGTCTATATCCCCCTGTTTTAGAAATCTTGCCTTTTGAAAATATTCTGTTTTAGGAAAATATCCTAGAATCCAAGCCCTACCCCAGTTATTATTTTTGTATTCTATTCGCACGAATACATATGTGTCACATTTTTGTTTAGTATTATATGCCGCTATCGAACATTCGTAATATTCTTTTGGTTTACTTGTACATCTTTTTGTTTTTACGTCATATTTTTTTCCTTCTTTAATTATATCATAATCATAAGTATTATTAATCGTGCCATTAATAACAGAATTGGCTATTTCTTCTCCTAAAAATCCAGCCAAATTACCATCACCATTAGTGATAGAATTAACCAATTTACCCATATCTTTGGCCTTTTGAAAAGCTCGCTCTTTCATCTGTTCTGTAATTTTTACTTCTAACATAATTAACCCGGCGCTGAATAATATCCTATATCAAAATTATCATTAGTGCATTTTTCTATTGTTTCATCATATCCAAAAGCTCTTAAATGATCTTCAACATAATTGCACATTGGTTTATTTGTTCCCGGCCAATTGTTCTTATAGAAGTGACATAATTTAGTACATTTAAAATTAGATCTATCATTAGAAATAGGCTTAGGAAAATCATTATGTTGAATTTGCTTATATCTAGATTCTAGCATGGACAAGAAATTATTTTGATCCTGTTCATCAAAACACATACTAAATGGTCCACCGTCTTTAATAAAGAAGATAGACATAATTGATTGTTTATATTCTGGAAAAAGTTTAGATGTGGCATAATTATATAACATCAGCTGTGGGTCTTGACATAATTTATCATATGTTTTTTCTTCCCCTGTTGCCCAATTAAGTCTTTTTCCTGTTTTCCAATCTATGATTTCTATCACATCTTTATCTACTTCTGTTACAAGATCAATAGTACCCTTAATAGCTAATTGACCTTTAACAATTTTACCATTTGGTAATTTATATTCGTATTTAGCCCATCCAGTTTCTATTGGAATATCAAATTGTGGTTCTGCGGCAATAATTTTTCTATTACGTGGATCAAATTGTCCATCATTATATTCTAACGCTGTTTTAACTAAGTCTTTACAGAAAGCAAGATCTGCTGAATGATAGTCATGAGTGCATTTACTTGTGTAATGATCATAGCTTTTACTAATAAGCTTATCTACAAAAGACTTAGTAAATAAAGAGTTGGCAGTAAATGACAGATCTCCAATCGCGTCATCATTAATAGATAAAGATTTTTTTGTACTACTGGATTGTAATGCCTGTTTGCATTTAGCTAAACATTCCATAACCTTATGTACAATCGTACCAAGCTGTGCTTTCTTTCCAGATATGCTTTGATGTCCCAAAACATATGTAATAAAATACTGCATCTGACAATATTCATAATTGTTATAGCTCGATGATCGAATATATGTAATAATCATTTTATTCCTTTATTTTATGTATGCCACCAACCTTTTGTAGCATTGATTTATTATTTGGTATTATTTCTTTACCTAGCCAACCCCAGCTATCTAATATTTCAATAAGCTTAATATTGGTTTCGTGTATAGATAAATCTTGATTATCTATAGTTGCATCAAAATGATTACACTCCTTTAGTTCCGCTTCGCTACTATGACTATCGTCATATAAATTTCTAGTTAAATATATCACTTTACCACCAGCATTCTGTATAGCATTCACTTCATTGATAAATCTACAATCATCTACAATTGCTACTAATGGTTGTTCATGATTAATGTCATTCAATAATCTACTATACCAAATATCTTCATATATTTTCCTACATATATCTGTGCCAAAGAATTGTAAAAATTCTCTGTGTGTCATCTTGCCTTTTTGATGGTAATGTAATATTCCACTATCTACTAATTTCTTTATTTCTGGATTGGTAAGTAAATCTTTATCTGTAATAACAGATGGCATATCTTCCCATCTATAGAATGTATTCGCATTCTTCATGGAATTATTGCCATATATATTTTCTTGTTGCAAACCAAATAGACCAATGCAAATATCTTTGAGCGGAGTGGCAAATGAATAGTTCTTAATGAACGGCCACATATTATATACCGCCCACTCTGCAAACTCTGCATCTAATCTGTTAGTCTCTAATAATCCCAATCCTTCTTTCTCTTTGCCGTCATCGTCTATGATGGCCGTTTTTATAACTAGCTTTCCATCTGTAGTAATATCAAATCCATCAATCACGCCATTAGCCCTAAGTTGATAGCCATGTAAAAAATTAGAACATGTGGTTTTTCCAGCCTGTTTATGACCAGCAAAAGCTAAAATTCTAGTTTGCATCAATTACTCCTTTTAGTTGGGGTGCTAGTTCTTTCTGTAGATCTGATATTTTCATATCGCCAGCATCTTTGGCTGAAATTCGTGGTCGATAATAATTAAATCTACGACCGCATTTTTTGACTATCTGTTTATAGGCCATATCACCAGCATCATCTGAGTCCGTTAATATAATTACATTACATGCTCCACTATTTTCCATTAGTAATAGTTGATCATCACTGATACTGGAACCAAAAATACCTACTGTTTGTTTATATCCAGCTTCGTGCATCCTCCATACATCACCCTGACCTTCTACCAAAATTATGTTACCAGTTTGTAATATATCATATTTAGCTATATGCATACCATATAACACAGCTTTTTTAAAGCCTTTACTGTATAACCACTTAGGTTGCAAATCATTGTTCAATGCTCTACCAGCACATCCAACATATTTATATGATTGATCATATATTGGTACTACAGATCTGCCAGACATAGGTTTATTTTTTTCTTTACAAATACCAACATCAAATGTGTTTAACGTTTCTGGTAGAAATCCTCTATTGATAAAGTATTTGCATGGTATATCTAGTTTTAATCTAACTTGTGATCTAGATAATTCACTACCTATATCTTGTGGTTTTTTTGTAAAGACTTCTAGTATGTCTAAATTTTTGGTTGGTATTTCTATATCAGAGTGGTTCAATTTTGTGCCAAGTATATTTTCACAAAATGATAGAGTTTCATTTAATGAGATTTTTTTTCTTCGTGTGTGAGACATAGCCCCTCTAACAAATCCAAAAATATTACTAGTATATTCTTCTTGACAATTATGTGTCCAGCATCTCCAATTACCTTTAGCTGAATCGCCATCAACAAACAAACTGCATCCCTCTGGATTATCACCACCATGCACAGGACAAGGAAATGAAAATCTATTTGGATATTCTATGTAGTCAATTTGAAATGTATTCAATATTTTGGGAATATTGTCTATCAATTTAACACAGATACTATATATCTGTTTCTGAGTCAATTTCTCCATCGATCTCAAATCCTTCTTGTTTATTTTTTGCCTTTTGATGTATTTCGTTTCTAGTCTTGCCTTCTTCTATTTTACCAATAGAGCCAAACATCTTCATGCTAATATAATCGCCATCATCTAGTCCTCCACCATGCCTTGACACGATTGGTACAAGTTTACGATTTCCATTTTCTTGCCTATCTTCAGCAATTTCTTCATCTGATTTTAGCTTGAATATTGAGAAACTTGTACATAGCCAAATTAATCTATCTGATCCAGAAACTACATCTGTAGATTCCTTAGTAATACCATCTCTATTTAATTGTACAAAACTAAGGCATGGTACATCATACTTTACGCAAAAATTATGTAGTTTAGTAATTTGAAAACCAAGAACTTGATATTCTTGCATAGAATTGTTTATTGTTTCTGATCCCATTAATTTTAGATAGTCATATATTATTAAACAGTCTTTAGTAGAGCCATCCTCATTAAATCCTACATATTGATATATCCATTTTCTCATGATTGATATTATATTTTCAAATGGCTGACCAGCAATACTGATGTAGTGATATGGAATACTTTTAAGTTCTTCTGCTGCCTTATATACCTTCTCTTTATCTAATTCACATTGTCCAAATTTTCCAGTAGATATCTTATTAATTTCTACACCGCTCAAATTTGCTATCATGCGATTGAGATGATCTTCCTTTGACATTTCAGTATCGAGCATAAGAACTGGTATTTTAAGTCCTTTGGATACATTTAAAGCTACAGCATCACCAAACATTGATTTACCAATTTTTGGTCTGGCGGCAATTAAATCTACGCATTTTCTACGCAAGCCACCACCTATGGCTAAATCATATCTACTAAAGCCTGTTGGAATACCTGCAAAATCTGATGGATTGTCGCATAGGTATGTAATATACTCTTCTATATTTGATCCTATGATTTCAGTAGACTTATTAGATGATTGATAAATACTAGACGTTGCATCTAATATTGGCTCTTCTATACTAGATATCATATCCATGATATCTTCTTCACCGTTTATAGTCTCTAGTCTCTCAGAGCAAACTTTAAGAGTTTGCTTTAGATCTCTAGCTAATTTTAATTTAGCGATTTTAGCTGCATGTATGGAAACATTTTCTTTATGAATAGGGAAATTAAATAATGATCTAATGAAACCTATTTCATCTTTAGTATTAATCTTTTCAGAAATACCTAGATCACTAGCGGCAGATAGAATTGATGTTAAATCAACTTTGATATTATTGTTTATTATGGCCTTTAAGCAACTGAATATAAGTTGATTGGTGCTATTATGAAAATGGTCGGTATCAACAAAGTCTATATTGAGATACACATCTAAGCCATATTGGCATAATCCAGCCAATACGGCTCTTTCAGATGCAGCATTTTCTAGCAAGCTTTTCTTTTGCATTATTTACCTATACATCTATCGCAGATAAAGAAATCTCTTTTATGTGTTGGATGAGTCTGAATTGATTTATTGCACTTTTGACAAGTTTGATATATTGGTTGAAACCTTGGTCGCTTTCTTTCTGTTGGCTTTATATCTGGTGTAGTAATATCTTTGGCTTCTATTCCATCATCTTGAAACGTATTTACACGTTTCTTGATGGCATTTACAGGCACCCCTCTTTTGTTGTCATTCTGTGATTTTGGCATAGTGAAGATGAATTCATTATTGTCGTCTTTTTTCTCTATTGGTGCTGCTATGTCTTGTTCAGACATTAAAGAACTTGCTAGTGCAATTAGTTCTTCGTCATTTGTTTCTATTGCTTTTTTTAATAGGTTCTTTATGTGTTCTGTTTTATTCATTATATTTCCTCTTAGCTAAACTAGATAATATTTCTGACATCTTTTTGATAGTGCTGATTTTATTTTGTAATACCTTGATTCTAGCACTAGAATAAGTTTTTACTTTAACAATTTGTGTTGCTAATGGATTTTCCTTAACTGCTTTAAAGTACTTCTCTTGCCATTTTGTATATTTATCTCCGTACTGATCTATCTTGTCTGCAATCACATACCATATGCTATCATCAGCCCAATCGAAGGCAATTTGCTCTTTGCACAATAAACTATCTAAATATTCACTATATGCATATAATTCATATGCATACTCTAGGCATTGATTATGAGTTAATTTTCTGAGTTGATCCCTACCAATATTCAATATTTCATCTATCGCGGGATTAGGTTTGACAGCTTGAATGCCATGCAAATTAATCCAATCTTCAATAGAAGATTTGAATACTTCAAATCTTTCTTCTCCATTCATTTATATCCTCATTATAATTTAGTTCAACTAACTTGATGGAATTAATATCACACCACTCTCTTTTATCATTATCTCTGGCTTTTGCACGATAAAAATGTAACTTGTTTTTGAAGAAGAATTTATTGAATTTGTAATGCTGCTCTCCATGAACTTCTATGATCAAATTTCTATTTGGTATGAAAAAATCGGCTCTCAATACAGTGTTTCTGTACTTTGTCTTACTTCCGGGTAAAGATACCTCTTCTAAAACTCTATCATGTGGAAATAGTTCATTCAATAAGTCTTTTGCCATCATATGTAATGATGATCTATTTTCTGTGTCTGCTTGATTTGCAGACGGGTTCCAACTATAGTTTTTACCATCTAGTCCTAATATGTTCATATCACACACTTAATATTATTTTCCAATATTGACACTACTTCTGGATTAGATACTAAAAATTGATATAGGTTATCTTGTCCTTGAAACTTAAAAGCCTTTTCTATCGCTTCGCTATCTTCGATATCCAAATCTGGTTTTATCTTCTTAATTAAGTCTTTATGCTGCCCCATAAAGGAACATGTCATCCATGCACCGGCCTTATCTATCATACCAAGATCCAGAGCAAGAATCAATACCTCTTGCACTTTATCAATTCCATGACCATATCTAATCCAACTTTGTACTTGTCCACCGGGTGGCCCCATCGATGAACATAAAATTTTCCAGTTCACAACCTGACCAATTCTTTCTTGATTATTATTAGTCCAAGGAGTTACAGCGGATAGCTTTTCTCCACCACTCTTGATTTCCATTCTTGTATCTGCTTGATATTGAATTTTTGTACCACCATCAGCCATTTTAGTGGCACCAAATCCAGCTGTGTTTGCTATGAAGTGTGTAATTGCTATTATTAAGCCACGTTGTCTTGGTAAGAGCTGACCCATCTTTTTAGTAAAGATAGATAGAATCTTTGGTAATCCAGCCCTACCGGGGGTCATATCTCCATCTAATTCTTTTGCTGGCATTAATGAGGATATAGAATCTATAATAAGTACCGCACCATGATAATCTGGATGACTCATTAACTTATGTGCCACATCTAAAAAATCCTCTGCTGGTAGTGGTTTATCTTCTGGATGTATAATTTTCATTTTTGAGGCATCTAAATCTCTTACTTCAAAGTTCATATCTTTCAATCTGCCCTCAACATCTAAATATATAACCGGTCTTCCCTCCTTTTGGCAATTAGATGCTATTTGCATTGCAGTTGTTGTCTTACCGCTTTTTGGATCTCCAGTAAGTGTGAGCCAAGTTCCTTCACGAATACCTCCACCTAAAGCAATATCTATGGCTGGACTCACAGATATAACTTTGTAGTTACGTTTTTCCTCTAGGATCTGCTGACCATTAGATATAATATTACCATACTGTTTTAGAATCTTTGTAAGATATTCTGGATCTTTTTCTTTAGCCATTTTGTGCTTTCCTAATCTTATTCAAGAGTGTAGTTTTTAAATTTTTTGGTCTGGTTGTATATTCTAATTTGTCAATGTTTGCTGTGTCAAGAGTCTTTTTTGGTTTTTGTTTTTCAGCTTCTGTTATTTCAAAACTGATTTTAATATAATCTTCAACATATTTAGAAATCAATACAAATTTTTTAGATGAATGTAAAAAACCTAACGAGTATGTTTTTTTACCGTGTGCCGTATTTAAATAATGTAATACTGCTTCTATTGAATATTTATTTATTAATTTATTGGCAACTCGGATTTGTATCTGATACTCGTCCTTTTGCGATTTATTCCAAAATTTATATTCTAGATTACCAGTATTATCTTTTTCTCTTTTCCTAATACACACCAATTCAGCTATATATTGTGCTGCGGTACAGGGTTCACCCGTTGAGCAACTTTTGTATTTCTGGATGTTCTCGTTTTTTTGATCCATTTTTAAATAACATGCTTGCAACATTTTCTTCTGTCAATACTCTAGTACTATGTCTTTTTTCAAACTGACTAATAGGCCAAGTATATTTTGCAACATCTATACAAGAACAGTCATCTCTTAAAAGTCCAACTGTTATTGTTTGAAAAGACTGTGAATGACTTCCATCCATTGCTTGATCTTTAGCCATGCCACGCATAACAAACACGCCATCTAGACCTTCTTCATCTTCAAAGAAAATCTCATGAGGCGCACCAAACATATGTAATTCCACCTTTACTGGATATACATCATTCTCTGCACAATATCTTTTAAGTCTAATCCAAGGATTATCAAATCCTTCTCTGTCATAATCTCCATAAGCTTTTGTGCCATCATTAAGAGTAATTTGCCAACTGATCATAAGATCATGATAGCATAATTTTTCCATGTATCCATCTATACTTTTGCAAATCATATCAATCCTCCCGAATTTTATGAATTACATCTCTATATTTTCTAGATGAGTATACATCTAATTTAGTCTTTTTTTCATCCGCTGACATTGAAGCAGATTCTGTCATAACAACTACACCACGCTCTTTGTTTCTTGCGTATAGATTTATATCTGAACCACCATTATTGGTATCAGTTGTAGGAGTAAGTGTTTTCAAATATGTCTCAACAACCTTATCTGATCTTTGTAATTTAGAGGCTAGTTCAACTAGTGTCATATTAGATCTATTAGCGTCAATAAATTCTTTATCTGCTTTAGATAGTGGTCCTTTTCTCATTATATTTGCTCCATTACTATTCTTCTTGCCATTGTAAAGTATAAACGATTTTTTGTTTGAAGAAATTTTATATATGAATCGAATGCCTGTTTATTAACCTTTTTGAATATTTTTGGATATGTAGTATTGCGTATGCTACTATCTATATGATGTGGATCTATAATCTCTCCACGCGCATATTTAATATAATATAATTCTTTATCGTCATTAATTGTTTTTTTGGCGAATGCTACTTCTTCATTATTAGTCTCTTTGGCGTTTTTGTCAAAGAAAGTCCTGACAAGATGTACTGGATCTGGTAAATTTAGATCACTTACATCTTCATTTTCCCACCTAGCCATTTAATCTCTCCAATTTTTGTTTAAGATATTTAATTGCTTCTGCCTCTGACACGGCAGAAAAATAAAATTGTGCTTTATTTGATATACCATAATCAGATAGAAGTTTATTTCCTAATACTTGTTGATCAAGCGTTCCATCTGGTAATATCTTTCTAATATCAATTTTCATTGTAATAGTGACATGATGTGGGTGTTCTTTTCTATTACTCAAATTATGATTCATCAGTCACCATCTTTAATCCAACGTACTTTTTCTTGTTGGGTCATTTTATTAATTCTTCTATTAAGTTTACGTTGTTCTGTGATTTCTGATGCTTGATGAATATTATTTTTAGCATTCTTATCTTGTAACTCATATTTTCCCATTTTTTGGGTATTTCTATCTGCTAGTTGTGCAATTGTTACAGGTTCTCCCCTTATCATGATTGCTGGTGGATTAATAAAAACTTTAACTAATGTTTCTTTTCCACAGATTGGGCAAGTATGAGTAGAGGGATCATTAAATCCCTGTTTAATTTCTATATAAAACGCACATGGCTCACACTCAAAATCGTATGTTGGCATATAGCTCTCCGTAACCTTCCTTTGTCCTTCATTATAGATAGATCATAATCAAAAAACACACAACATACTAAAGTCTGGCAATAATTCTAGCAATAATTTTATTTCTTACAATATCCTCTGATGATAGTTTACATATCCCAACACCTTCAACGCCCCTAAGTCTTTCTATGCAGTCATCTAAACCGCCGTCAGACTGTTCGTTCAAATCCGTTTGTGTGATATCGCCATTAATTACCGCTTTAGATTGTGTTCCAATTCTTGTTAAGAACATTTTTATCTGTTCATATGTAGCATTTTGTGCTTCATCTAATATCATAAATGAATTATGAAAATTTCTTCCTCTCATATATTCTAGTGGACATAATTCTATGGCATTGGTATTCTTGTAATTATTAAATGTGTCAGTACTTAAATATAGTTTCATTTCTTCCAACGTGGGTATTAAGTATGGTAATACCTTTTCTGTTAATGTTCCCGGCAAATATCCTAAACCACGACCAGATTCTACAACAGGTCTAGTAATAATAATTTTCTCAATTCTATTAGTTAGTAAATATTCACATGCCAATCCAACGGCCACAGCTGTTTTACCACTACCAGCTGGTCCTACGCAAAAAGTTATATCGCATTCAGACATTGTTCTAATATAGTCTACTTGATTTTGTGTTTTAGGTTTGAATACTTTTCTTAATGGTGGCTTTTTTTCTTTATTAGAATCTGTTGTTCTTTTTTTTCTCATTTTAATATGGCCCAGTGTTTGAGATTGAACGAATAGTAGCACCTTTGTATTGTACTAAATCACTATAATCATTTTTATATGACAGTGTTAGTTCCACATTACCTCCACCGGTATCTCCACCAGAAGTAGAGATATTATCTAGGTAGTTTTTCGTCCCTAAATCCCACACAAAATATTGACTGCCTAAAGCATCAGCTACAATTTTTATTTGTTTGTTTTCTTCGAATGTTTTATCTAAGCGCAATATATCTTGATATAGGTATATACTTCTAATAACACCTACCAATGAACAGGTTATACTGATTGGTAAGTTCACAAACTTCCAGAGATTGACATCTGTTTCATCATTTGCCCCTCTCCAAATACCAATATCATTTAGTTCTGTATAATCTATTGTAGCTTCAATTTGTATTGACTGTAAACCAAATACATCTTTATTGTCTATAGATAGTGGACTATTCAATTTAAAAATTTGATTGGCTTCTTCTGGCAAGATAGTAGAAGACATTTTAATATGCTGTCTTTTTAGAATATCTCCATCTTGAGCTGAATCGGGTAAAGCATCAATATCGCCATCATCATATTTTACAATATTACTAATAAGTGTAATTGTTTCTGTGATTTGATCAACACCAATATCATATGATATATTTGTTAGTAGGCAATTTTTATATGACACTTTTGTCAGTGTTGCACTATCTTGTATTAAAGATACATCATCTTCTCCATATACTATTATAATATCATAATTTTTTAATCCACTACTATTAGTATATGTGTCTGATCCTTGACATCCTAGATTTGTATTAGATAGTAGATGACACTGATTATAATTAGTACTAGAACTTTCATCATAGTAGAATAATTGTCCACCCCTTGGTATTATTCTAGAAATATTAATTTCATGAGTACGGTTCTTATTTTCAAAACGAAACCTTCTTTGAAATCTACCAATGTCTACTATAGATGAAGATTCGCTAGTGCTACTTACGCCAACTGACTGAGCGCCATCTAAGTATGCATAAGTTCCACCAGATTTAGTATTTCGTTTTCTATACAGTACAGCCTGACAGGCATAGAAAACTCTATTTTGAGACATATTTAATTTCCGCTACTGCCAAAACCAGACTGTCCTCTGTCAGAATTATTTAATTCCTCAGTCTCTATCATTTGTACAGATAAAATAGATTGAAATAATATTTGTGCTATTCTATCCCCAGCCTTAACATTATATGGTTCATATCCATGATTTTGTAACACAACACACACTTCGCCACGATAACCACTATCAACCACTCCAGCCATAGTATCAAGCCCGTGCTTAACAGCCAATCCAGATCTAGGCCATATTAAACCAACATAGCCATCTGGAATTGCCATAGATATTCCAGTTTTAATCATCAATCTATTCTGTGATGGTATTATGCAATCCTCTAGGGCATATAAATCATAGCCAGCATCTGTATGATTAGCCTTAGATGGAGCTATAGCATTTTTATCTAGCTTCTTAAAATGGATACTATGATTATAGGTAGTATTTGATATATTTATAGCTGAACAATCTATCAAGGTTGTTAAATCAATTGACATAATATGTCTCCAATGTTATACTAGTTCACATGTTCCGCCAGAACAAGCCCATTCCTGTTCTGCTTTTGTATTGTTTGTTTCTTCTATGACGCTGGTGAAATCTATATCTTGATATTCACGATTTAGATCTACCCACTCTTTCCAGTTAAATACGTCCTTCATACAGTATGTTAATTTTCGTAAATCCCCATCAAAATATTTACCTGCAAACTTTTTACATCTATTTGCAAATTCTTTCTTTTCTGATCCCTTGATTTTTTGTCCTATTCCAAGCAAGGAATCACAAGCGGCCCATAAATTATCTTCCCATAGTTCTAATGCCACTTCTATTAAGCCGCTCACAAACAATGAAGCATCTCCATAATGTTTTACTTGTTCGTGTGGAGTATAAACTGTTGTAAATGGTGCCTGTGGATAATCTTTATCTCCAGTAATTGGCAATAATGATATCCCACAAAAGTATTCTCTATTATTATATATGTAGTCAGTAACAATAGACCACTCTTCTGGCTTAATATTTATCGTATTTGATACGTTATGTACCAGCCAAGGTTGTGTACATAAATGCTTGTTTGTACCATTTAATACCCAGTTTTTTTGGGTATTTTTTACATGCTCTAATAATTGTATGGCGTCAATTTGATTTTTTATTTTAGACCCATCTGGAACTTCTACGCAAAATGAAATGACATCATCACTATCATTATTTGACCATACACTATCTTCACATGCCCTTGGATTAACTGATTTGAAGTATTGATATATTGGTTCCATTTTATTTGCTTGGACCTTACGAATATATCTTTTAGCATGATGAGGATGTATACCGCTGGATGTGCCTAAAATGCAACTTGATGTACCTTCTGGTTTAACACATGTAGTTCTTGCGGCTTGATTAATTGCTATCATATTAGCTATTTTAGCGTTGGTATCTCTAACAATATTTGCTCCAGCGCTTTGTATGGTATCATTAAGACATATATCATATTGTTCCATGATTCCGGTCATAGAAACACCAAGTAGTGCTTCTCTTGAGATAATTCTTTCTGACACAGAACCCAAATAATCAAATTTATTAAATCCTGCTTGTAGTGTTCCAATTATAGATGCGGCCCTACATGCATCATAAAAATCATTTTCTGTTTTTACTTTGGCACAATTGATTGTACTTAGGTTACATGCCTGCCAGCCAGTTTGTCCAGTTTCTATATCTACGGGCCACATACCAATTTCAACACAAGGATTAACAATTAACTCAGTTGAATCTGACCATACAAATCCCGGCTCTCCAAAATCTTTGACAGATTGCATTAACTCATTAAATTGTTCTTTAGTAGTTTCTTTTCTCAATAATAATGCTGAGTTATTTGATCTACCGCGTTGTGGATTTTCAATAAACCAATTACCAGTTTTGGCCTTTGCCATATCTTGATCGTCTGGACTAAAAACACAAATAGTAGCACTACGTCTGACTCCACCACTAATTACAGCGTCAGCACTATACATAACTATATCATATGCTTCTATTGGAAGTAATTTTCCTATTCCAGACTTCATACTCTTATCTAATAGTTTTTTAATATTATTTAAGGCTTTGCGTAATGGCTCTGGACCCGGAGCCTTACCACCACTAGATTGTAAAAATGCTCCAGCCGGTCTAATTTCAGAAAAATCGAATGTTATATTTTTACCATTATATTCTGGAAATAAGTCTGTATCTTCAAAATAACTAGAGACTAATATTCCAATAGCATCAGACCATCCTTCGATTGAATCAGATATAGTAAACTTTTTATTTCCAGATTTAGTTTTTACTAAATTAGGAAGTTTATTAATATGGTGTTTTTGTACTGAGAATCCTGTACCACATCCACATAGTAATAGATACATGCACTCTTGGAAGAATCTAACGCGATCTACGTATGAGGCAATGCAATTATATATTCTAGCGTTGTGTTTAAAGATAGGACTTCCGCCAAATTGTAAAGCTCTTTGTGAACCAAGCACCCTCTTCTTCCTCATCATCTCATAAGCCCATTCAATTTCTTGCTGAAGTTCTTTATGGGCCGGATTAGACTGATCAATATATTTGTCAATCATCATTTGCTTTACTCTGTCTACTGCCTCATTCCAAGTTTCTCTTCTTTTTTTTTCTGGACACCATCTAGCGTACTTAGACACAAACGTATAATTCATAAGAGCTTTAAGTGACATATTTAATCTTTCTCTGATGGATCTTTTTCTAGTGTGATAGTTATCTTATTGAGATTTATTTCAATTACTGTCTTATCATCCCTTTGATAGATATTTACATTATCGGCCAAAGTAGTGATTTTGTCAACTAAACTCTTTTTAATTCCAAGCTCTTTGATAATAGAATTAACTAAGATTTGTATCATATGTTAGTGTGTTACTTTATTGAGTAGTATTTCAATTTTTTGTATGATATGATTTAACGAAGATGCCTTTTCATTTATTGATATCTTACAATCAATTACATTTTTCTCTATTGCATCTATTTTAGATTCTAGTCTGCTTTCCATTCCAACAACCCTATCTTCTAAAGACAGCATTCTTCTATTTAATGAATCATTGACTTTTTCTTCAAGAATAATTATTTGTTTGCCATGATTAACCAATGTTAACATAACCCAAGCAATGAATGGTATAAATATAATACCAAGTACTTCTATGATATTGTGAAATAGTGACCAAATATTTAAAGCATCGTTCATTATAGCACTCCTTATAGGATATTATTTTGGTAGACACAGGGGGCTTTTAATACCCCCTATGTCACACCAACATAAATCACATACCAGTTATTGCTTTATAATTGAAGAAGTCGCCACCACTAGCCACAGATAATGTTACGAAGTCTACCTTCATAACTAGTTCACCGGGAACTGCTCTGGTTGGATTAGCGGCATTATCTATATGACGAGCTTTATTATCATTAACTGGACTCCACATATAACCACTACTAAATGTATTAAGAGCAGTGGGTTTAGCAGATGCTGTACCAGCAGCATTAAGGAATAGTCTACGCGACTGAAGCTTAGTACCATTGTTGAGATATCCACTTCTGGCAAATCTATTACTTCTAATAAAGCTAGTAGTAGTAGCACCAAAATCATGCTCAAATTGAGCAATAGATCTAGTATTATCACCCCTACCAGTAATTAGAATATTAGTATTAGCAGCACCAGATAGTGTAGCACTACTCGCTGCAATTACATATTTACCAGCTTCGCTATAGGCAAATGTGCCACTAGAGTATGGTTTACGATTGTGACTAAGACCATTATCTTTCACTCTTGGTAAAGTGCCATCTGTATATTCTGTGGCATTATCCTTGAGTGCAAGAGCTTTGGTAATTCTTTCAGTGCTTGTTGTAGTATTGCCAAGGATAGTTCCACCCTGTCTGGTACTACTATAAGCGCCACCTGTTGTATTTTTTAGATAATTAGCTTTAGATGTAGGAACTGGCATAATTATGCTCCATGTAATTTGAATATAACATAATCCTAATTATCCTAAATACAATCCATGTCCATAGCTATATACACAAAATGGTATTAACTTTTAACTAGATTTTTACACATCCTAATAGCTTTTTTTAATCTTCTTCTTGCTGTTTCTCTACTATAGCCATTCTCGTCAGCAATTTCAGTCATGGTCATATTATGAAAAAATCTTTGCTCTAATAGAGTTTTCATACCGCTAGGCAGGCTCTCTAATATGTCAAATACTTCATTCTTAATAGAAAAACTTATTGGTTGTTCTATGCTGTCCGAAGCATATTCTATATTTTTCTTTTTTAGTTCATTTTTAAGAGCATATAAAAGCTGTTGATATAGATAAGATGTAAACTTTGCACCCTTTGTTGGGTCATACTTTTCTATGCATTTCCATAATGTTACCATAGCAATAGAAGATATGTCATTATGGTCTAATGCATACATGAACTTATTGGACACAGAATTTATTATATTACGTATGTTGCTGTCTTTCAAATAGTTTTCAATATTTTTATCCATTAGTACCTCTTAAGATAATTCCACCCTTTTTATTTTTCATAACCGTTAACTTATTTAGTCCGTCTAAGTAAGTTTTATCCATTTTATCAGAAGCTATGTATTCTACTTCACCGTCTGGAGACACTAGTATAGACCAGTAATCGACAGATTGCAACTGTTTCTTGACCAAATCTACGGTTTGTCGTAGATCATTATCTGATAATATTTCTTCTTCTGTATAATTACAGATAGCATTTTCTATATCTTTTCTTACGTGCTTAATATTAAATAGTCTAGCAACCCCTATAAAAAAAGAATATCTACCCATAATTTTTAAGGCTTCAACTCCTTCTATTTTTTCAATTATTTCTGCAATATTAACTGTTACATCAAAATTTGTATGTCCGATCCAGCAATCCCATCTATCAGAAGGTTTTAATAGAGAATCTTGTGGGTATGGACCCATAGGGGTATGAACTATTTTGTTCTGAAATAACAAATCATGTGCAAGTAATGGATACTCGTCATCCGAATCTTCTAGCAAGCTTACGCTTGCCTCACTAAGGGCATTATCAGATAAAGATTCTTCTACTTTAGAATTCCAACTTTCCCAAGCTATTTTTTTTATTTTGTGCATAATTATCCCTCACTGGATGAATTATTTGATATCTCTTGGGCGCACTACAATACTATTATTGCTCGATATTTTGTTTTTATGTAATTGTGATAAATTATTCTTGATTTCATTAAACTCATCAAGCCTATTATTTTCTACACATTGGGAGTATAAATGTTGTAATATTCTTTCTAGAATATCTCCATACTTTAACTCAAATATGATCTGTGATATATATTTTACCCCATCTTGTGTATTGTCCCAATCACAAACAAACATTAATTCATTAGTTTCTTTTTCAATGTATAGAGATAGTTGTGCTAACACATCTAGCTTAGAATATTCTGAATTTTCTTGATAGAATTCTTCCATAAAAACTTTCGAAATTTGGCTTATTGTTGTGTGAAACAAATTTTCCACGTTTTTCTATACCAAGCAAATTAGGTAATTTTATTGCATAAACTACTTCACAATCTGTGGTATTTACTTTTCTAAAGTCCATCAACTCAATTGAAGTCCAATCAAAGTACACACTAACATATTCAGAAAATAAGTCCCTCGCGGTATCTGTTATATCTTTGGTAGAGATATATTTACTAGGAAATTGACCTTCTTCTGTGAGCAAGAATTTGAAAAAATCATCGTGCGAATACTGTACATTAGGATTTTGTTGCACGACAATTAGTGTCAATGCTACTTTCATGTTGGTTCTTTTGCATCAGAATTAGTTGTAGTATATTGGACTTGTGATTTTAGATTTTTGACAATTTCTAATTGTGATGCCGCACTTTGATACTGTCTAATAGCATTCAATAATTCATTTAAAGAATTATTCTTAGATTGATCTTTAACTAAGACATTGATAATAAAAGAATTTTCGTCTATAATAGATTGTAATCTGCTTTCAGCCGCTCCTAAAATATCCATTATTTTCCTTTCAATTATTCAAGTACCAAGCAATTCCATAGAATTTTTCTTGTAGTAGTAACTTTTCATTATCAGATAGTATATGATTTTTATCTCCAACCGTGTCTATTATACTATTGATTAAGAAAATGTCAAGATCTGCATATTTATCTTTGAGCGAATCCCCAAAAAAATATTTACCAGCCAGTGTGTATAAATGATTTAATTTTTGCGTATCTATATCATATGATATAATTCTATCAGCAAATACTTTATTAAACACTGCTAGGTTTAATCTATCAGTATCATTTGTGACTATATTAGTGATCTTAGACACTTGTTGTGCTATAGCATCTGTTGGTTTTTGTATACCAAGGCTTGGAGTGACATCCTTTTCTACTCCAGATATTTTGCTTAGAAATACAAAAACCACCAGAGCTAATCCAGCAATAAGCAAATAATTACTTTTCATCAATAGTTTTCCTATTTTTTTCTAGTGTATATACAGATACCAACATTGGAAATACTTCTTGTAATTTATTGTAAGCATCAAGTAAATTAGCTTGTTTACAGGCATTTGATAATATTTCCCACTTTGCTACTATAGATGTTAAATCTGTATTAGTAGTTGGTTTGGGTGTTACTTCCTGTTTATTATCAAACAAACTTTTTACATTTGATACTACATAATCTTTAGAACCAAGTATTAGCATCAATACACCACACCCCAAGACAATCCATTGAGTAGGAGTTAATAAACCTAAAATATCTTTCATCATTTTGTCTCTCTAATAGTATCTCCAACTACCCATGCTACAACAATACTGGTAACCGCTAAAAGTTGCTCATGATCAAGTTGAACACCAAATAATTCAGATGAAACTACTGTTGCTAAACCAATTGCTGCAACCCAAAAACGTCTTGAAGTGAGTAAAGATTTGACTTTATTCATTTTTCGCTCCTATTGATGTTGTTTGATTATTAACCCCGCGCCATGAAATGGACATTCTGTTGTATGTCCATCACCGTGTATTATTCTTCCAGTTCCTTTGCATGGACACTTTTTAGGATCTGGATTTGGTCTAATTATATTGTCATCTGGTTTTGGCTTAATTTCAAATATTTCTTTTTCTGCCTTACTAAAAGCATTATTAGCACTATACACAAGATCTTCTATGTTTATTTTTGATGAACTAAAGTTAGAATCTTGAGTTTGTATTACTCCATGAAATATAAATGGCAATAATAATGTAAGTGATAAAGCTACAAATTTAAGATTTCTCATATTAAAATACCTCATCAAGAGTCCAATCTATATTTCTTGCTGGAAAGCCATCAACATCACTAAACACCCATGATCCACTAGAGCCTAACATATCACGGGCTACAGATTCTCTAATCCAAAAACTTCCATCTGGTTGATCGTGTCGTTTTGGGCCATTATTCCAAACTCCCCAACTATTTTGAACCAAGAAAAGAGTTTCATTATATATTTCATGGGTATCATCTGCGGCTATCCAAGCCATAGCGTGCGCCCAAGATCCAGATGGGGCGGCTATACCATACTTATCTCTACGAGAACTGAATCCAAACATTGAACATACGCTTATGCCATATCCATTTGCCAGAGCGTCTCTGGCCTCTTCTACGGTTGTTATTAAACTGGCTGTTCTTACTGGCCTCTTTTGTGCTTCTTCTATAAGCGTCTTAGGTGGCCCGCTTCGTCCCCAAGACGATGCAAGTTTACCTTGATATGATGTTAAATCAATATTGTCATATTTTTGTCTAATTAATACACCACCAGTTTGTTTGACAAATCTTGCCGCACCAGAACATGTCATGCCTTCACCACCGTGTCCGCGTGAACCATATATGCCTTCTGTAGCACCGCGAGCAACAAACTCTTCATTTTCTCCATTGATAATTTCACAGCTTCTAGTGATATCTATTGCATTACGAGTAGAGTGTGAGACACAATCACCAACTACTTGTCTTTCTGAAGGACCAAAATTAGGATCGAATTTTAATAGATTTTTAAATGGAAGAGATAATTTTCCTTTTCCTGTTCCATATAATTTATATGCAGCAGCACCGAATAATGGATGTCTTAATTCACCCAATAATTTATCAGTATCTTCTGGATCACAAATGCTACCGACGAATCCATCCTTGTACGTCTTTAGAATTTTTGATGGAGTACTAAAGTCGAGTTGCATTTAATATTCCTTTAGCTGAGTTTTGCCATGAAAATTTTTCTGCTGTCTGAATACCATCTACATTAATATTTAGTTCACCGTTCTGTTTTTTCTTATGCACCAGCCTCATATGACTTATAGTTTCTTCTTTTTGATTATCAGACAACTCAGCCCAAAAACCACATTTACCATCAAAAAATACTCCATCAAACGCTGTCTCTAGATTATCGACATCTATAAGCATGGCATTTTGATTATTGCAAAACTCTGTATGTGCAGAATAGTTGGTAGTAATTACATGTTTTCCGCATGACATCATTTCAAGTAACTCTAAATTCCACCCTTCAGCCCTAGATGGAAATATTCCACAATCTGAGAGCCTCATAATATTATACACATCTTTTTGGGTTTGCTGTCTAGGTATTATCCTTATTTTTTCACCCAGCTGTGAGTTTTTATATAGGCTTTTCCATTCATTATTTTGTTCGCCTATAAAAGGATTATCGCATAACATCCATAGTTCTACATCGTCATGATAGGTAAATGCCCTATTAAAACACTCAACAATAATATCGTGACCTTTTCTAATTTCCCATTTTCCACAATTGAGAAAGACTGTAGTTGACCTTTTATTTGGCAGTGTACATGGCCTAAATACAGTAGCATCTACACCAAGCGGAATTACATGAATGTCTGATTGATCAAATTTATTCACATTATTCATTACGACTTCTTTTGCCCAGTTAGAACATACCATAATTTTATCACAATGAGATAAACTGACTATTTCATGAGAATTAAATTTGGTTAATTCAAATATTGGAAAACCAAAATATGTACCATTACCAACTTTGGTCTGTAAATCATGTTGATGCCATAATTTTATACACGGTCTATGTTTATCAAAATAAAGTTGATTATTAATACTTATAGATATAATATGGGTATCATCCATATTTTCTGGTCTTGAAATTGGATATAATGCAATTGTATTATCTATTTGATATAATTCTTTCAGTAGATTATATCCAGCTATACCATAGCCGAGATTATTAATTGGAGCTATAAAATTTATCATTGAATATTTTCTTCCAATAGTTATATACCATAATTAAATCTTCATCTTGATGTATATTAGACTTTACTATGATATCATTCCACGCATTTATTAATTCTACATCTCTTGGTGTGCCAAGACATATATATTGTTCTGTTTCATACATCAATATCTTTAGATTGTCGTTAATAATTAAATTATATGGCATTGTTACATAAAATTCATTATTGACTCTGTTGCCAGATTCTATCAATTTTCTAAAATAATGATTCATCATTTGGAATGATTTGAAATAATATATTCCATTAGATGCGTGTTCAAATATTGGATGTGCTGTAAAACATCCTTTTTCTTTAATTTCTAATACATTATTATTGCTATCATGTCTAACATGTGCAAAATTAGTATTGTAAAATTTATGCGGATGTAATCCACAGTGTGTCAATATACATCCATCAGCATTATTTGTATGAACATATGAAATTAGTTTGTCTAAATTAAAGATACTTACTAGATCACAATAGCTTACAATAATTTCTTCTTCTGGATTGATATCTAAATTTGCCGATAATATTGATACAACTGGACCATCTGAATTTGGCGATATTGGATTAATATTTATTTTTGGAAATAGTTTTTGTAGAATTCTATTACTAGCAACATTACAATTTTTTGTGATCAAATATATATTATCATGTGAGATGCCATCAAACATATTGATTACATGTTCAATCATGTATTTATTTACAACTTTTATGAATGATTTTTCTGGATATCCATTTTTAGTAAATCTTTCACTTTTACCAGACAGTGTTATTATTATTTTCATTTTTTCGCCTATAAAATTCTGGTATATGTTTTTTGCTCTCACCCCAAAAATGTATAAATATCGCATTCTTATATTTGTCTACAGTTTCATCTATGGAGAGATTATCAAATGACTCTTCATAAAATTGTGCTGGGGCATATGGACCTGTTTTTCTAGCCCCCCAAAACTCCTTAATGTTTAGATTTAAATTTTTCTTTTTACATATGTAATACACTAATTCTAAAATAGTTTCCTCAATGCATTTTGTTTCTATTTTGATATTTAATATATCAAGATGTTCTAGCAATATTTGCTTAAACGACATAGCTGATTGTTTGTTTGCAAAAATTAGAGACGCATTAGATAATGTGTAAAATTCTTCATCTTGCGATAAATTGATTTTAGATATGAGGTATTTTAGCCATTCGATTTTTGTATTTGCCCAACCAATCTTGTCTTCTTGTGTTGGTTTTTTATTTGACCAGCAATAAACGTGATTATTATCAATGTTAAGTATATCAAAGATATTAATATTATCTAAGTTAATAGCCATATCTAAATGTAACCAATAAAAATTGTCATAACCAGAATCACAAAAATCCAATATTGCAGCTATTGCACTTAATGTATATACACTGTAATCTTTACAAGAAGGTTTTTTATCTGTCTGAAAATTATTGAGTATAATTTGCATGAATTTATTTTTTTCATCTATTACATTAAAAGCAAGTCCATGTTTCTTGCAATATTCTATCATCTTATTTTTTTGCAAGTTAACCCAATCTATATTTTCTTTATTATTCAATACTCCAAATCCATATGATGTATATATTGAGTTTTTCATTTTGATAAACACTCATTTTCATTTAAACATTTATGCCAATTCATCACTTCATCCAGATTTGGTATAATTTTTTTATATGTATCATAATTATTTAATTTATTTGATGCGTCCATCAGCGATAAACTGTCAATATTTTTTGCTTGCAAATTCAAAAAATGCATTATTTTATCTAGTTCTAGTGATTGATTTTCAGAATATAAATCCTCATATTTCACTATTAAGGTTTTATTGCTATGATAAAATTTTACATAATTGTAATAACATTGAATATTTTTTATGAAATCAAAATAACAGACAGCAAATTCTTTTAAGTCGATTGGTGGTCTTACTTCAGAATAAAAATCATTTAATAAAGACTGAGCTACATCATTTTGAAAACTATTTTTTAGTCTATGCTTTTCGTATATTTTATAGTCTCCAGAATAGGTCATCGATACAATATTAGATAGCATAGTATCCAAGACACTTTCTCTATATAAAAAAATAATCTTTTCAGCCACATCTATTATTTCAAAATTATCTAATATATCTAGAGGCCAGCCTAATATTTTTATAATATCATATGTTTGTATTTCTTCGAACTTATCTTTTAATGTTACTTGTCTATTTTCATTGCACTCTGGATTATATGGTTCCACAGACAAAGTACTTTCAGATGAATATGCTATATACTCACATAAAGCTGTTGAACCAGATCTTGGAACTGGTGAAAAAATTAACTTCATAATATATTCTCTAACTTTTTCTTAAAATCATTGACAAAATATCTGCCACTTAAAAAGTATTTAGGCATATTTTTTAGATATTCATGGGCTTCGATGATTAAATCTGTGTTTCTTATTTTTGATTCAGCCTCAGAAAGATTATCAAAGTATAATGGATAATCAGCACCAAGATATTCAACTACTGCTGGTAATTTATTTACTATTATTGGTGTATTTCTAGACATAGATTCTATGATCGCATTATTAGCAGAACTATCATATAGATCCAAAAATACTACACCCCTAGTTAATAGTTCATCAAATTGATCGGCTTCTAGAAATTTTAACATTGATACTCCAGCCCACATATATCTAGATTGATGGGCGTCTGGATTTGTTTTGTTGTATACATCGAGCATAGTTAAAGTATAATCATACGAACTAGGAAGCCAGATTTTTGTATAATCTGTTCCTATATTTAATTTATGTAGTGAATCTAATTTTCTTAACCAATATCCTAGTTGTATTACTGGCTTGCAACGCTGGTGTATAAATTTATCTGGACACCATTTTAACTTTGGAATCTGTGTTGGATGCTTAAGATCTATTATTGGAACATCAACACGCGACGAAAGCCATTCTTTCAAATACTTAGATAGTACAATTAAAAGCTTACATGTTTTTAAAGATTCTTGAAAAATTGGACGACTCAATATAGCATTTGGGGAATCAAAATAATTAAACCAATTTGGCATATTTGGCGGGTTATGCAAAAAACCTATCCATTTATGCTTATATGGTATTTTATGAATACTTTTTCCACGAAAATGATCGTATAAATACCAAGAAAAAGATCTTTCAATAAAGTCATCACAAAAAATACCACTACGTGAGTGTAGTGTTTTTAATTGGCTTAAACAAAACTGCCATCCAGATCTATGATGTATAAATCCAGATGACTTAGATAAATCAATTGTAATCATATCAGTTTTCTAGATAGCATCCCCTCATAAAATCCTATTTGATATTTACACTTACATATAACCAAATTTTCCAAATAATCACCATCCATGTCTGGATTTGAATCTAATAGCCATCTTGGCATTTCATTATCTAGCATTTCTGGAGACTCTACAAATCTATGCCACAATTCTTTTCTTTTTTCATCTAAGTTTTTATTGCTGACTAATAATCCATCTTGGTATCCAGAATCATAATAAAAATCAGATATCTTTTCCATTGAAAAATCTATTTCATCTAGATATTTTATTTTACTCAGTGTACTACAATAATAAACACGATATCTATTAGCCATTTGTGCTATAAATAATTTATTACTTATATTTTTATGTCTATATGAAATTACTGGCCTATAGGAAAAATCATTATAGGCTCTTCCAGATATGGCACAGTATAATAAATCTGGATATAGATGTATTTCTTCAGTAAGATCTGATATAACATTATGACCATTATCAAGATTATATCTTTGATATTTTTGATTTATCTTATGGATACCATTATTAAGTGAGGCGTGTGTATGTGTATTAGTTGGGCCACAGAATATACCACCATCTCTTAATAAATTATTAATAGAAATGATCTTATTTAAGTAATCATCTTCTACATAAAATGTATTATCAACTATAATAACAATACTAGATTTTACTTGGCTAGGTAAATCATCAATACTTATTTTATGTATTTGAGCAGATAATTCGTAATATGATATTTCGTGTTTAAAACTATCAATAGCTAATTTATATTGTTTATTATTTAGTACTAGTTGTTTTGGTTGATTATTTTTCTTGGTTTCATTGATAGCAAAGATTTCAATATCCAATTTATTTTCCCTTATTTCATTAATTTTTTTAGTCTGTTCTGATAAGAATTGTCGTATCCAGTTATTCTTGCTACTTCTAAAGAATCATCATTTAGAATGATAGTAGTTGGCACAACTCTAATTTTAAAATGTTTTTTTAGATCTGGTGATTCATCTATATCGATAATCACAATATTGTATATGTCATGTAGATCTGTATTATCATCTAGAAATTTTTTTAAATTAACACAGGAAGGACACCATTTGGCACTAAAAATATATAAATCATCCGCAATACAATATTTTGATGTCAAGCCAGCAAATACTAATATACAAAGAAAAGTATTTAAGAATCTAACAAGTGTCATACAATTATTTCTAATATTGGTTTTCCGCCATCTACTATTTTTACAGGTCTATTGCCGGGAGCCATAATATGTTTTTCTGGATTAATACCAAGTAGTGTATATATAGTCGAGGCCCAATCTTCTACTGACACAGGATTATCTAGTGGATCAGTGGCCGTATCATTGCTAGATCCATATACTATTCCAGATTTTATACCGCCACCAGCCATTATTCCACTATATAGCTTGGGCCAATGATCTCTTCCGGCAGTTGGATTTATTTTTGGTGTTCTTCCAAACTCTGTTCCAACTACTACCAATGTAGATTCTAATAATCCTCTTGATTCTAAATCAAGTATTAAACTTGAAAATGCTTTATCAAAAGGTGGTAATTGAGTTTGCATATTAGTAGCAATATTATCATGATGATCCCATCCACCATATGTCATTGTTATAAATCTTACTCCAGCTTCTACTAGCCTTCTTGATAATAACATCCTCATGCCAGCAGAATTCTTGCCATATGTTTCTTTTGTTTCATCTTTTTCTAATGATAAATCAAATGCCTCTATAGCCGCATTAGAATCCATTAGCTCAAAAGCATTTTCATAAAATGAATTCATGGCAACTAAAGCATCAGATTTTTGTGTTGCATCAAAATTTTTATTGACGACCTCCAACATTTTTTTTCTTTTATCAAATCTTTGTATCGATATTCCTTCTGGCAATCTTAGATCTCTTACTTTAAAATTGGGATCTTCTGGATTTCCACCAAGACTAAAAGAAGAATATGAATGACTTAAATAACCGGCACCAGCGAATTCATTAGGTACATTTGGTACTGTAATATAGGGTGGTAGATTGTTTTTTCCACCTAATTCATGACCCACTATAGAACCAATACTGGGGTATTGTATTGCTGGCGATGGTCGCCATCCGGTAAACATATTGTGTGTTCCACGTTCATGTGCTGCCTCATTATGGTTCATAGATCGTATTACTGTTATCTTATCTGCAATCTTGGCAGTATCTTTCAATAATTCGCTAAATTTAATTCCAGTAATTGAAGTATCTATTGATGATAGTGGCCCCCTGTATTCTGCTGGGGCAAATGGTTTAGGATCAAATGTTTCTTGGGTAGAAAATCCACCGGGTAAATATATGTAAATTACAGATTTTGCTTTTGCTTCTGTAGCAATGTTATCATCTGCAATTAACATTGAATAATTAGTATTATTAATACCAATACAACTCAATGCGCCAAGCTGTAATATATTTCTTCTATTCATTTTTTAGTTTGATTATATTTAGAGCGGAATTAAATATGTTTTCTATAGAGCTTTCTGGTATTCTTGATTTAAAATATGAGAAAATTTGTTTTATCATTTCATGATCTGGATCTTGAGTTAATTCTAGCCATCCAACAAAATAATTCCATATCCTATCTTCAAGTATTAATGGATATTTTACACCAAGCGGTCTTCCAAATCTATGTACCCATCCAAGTTGTGGCAAGCATATATTTTTGCCACCATTTCTTCTAAATTTTTCTGCTATATATCCTTCTTCTCCACCAAATCCTTTAAAGTGTTCACATATTCCCGGCCAGTTTTTCTTTTCAAAAGAACACAAACCCATACCATGCATTAGTATCTCAAATGGTTTATTAGATTTATATTTTTCATGATCAGTAGCCCATGTTCCGTACATATCTCCGCTCCAATTGGGATCAAAATGAGTAGAAAAATTTTTTAGATCATCATAAATCAACGGTCCCTGTATCAAGTTCTTACAATCCTTATTTTCTGCATAATAATTTAATAACGAATTAATAGCGCCTTTAACTAATAAAACATGACAATCAATAATAAGAACATATTTTCCAATAGCATGTTTTACTATTTCATATTTGTTAAAACTAGAACTTTTATCTTCTTTTGGTATGTATTTACCAAGTTGATTTAATCCGTTTTCAACAAATTTTTTTGTAACTTTTCCGCTTTCGCTATTTGGATTATTATCTAAAACAATATATTCTACAGAATCTGTGTTACAGATTTCATGATACATTCTTAAACTTTGTATTGTAAAAAATACTCCATCATAATCATCATATGTTGCCATACCAATTGTTAATAATTTTTGACTCATAAAATTATGGATTCATCAATGACTCCCATAATTCAATATCTATTGCATATATTTCACGAACTCTATTTTCTTGTTCTGGCGTTAAAATAGGTTTATTTTCACTAGCATCCAAATGTGGCAATGGCACTGTAATTCCAAGCCAATTTGCGCAATCTTGTAATTGCGTTTCAAATAAAAATGCTCTGTCATAATTTGTAATATGGCAGAACTCGCAGCCGTATATTGGATTTTCTAATTGTTCTTCAACTGTTCTATTTCCATGAGCCACCATAGATCGAAATCTTTCAATTGGATTTCTAACAATAACACATTTTTGACCATTGTCTTGGCTAATTGGATAAAAATAAGCAGGATGATATGAATCTGTTATTTCTATATCTGGATAAAAGGACTGTAACATAGCCATTGCTATTGAGTGCGATCCACTGCGAGGAATTAGAATTATACTATTTCCATTCGGGCTTGTTAATATGCTTGGCATGATTATGTAAAGTAAAGTATTACTGCTCCAGTTTCTCTAGTTTCTACTGTGCCGAATCCATTACCGCCGCCTATACCGCCAGAGGCAAAACTTCCATACTTATCAAATTTAGTACCAGCACCAAATACATTTGGATTAGTCATATCATAATTATAATTAACGTATGTAGTTGGATCTATTCCTAATAGATTTAATACGGCAAATAGGCCGTCTATATCTGTTGCTTTAAATACTGGCCTACCCACACCCTGTGGAGTATTTCCACCAACTGCTCCGTTAGCGTATTCTCCACCACCTTGATATCCTCCACCCCCACCGTTAGCGCCACCGTCACCACCATTGAATCCAAATCCACTAATTAACCTACCTCCACCACAGCCGGTAATGGTTGTGTTATCATATGTTATTGTTGTATTATTACCAAATGAGCCATAATTAGCATTATTAACAGCAGCACCAACTGTATAAGCTACAGAAGAGCCGCCATTAACATTCCAAGTTTTATATGCTGTTCCACCAGCCCCCTTTTCGTAGTTTCCACCACTTCCAATAGCCCATGCTTTCATAGTGGTGGCACCAGTTGGTACTGTATATGAAGAACCAGTTGTTAGCATAACTGCCATTGGTGAAAATGGTGCCGCAGTGGTAGTAGTAGTTGAGGTTGTTGTGGTGGTTGGTGCCGCAGTGGTTGTGGTTGTGGTTGTTGGAGCAGCAGTGGTTGTTGTAGTGGTGGTTGATTGTGTTGGAATTAATAATGAGCCACCATATATTTTTTGCACTTCTTGAGAGCTAAAGTATATTTTTTTTATTTCATTAGAGCCGATATTAAGCATTATATATATTCCACGTATATATTATTTTTTCTTTGGATGTCCACTTGGTAATAAATCATTATCCTGTTTATAGTTTGGATTAGACGGTCTACCATTTCTTAAGAGATAAAGAAAGGCTTTTATTCTTGCTATAGCCCATCCATGTCTACTCATCTTTGGATGATGGCTTGTACTAAACGCTCCTGCTCCTCTTCTATATACTGTTTTTAACATACCAAGGGTGGCTTTGCTACCTTTATTCTTTTTATTATGCTCTGCTACCATACTTTTAAGTTGATCTTCAACATCCTTACTAAAATCTATCTTGGTATTTGGTTTATCAGCACTCTTTGGTGGATTTTTTTTGGAACCCCTTTTTTGATCCTTCTTAGGTGCTGGTGTTTTTCTTGGATCTTTTGGGCCGGGTTTCCCATATTGTAAAGCATCAGACTTGTTATATTCTGACATTAGTTGAATAAACTTGTTAATCATTTTTATATTTATTTCTATAATTAATACTAGGTTATTGGACCACCAGTAATCCAAGCATCACAAGTTCTATCACCAGCACATTTAAAATCAAATAGTTCACAGTATCCAAGATTAGCTTTATCTGTTATTTCCTCTGCTATCTTTAGTTCTTGCTCTTCTTCGGATAGTTCAGCTATTCCTTTATGTATACAGTTTAACATTTTTTCTGTTTTTATAAAAGCTGCACAATTTGCACATCTCATTGTTTTTGCATTTTCAATGGATGTTTTAAATAATAAAGCCTTTTTTTGCCAAAACTGTTCATCATTTAATGATGGATTTGCTGGACCATAATTAGCCTTATCCACACATATTTGTCTATTTTGTAGATTGATGCTAATATCTTGTGTAGATTTTGGACAAACTATTTGATTTTCTACTGCTTTAAGTATATTTCTTTTTTTCATATGTCACCACATTTTGCATGACCAATATCTTGCTTTCCACTTTGGACCCGGATTAGTATCGCATTGATGTCTTGCTCTAAAGCTTTTACGCCTAGCTGGAATATCTCTTTTAATTTCCATATTTGGGTCACCAAAATTTACTTTGACTACATTACCTTTATCATTTTTGACATAAACACTAAACTTTTTTGGACCTTTTGGTGTTCTAAATGGTTTATTTAATGTGACTTTTCTTCCTTGATACTCAGAGGCATATGCACTGTCATCTTCCATATCCTCATCCTCATCCTCAAGCTCTGAAGGCTCTTCCACATATTCATCTTCATATTTACCCGGCTCATAATATGAAACAAAATCATAAACATTTTGTACATATATTTCTGCCTTAGATATCATATCTTTGGTCCAATCTTGAAATTTAATATCCATCATTTTTATTTTTGATACTATGCCCATCAATTGGTCATGCATTTTTTGCAATTGCTCTATAGCCATTGCATCTCCGCTGTCAGACTTTGCTTGCTTCCAAGCTTGTTTAGTTGGTCTATCTTTATCTCCGGGTTGTGCTGGCTTATAGTTTTTTCCTTCTCTTTCCTTTTTCTTACGTATATTTTCCCATAAACTTGCATTTTCTTTAGAAATATCCCATTCTTGTGTTTGTTCGCCTAAATCAACATATTCGCACTCTAGTGGGGTATAAAAATTATCTTCATTTAAGTCTTCAGTAAAGCCAAATGTTTCATAATTATATGCAAAATCTACTGTATCCATAGACTTTGCATTAAATCCAGCATTACTCATGCAAACTGCCACTCTTTGGTCTTGATTTGGGAAATCTTTTTGTACTGTTTCATCACTCATGCATCTTGACATGAATTGTTCCCTTGTTTCTTTTTCCCCTCTTTTTGGTAGTGGCATGATTTTCTCCTATTTATTTTTGTGTGTATATGATACACAGTCACGTATCAGACTTACCTCATCTGTGTAGCATTTATTTTTACACATTTTTTCTATTACAGACTTCGCATCTCTAACCCTATATCCCAATTTTACTAATGCCTGCCTAGTATTTGTAAGTAATTCAGCAGAAGTTTCTAGTTGTTTTTCATTATTAAGTCTTACAGTTTTGTTGATCTTAGCTGGTTTTTCAACATATATCGTCTTATAGACTGTATTTGAAGCATTACATGTCTGTCGAATATAATTTCTAGAATATAATTTATTAATTAATGGTGTAGCCAAACATAGGGTGGTTGGCAGCAATAATAAAATTAAATATATAATAGCACCACTAGAATTTGCAAAGCCAGCATTACTCATTTTACGCCCTTAAATTTCTTTTTTCGTGTTTTTCTATATTCTTTAATATTGGTAATTTGTATCTTTTCTTTAGGCAACATAGAGAGTGCAATTCTTCTATGTTCCTTTTCAGAACTTTCTTTTACAATATGTGTATTTTTATTTTGGATTTTTTCTATTTCTCTCTCTAGTTTATTAGTATCTTTTTCTGCTCTTTTCTTTAGTGCTAGTCTACGCCTTCTTTCATGTTTCGCTTGTCGATGATTCTTATTCATAGTTATCATTATTTCCATTTTTTATTGCTTGAAGTCTTTTAAGTAATTTTTTCTGATCTTTTTCTAGCTTCTTTTTTCTTTTCAGAATCTCTCTTTGATCAGAAGCACTAATTTGTGGTTGATATTGTCGTTCTGATAGAACCGACATTTGTTGATCTATAGCGTTTAATTTTGAAATTATACTATTAATGCTCATATTAATAATGAAGTTCGTGCCGCCCGAAGGCGGCAACGAACCTCAATGAACTCACTTTGATAAACTTGGCTTTACAACTTTAGAGAAGGTACTTGGTAGAACGCTATATGATGTTCTGCTATTTCCTTCTTTGTCTTCCCAATCACGCTGTCTTAGGCGACCATCAATAATTACTCTATCGCCCTTAGATAGCTCCACATTTCTAGAATACTCTGCATGACTACCCCATCCATCTACATCAAGATAAACGGTTTCCTCTTTACCATTTCCAAGAGATTCATTAACAGCAATTCTAAATGTGACTAGTTCCTTATCGGAAACAGTCTTATATTCTGGATCTTTAGTCAAATTTCCCTTCAGTATAATTCTATTGTTTAACATAATACCTCCTAAAAATTAATCAAAACCCTAGACTTCTCTAAGTCTACTCTATTATAGCATCAGACTCTGATTCAGTCAACATGTCTATTTTTTTTCTTTCTAATTCGTAGCTTAAAAGATAATTTAATGCCATTACTAAACCATTAACATCATCTCCTAATTTACCAATTCCAGTGTTACACTTTTCACATATCCAACCACGAAATTCGTTAGATATATGGTCATGGTCCAAACACCATTTTATTGGCTGTTTACCACAACACGAACACACTTCTGGTTTTGGTGGCGCCGTCTTATGAAGATAGTTTCTTATTTTTCTTTGACTTTTAATACATGTATTACATCTCATGTCCAATTTATCCTTATACATAATATGTTTAGGAAAATGAACAACAGTTTTTTCTATGCCACAATATATACATTTTTTAGTTTTCATTAGTACTTGATATATAGCAGAAAACAACATTCTTCCAAAGAAAATAATTTTAGTTAACGCGATCAGTGTTCTTGCTGATAGTAGTGCCATTTTTAAACCCCCTACGATTAGTGAAACTATAGTTTAATATTTCTATCAATCTAGAGCCAATCTTAGGAAATAAAGATGGTATTATGCCATGTATGATCAATAATGCACCAGACACAATACACATTATACCATGCGACCAAGCAAACAATAAATGTTCACCATAATGCATGTTATTTTCTTTTAAATGTTTGATTGATTTTTTGATCATTATTATTTAAGTGGACCGGATGGGAGTCGAACCCATGTCTTGTGATAGTGTTAATATAGCTTCTACAAGTTTAGTTGTTCATAAATTCTTAAGAAAGATTAAAGAACAATCAACATTCATCTTTCCGTACCAACAAATCTTAGCTAGAACCCGTTGGCTATTCTAGCAGCAGAAGGATTTAACGACAATCTTTTGGACGCTACCTTCATCGCTTCCTAAGATTGTTGCTACTTTCTCAAGCAGCAAGAGCTAACTGTGTTACGCCAGTTAAAGCGTTTAATCGACTTTTAAAGTGGCCTGTCGATCAACCACTACTTGCTAACCATAATAACTACGATCCAATCGATACCTTTACCGGCCCTTTCTATAGATTGAAACCTTCTAAACTATACTTAAATGGATTACCATCTATATTTTTTATTAATTCTAGCATTTCTTTTGCAATATTTTTGACTTCTAATTGAGCATTTTCTGTGTTACGTAGCCCAAGAAAATGAGCAAAACTTCTGAAGTTAAACATAACATCTGCTGAAATTTGAGTATTATAGGTTCTAAAAAATCTTGCTGCCTCTTTAGCCCTTTTTCTACTAAAACCATGAGTATCCACTAAATCCTTGATGCACTCATGATACAAATCTAACCCAGCCTTAGTATATGTTTCTAGTTTTTGTTGCCAAGTGTCTGGAAAATCAGAAGGTATATAAAAACAATCCTCTTTGATTTCTTTATATCTGGCTGATTCTGCATTAACAGAAATTCCAATGCGATGCTTTAATATATGTATGTGTGTTGCTATGTCTGTACATATCAAGAAATGTAGTGAAGACTTTTCAAATGGCGTATGATGTCCCTCAGATGCTAGCATATAAAGCAACTTGTCTATTCTATTTCTTTTATCTTCTGTTAAATCTCTTGATGTGCTTGTCCATGCTGATAATGCGTGTGTTTCATCGCCACCATAATATCCAATCAATTGTACTTTATTCATGTTTTTGAGTATCTATTGTTTGATGTAGTCTATCAAAAAAACATATGCTTAGTATAAAAATATACTGAGATAGTTCACTTGGCGTTAATTCTTTTCCACTTTCAGCCATAATATTTCTTAAAGAAAGTAATTCATTGTCTGTGTAGCAAATTATCTTCAGAAAATATTTAATTGTATGTAAGTCAGCACTTTGAATGTGTCGATTGAATCTATTATAAGCGGCCCAAGCGGCTTCTATGTCTATTGGATAGTCGTATGCAAAATTCATTATTGCACATAACTCTTCTTTGTAGAACATATTGATACTCCATGTGATATATGCAATTATATATACACACCAAGTTCAACTACATCAATATTTGCACGATTAAAAATATCTTTAGATTGCTCTAATCTTTCTTTCCATCTGTCATTTTGACATACTATAGATACTACTCTCTTTATTCCTGCTTGGATCGTCATAGATGCACAATTAGTACATGGAAGAAATGGATATGTGTATAATGTAAAATTATGTAAATTACATTTCGCAGCTAGTATAGCATTCATTTCTGCATGTATAATGTACTTATATTTTTCTTCTCTATTATTGAGGATGTTTACATCGTCACGTACAGACATTGGTAAACCATTATATCCAATAGATATTACTTTGATGCCATCTGTAATTACTGCTCCAACTTGCGTTGATGGATCTTTAGACCAAGTTGAAATCAACTTAGCTAGCTCAAGAAATCTAATATCCCATTTTAATGTTCTATTCATGTTAGTATTTTATTATCTGTTTTATCTACGATATGCCATCCATCATAAAATACAAAAAATGATTTTGTAATAGAATATTTTGGATAAACTGAATTATCACAATATTTTTCTATCCAAACATTGATTCTAAAATGATTTTCCCATATCCGTATACAATCTATCTTGTGTAGATTTTTTATATATCCTACAAAGTTTTCTAGTTCATTTTGTGGTATGGATGTAGATTTTAGATCGATAACTTCCATTTTGTCTGATCGTTTGTGGGTTTTTTGCTTAGTAGCAATTCTTTTTTTCATTGTTTATCTCCATAAGCTCTGTTATATCGTCATTCTACACGATTTGGCTTGAGAGTCAACCACATCCTTTATATTTAGAATAGTTCTTTAATTACTCGTCCAGAATTAGCAATCTTCATTGGACGACCATTTTTAGAGGTAAATGTAGTTTCAAGTGAAATATCCAAACTTTTTAGTATAGTTGCCATTAAATCTTCTGAAGAATAAGCTTCACTTATTACCTTTTTTCCATCATCATCAGTTTCACCAACAACTATGCCTTTGTTTAATTTTCCACCACCAACTACAGCACTCCAGCTTCTAGCCCAGTGATCTCTACCAGCATTTTTATTTATATCTGGAGTTCTACCAAATTCCCCCATCCATATAATGGTGGTATTGTCATACAATCCCCTACTTACTAGATCTTCAATTAATGCACTCATTCCAATATCCATTTGAGATAGTTTATCTGGTAGTGTTGTAAAAATATCCATATGATTATCCCATCCACCCATATCTACTTCTATGAATGGTACGCCAATTTCTACTAGTCTTCTTGCCATGAGACAACCTTTACCAAATGAAGTGTTGCCATATCTATCACGAATGTTTTGTGGTTCTTTATTTATGTTTAAGACTTGAGTATGTGGACCAAACATTAAATCAACAGTTTTATTCAACATTTTAGCGTGATCGCTTGCTAATTCTCCTCGTTTTTCTTGAATAAATTTGTTCTCTATTACTGATAGAACTTCTAATCTTCTTTGCACGGTTTGATAATCTACACTTGATTGTAAATTTCTAATTGTTCCATTATAATCAACAACAAGTGGGGAATATGTAGCACCTAAAAACCCCGGACCAATACTGGCACCACCTATACTAATAAAAGGTGGTATTCCTATCTGATTAGTAGTATTTTTTAACAATTCATGAGATATAACTGATCCATAACTTGGATATTCCACATTAGGATTAGGCACATATCCAGTATGCATATAGTATCTACCTCTGCCATGATCAGCTTCCCTTGTACTCATACTGCGAACAATACTAAGATTATCCATGTTTTTAGATAATAATGGTAAATGCTCGCATATTTGTATTCCATCGACATTAGTAGATATTGGTTTAAATGGTCCACCGCTTGGACTATTTGGTTTTAAATCCCAAATATCTATAGTACTAGGACCACCGCTCATCCATAATAATATTGTACTTTTGTTTTGTTTTTTAAGTTTTTCAGCATTTGCTAAAATAGAATTCTGCAATAAAACTGTACTTGATGTAAGTGCAATTGTTCCATTGAGATGCGATAAAAAATGTCTTCTGTTCATATCAATTCTTTCATATATGGATGGTCTACTAAGTATTGTGGTCTTCCTGTTGTATCAATAATAGTAGTTGAGGAAGTTTCTACACCAAGAGTGTTATATATTGTAGCTACCACTTCTTGAAAATCAACAGGTCTATCTACAGCATATTCACCAAGTTTATTCGTTGATCCAATAACCTGTCCATGTTTCAATCCGCCACCAAATAATAAAGCGCTATTTACTTGAGGCCAATGATCTCTTCCTGCGTCCTTATTAATTTTTGGTGTTCGTCCAAACTCTCCCCAAACTATAACTAATGTATTATCAAGCATATCTGATGTCTGTAAGTCATCTATTAAAGCCGATAAGCATTGATCTAATTTAGATCCATGATCTTTAACTAAATCAAAATTAGCACCATGACTATCCCATCTACCATAACTCAAAGATACAACTCTAGCCCCTGCTTCAAGCAGTCTTTTTGCTATTAATAATTGACTATTATCTGTGGGCGCTCCATCATATTGATATTTATAAGGCTTACCATCTCCATATTTTTCTAATATGTCTTTGTTTACCTTAGATATATCTAGTGCTTGTAATAACTTATTATCTGTCAATATTTCAAATGACTTTTCAACATGTTTATCATAACTATTAAATCTTAGATTAAAATCAATATCTTGCTTAAGTTGATCTAATTGTAATAATAGATTTTTTCTATCATACAATCTTTTAGCATCAATATGAAGAGTCATATCTTTAATACTATCCCCACTTGGCTTAAATGGATTATAAGTCTGGCCTAAAAATCCTCCAGTACCAGAATCACTCCAAGGCATGTGCTGCGTTGGTGCTGCTAGACCAATGTATGCTGGTATAGATGGATCGTTTGAGCCATGTAGTCTAGATATAACAGAGCCTATAGATGGTCTACCACCAATATTTTTTAAATTATCTGGCTTCCATCCTGTCATGCATTGAAATGCAGCATGATCTCCATGAGAATTAATTATTGATCTTATGATAGAACATTTATCAATCCTTTTCGATAGTTTATCGAATACTTCACAAATTTGTATTCCATTTACATTGGTAGAAATTGGCTTAAATAATCCCCTTATTTCTGATGGAGCGTCTGGTTTTAAATCCCACAAATCGAGATGTGGTGGTCCTCCAGCCAAAAATATATTGATTAAATTCTTTTTTTTTCCATTGATTGTATCTGCTTTCAATATATCTGGCAAAGCAAGGGTATAGCTACTAAAACATAATGATCCTATTGATAAAAAATGTCTTCTATTCATATATAAATTCCTATTTTTTGTAGTAGAATCATATATAAATATACACAATTTATTAATGTGTCACTCTTTAGTGAAGAATATCCATCTATCTAGTAGATCAATATTTATTGAATCATTAACTTCATGTAAATAATCTAGAATTTCGTACATTCTACTGAATATATGTTCATGTGGCAACATAAAAAATAACCAATTTGGGGCATTATGCTTGCCTTGTTCGCACCAAACCAATACTGGTTTTTTTTGCCTATTAGCTGTGACAATTTCTTCATATGAACCACACATATGAACACTCATATCTATTCTGGCTATAATAAAGTCAGATACGTCAACACATCTTAAGTCAGCATTTCTTATATGTCCATACTCTTGTTTAATCTTATTAAATTGTCCAGTATTTTTATAGTGGTCTATAACAGATCTTGTAGTCTCATCTTCTTTTATGAGTTTAATAGGCTTATTACATGGATTAATTACATTTATATTTAGATATTTTAATGGTGGAGTAATCATATCTCTCCAACCTTTGCCACCATCAGCCACTCTATCCATAGGACCGACAAGATAGGTTCTCATACCATTTAGATTGTTCATAATGTCCACCAGCCAATTTTATTTAATTCATACCAAAGTAATCCTAGATTAGCAAATGTATATCCAGACCACATTACTCCATGTGAATAATCCTTTTGCACAAAACAAGAAATAGCCACACATAAATATAGTATTGTAGATATTGTTACACAAGTTGGTCCCATTATATACTCTTATCAAAATGAGTTCTATTGACCATAATAAATTCTGCACACTTTGGTAAATCTTTAAGTGATGTTGCTCCTATATAAGCACAAGCACTTCTTATACCACCCATTATATCATTCATAATCTCAGATGCACAACCCTTATATGGAATTTTAATTACTCTTCCTTCGCTGGCACGATAATTTTTTATTCCACCATATTTTTCTTGTGCCTTATGTGAACTCATTCCATAAAATAGTAATGATTTTTTTCTTTTTTCTGGTGGATTGTAACCCGGATCATTTTGTTGCCACCACTCATTAACAACATTTCTATCATTATCTATGATAGCACAGCGATATTCATATTCCCATTCTCCCTCGCACTGATCAGTTCCAGCAAGCATACCACCAAGCATCACGAAGTCTGCGTTTGCCGCAAAAGCCTTTACAACGTCTGAGGGTGTTCTACATCCACCGTCTGCACAAATCAATCCTAGACGCCTGTCTTCGCTTTTTAAACCATGAGCAGCGTGTGAGCATTCAGATATTGCAGATAACTGTGGAAAACCCACTCCAGTTTTTAATCTTGTAGTACAAGCAGAGCCGGGGCCAATACCAACTTTAACTATATCTACTCCACCATGTAAAATAAGTTCCTGCACCATCTCTGGTGTACATACATTACCAGCCATAATAATTGGTTGAGTGCCAAAAGTATCCCTAACTTTTCTACAATAATTTACAAAGTCATCAGTATATCCATTTGCAACATCTATACAAATATTTGGTATAAATCCAACATCATCTATGATATATCTTATCTTATCTAGATCTTCATTTTTAATACCAACACTTAACCATTGAGAATGGACGTTACAAAAATGATTTTGATAATCTTGCTTAGTATAATGTTTATGTAGACATGTTATGGCTTTATATTCTGATAATTTATCAGCCATTTCAAATGTACCAGTGGAATCCATATTTGCAGACATTATTGGTAAGCCTGTCCACTGCCTTGTAGAGTGATAGAATGAGAATGTTCTATCAATACTTACTTCTTTTCTTGATGCTGCCCTAGATCGTTGTGGAACTAGTAAAACATCATCAAAATCTAATTTAATATCTGTCTGTATTTTCATTGTTCATTCGTCCGAGTTTCCATAATCAATCCGCGTAGTATGGGTAAGACAAATCAATGGGGCCATTTAGACCCCACTGATTTTATCTTTATCAAATACAAACAACATCCCTGTTCTTTTTGATGACAGTATTTACCTTATTAATCTTTGCAGTAATTTCCTCAACCCATTCACGATTACGCTTCTTGGTATTCATATACTGAATATCTTCTGTCGTAAGATGAACAACCTTATCAAATACAGACGTAAATTCTGCAACCACTTCATATCGACAGCAACGAAGCTTTTGAAACTTAGAATCAGATGGAACACTCACAACGTCACGCGGATTAACCTTACAAATCATAAGGCGATTTCCACCATCATTATCATCGTCTTCATCATCAATCTTAATTCCACCATACCTCTTTGCATAATCAATTGCACCAACGTGTAGACCATGACCACAACCATTTTCACGATTGCTATCTACCTTACTACGAGGAACAGAACAAACGCTACCAACACTATTATCAAACGTTCCAGAATACATATCTTTATAATTATTCTTAACAGCCTTATATGCTAGAAAACATCCATCAGATGTAATTGGCATATTCTTATTCTTCATAAAGTCAAACAGTTCAACAATAGCATGATCAGATGGATTCTGACTCATATTATCAAGGAAATTAAGCATTGGTTCAAACGGAAATCCCTGCTTAATCATATCAATGATAGTATCACCAAACATATTTGGCATCTTAATACCATCCCACATTAGATTATTACCATCACAAGCAATATATCCTTCACAGAAATTATTAATATGAGAAACAACATCATAGTAAGCCTCAAACATCTCAATATTATTCTTCTTAAGACAATTTACAAGCTTATCATAGTTAGGATGAGACTTACCAAAAAAGTAACTCTGATTACTAACAATCGCACTAACATTACCATCATTTGCTATAATATACTTCATTACTCACTCCTTATTAAGAACAGAAACTTGTTCAATGCTATCAATATAGTCGGCAATAATTTGCCTATCCTCATCAGAGTAAGGCGCATTACGAATTACCTGCAAAATCTTATACTTAGACATTTCCTTATCAAATCGTGGAGCAAAACGATCATCCACAAAATTACTATCTCTACCGGGAAACGTAAATCTAAAAGAACTAGCCATTTGCCTTATGACTTCAACCTTCTCACAAATGTTGTCCAATCGAGATACGTATTCATTATACTCAGAAATTACGTTTTTTACAGCAGATGGATTTTTAGTCATATTAATAATCTCAATCCATCTAGTTGCAAAATTTCTGGAAAGACTCTGACGATTCATTATATCATAAATATCTTGATGATTATAAGCAATAATATCGGTCAAAATCTTTCTAATAAATTCATATCCCAAATGCCAATTCGATCTCTCGTCTAGCTTCCTATTCTTTGCAACAGATGGCTTGACAATATAAAATGTCTTTCCTTCCACTTCATCATTGTGATGATCATGCATGTAAGACAAGATCTTTTCAAGATAATAAATCTGTACAACACCATAAGATGAAGAAGAAATATGAACCTCACCCTTTGACTCTGTAAAATAATATGCATTTTCATATTTTACACTCATCGCACACTCTTCAAAGCAACCAGACTCTTCATTAAAAACTCGGGCTTGAATCATTGGCCCGCTATTTCCACCAGAAGAATTACGATTATATTCTACCTTTGGAAGATTAGATGTAAATACAACATCATCCTTTGTCGCTCCACCAAGTATATCATACAATCTACAGTTGTCAATCGTTTCTCCATGTCCTAACTTATAAAAATAACAGGCTACGTTGTTATTAAATTCTTTGATATATTGCTTTGTACGACTAATTCCTCCGCGTGGAAGATCATCGACAACAAACTTAACAGCATCTGTAAAATGTATACGGTTAGTGTCTATCTTCATATCAATCTTAGAACGATATGACGACTTCTCAAAAAGTTTAACTGTCATATTTGGAATGTCAATACTTTCAGACACAATATTGTCAAACAGTTTTTGATCATTCCAAACTATTGACTTCATGAGAGATTCCATAGCAGTCTTTATAGACATGCACTGATCAGAAATCTGCACATACTTACTTCGTGCCTTAAACAGAGTAGGCTGACTTTTAATTTCATGTTCAATCTGTGTTGCAATATCGTCCAATATCTTAGAGATAATATTATTGATATTGATCTTAGTCTGCTTGCTATAAGAAAGAGACTCACGACTTGGAGTGATATCAACATCTCCAATATTAACAATGATCCTAAGACCACTAGAATATTCAACAAATCTACTGTTCTTCTTGGATGAATCAATTCCATCAACTATAATTTGATTATGGTCGATAGGATATGCAATTTGCCCCATGATGATATAGTTCTTATCATCGTTATCATCAAAGTACCAATTATCACCACTCAGAGTCTTATTCTCAGCATCGTAATAAATTTCTTCGCCAATAAAATTTGGCCTAACATTAAAGAATTCATAAACCTTACGTGCCTCACGCACAAAACGATCTATGTCATATTCATTAACACTAATTGAAACCTTAATGCCATTTGCTTCATTGGTTTCGCTGGTATCCATCAAAGAAAATATGGGATTACCGTCCTCATTCTTATAAGCATTATAAAGACGGCGAGTACCATCAAGATATGCTTCAACAGTAAAACTGTCACCATATGCAAATGGTGCCTTACTGCCAAGACCCAAGCAACCAACAGCGTCATTACTATTATTACGTGTGCTACGAAAATAAGTAGTGTAAAGTTCCATGCAATGTTCATGACTCATGCTGGTGCCGTAGTCACGAATATAAAATATAGGATTAAGCCTAGTTGGAAGATGAACATCAAATTGAACATCTTTCTTGCCAGCATCTACATGAGAATCGTAAGCATTAGTAGAAAGCTCACGAACTACTGCAAGGATCTTATTAGAATAAAGACCATCAGAAAGAATAAAGAAAGCCTTGGCAGATGCCTCGATACTGAACTGGCTTTCCTCAAAATCACCAGACTTTTCAATCGTGTTAATACCAGCATGAAGTTTCATTATCGCGTCCTCAGAGAAAATTTATTTGTCGAACTTCCGTGATTATAACATGGTTATCGTCCATGTCAAGCAGATAGTTTAGTTTTTTGTTGCTTGTATATAATTCTTAATTCTATCAATCTTATTCATGCCACCCATAAAATGTATGATACCATTATTAAGAACAGTACCATTGAGTGATTTATCCCAAATATTAATATGATGTTTTTTATTTGCACTAGATGCAAAATTAAAATAATCAATATTCATATATTTTGGCATAGATAATATATACGATTGTTCTCCTAGATGGATTTTTCTTAGATCATCAATAGATATTGACTGATTGAAGATACGTGTATGCTCTTTATCTAAAACAAAAATTCCAGAATTTCCTCCAACAAAATCTATTCCGGTTATGGATTCCCATTGTGGTTTACATTTTTTGTAATGTTCATAGTTATTTCCAAAGTCATTGTAATAATAAACACAAACGCCAAAATGATTTCTTGGTGTAAATTCAAATAAGTTAATACAGCCATCAGGAATATAACAGTCACAATCAATAAATGCAACTCTATCATATTCTTCTAGATATGTTTTTACTTGAAATTTTTCAAAAGTAGCATCATTCCAAGTGTCTCCAGTTGTTATTCTTGCGTCTGTAATTATATGAAAATCTGAATGACATTTATTGGCATATTTTTTTAGACTATCTTTAGTCATATCTAAAACTTCTAAAAACTTATCTCTAAGTGCCACAGTGACGATAGCCTGTTTCATGCTTATTTGATTCCAAGGTATAATTTTTTTAATAAATGTTGATCATTTCTCATGCAGTCAAATGCATACTTTATATCTTTTGGTAGTGAGTTCCAAGAATCAAGCATTTCATTCAATGCTTCCTTTGTATTATAATTTGTTGATCTTGGATGATTAATTATATGATTATAATCTCGCAACACATATCTCTGATTGAGATGAGATATTGCACATAATGTTCCATCCCAAGGCCAGCCAAATTTATATTGACCTAAATTTAGATTTCTTTCTTTATATAGATCAATAATATCTTTATGTATGAACCAACAAATACAATCAGTATTGATAACAATTTTGACTTTATCATTATCTATACATAGATTTTCTATATCCGATCTATCGGAATGCCACCAAGTATAGTCAACATTTGGTGCGTATATTCCACAATTGATATCATTAAAGTATTTTTCTGCATCTGTATATAGCCTTGACCATTCTTCATATGAAGCATCAGCTAAAATCTGGAAAAGAACATCTCCATCAAATAACTCTATAGCCTTTTCAAATTGTTTACCAAAATAACATTCATTACCAATGTTATACCACTCAGTTATGTGATTATATGTATCATCGCTATTTATGATGATTGGTTTTACATCTATTTTTTTTAGTTGTTCAATTTTATATTTCGTATTTTGAATTTGATTGGGCCAATTAAATAAAAAAGTTTGTATATTCATATCATTTAAAGCTCATAATAGCCGTTTTCTATATTAAATATCATATTCAACATAATTCCAGCTTGTTCAATGATATAATATTTTCCAATTCTAATGCTATGATAACCTAAAAACAGACCAGACACACAGACAATTGTAAAATAAGTTATCTCAAATAAAACCATTTTTAGCATGTTCATATGCTGGTAATAGACTTTAAAACTCCAGACCTACCAATAGCAATTCTTAAACCAAGCTTCTTATTATAGTTATCATTACTACTACACGTAGCATCACCAACAAAATGTTCACCATTTGGAGAATCAATAACTACTTTTGTATATCCACCCTTTGGTTCTGGATCAGATAACTTAAATAGTAATTTTTGATAAGACAATTTTCCATCATATATGCGACTATGTAGAACTCTTACTTTATATCCAGCATTGCGTAAATCTTGTACTGTCATTTCTTTTCTCCAATTAAATAATACCGGCTTCCATAAAGTCCATATCAAGATTGAGTTCGTCCCAATCCTCTTGTGTAACATTTCCAACTACCAAATAGTTATCATCATCAGACATATTGTAGTCGATATAAAAATCTTCAGACTTTGATGACTTCATCTGGTTAAGATCAATAACTAGGTCTTGTGCTTCTTTATGACCAATTACATTACTAAAACAATTAATCATTATTTTACCTCTTTGTGCTTGTAGATAAATGATCTTTTGCCTCTTCAATACTTTGAGTAACCTGTTCTATTAGACTTGATAAACGCTCTTCGTCTTCACAGTCCATATCTCCATGTTCCAATTCAAGAACAAGACCTTCTAAATATTCTTCTGACCAACATATTAAATCAGTGATAATTTTCTTGGTTTTTTGATTCATTTCATTACTCCAATGTGTCATAAATGGTAGTATACAACAGTTATCGATAGTTGTCAAGTTTTTCTTTAGCGGAATCTGAGGGATTCGAACCCCCGGAGGATTTTAACCCTCGGCTCTTTAGTAAAAAGCTGCATTAGACCACTCTGCCAAGATTCCAAGCACACAGGGTAGGAGTCGAACCTACACAGAGCAAATTAACAGTTTGCGGCACTACCATTATGCTACCTGTGTAAAATACTATTCTGGATAATTACAAAATTCTAAACCAACATATCTTGCATTTTTTGTTTGTCTCATAAAAGTCCTATTTCTATGACAATTGCAGCATACAACTTCACACTTATCTATCTCTTCTTTTATTTTTTCTATATCAATAGTGCTATTTCTGAATTCAGATATAGTAAAATTTTTATTCCCAAGATGATCGAATTCTAGCATCCAATATGGATAATTTTCTTTACAATCATAGCACACTTTATTTGATTTATATTCCTGTAGAAATCTCATCACCTTAGTTCTACACTCATTGGTTCTTTTCTTTGCTTTATCCTTTTGACCTATTCCAAGATGATACGCTATTGTTCCTTTAGAACATCCGACAATTTTTTGTATTTCCCTATATGAACAACCTTTCTCTTTTAATTCTAATATTTGTTCTTTTTTTGTCTTCATGATAACCCTCCTTTGATATATCTATATACACAAAAACTGAGAATTATGTATCGAACCATTAAGTTCCGGGACTACGATTCGAACGTAGAAAAGTTGATCCAAAGTCAACTGTGATACCGTTTCACCATCCCGGAAGCCCACAGAGGGAATCGAACCCCCTTCCGATGATTACAAATCAACTGTAATACCATTATACTATGCGGGCAATAATAGGAGCGGTGGGATTCGAACCCACACTTTAAGGATTTTAAGTCCTTTGACTCTGCCGTTGGTCTACACTCCCAAACTACAGATTCATTCTACCCTATCATCGTCTACTGTCAAGTCACGACTTTACACCATTGTCAAGTATCCATTTAGAATTAATTCTATTCATTAGATCGGCTATAGAAATTTCACTAGTTTTTAGACAATCACCCTTATTACATGGAACTAATAATTTCCAAGGAGAATTTGGATAATATAACTCATTACCAGAATTAAAACGTATCTGATTATCTATATTACATACTATACCCTTTTTATCAATATTATTCTTAATATTGATTGCCCCATTTAATGAAGTTACATAACCATCTCCTAATAATGCCAATCTGATTACGTCTATATCTGGTGTAAAAAGAGAAATACAATCCTCTATATGTGAAACAAACTCATCATGTAATTCAAGATCGTCCTCTATGAAGCACATAAATGGAATATTGTTTTCTATTTGATGTTTAATGGCATTATATTTTGTTAGAAAGTTAGCTAGAGTACCATATGTCGGATAATGTAGTCTATGATATACAAGACCACTAGCCTTGAAAGCCCTCAATGTTTCATCAACATCGTATCCGTTAATAGATTTGATTACTTCAAAACATGGAAATTTTTGTATGTTGTTTTCTACAATATGTTTTCGATCTGCCCTAAGAAGCGATAATATGTAATATTTAATCATTTTATTTTTTCCTTTAAATTTCTCAAAGTATTAGTAATAGTAAATAAAGTATCAGAAGAGAACTCAGTTTCTATTGGCACAAAAACCCATTCGTCTTTTAAAATAAAATATCCGTATTCACATTTGTAAACTTTGTCGCTCAAAGCAAAAACATGGGGGCCATTACATTTATATGGACTAACACAATTAGGACAAACCATAAAATGATAATACCCATTCTTTTAGATCTTGTTTTGGTTGCCAGTTTAATTTAACTTTTGTTAATGAAATATCTGCTAATGTTATTTTAGGTTCTATTCTAGTTTCATTGTATTGTTTTTCAGCGTTAAGCCAATTAGCAATAGTGTTTATACTATAACTTTTTCCATTACCAATATTTAGAATACTATTATTAGCATAATTATTAAGAGATAATATATTGGCATTAGCAACATCTTTTACATAAATAAAATCTCTTTCTTGATTACCATCATTACAAATATTTAGTGGTTGATTGTTCTTTAATGATCTATAAAAATGACTCAATACACTAACATAAGAGCCAGTAGAGGTCATTCTTTCGCCATAAACATTAAAGTATCTTAGTATCACATAATTTATATTGTATAGTTTATTATACAGATAAATGTACTCTTCGCCTATGTATTTTTGTAGAGCATATGGACTAATTGGTTTAATATTTTCTTTTTCGTTGGTTGGAAAATGTTCGCAGTTTCCATATACTGATGATGAACTACTATAAATAATTTTAGTAACATTATTTTGTCTCATACACTCTAAAATTTTAATAGTGGTATCAACATTACTGTTATTTGATTCATACGGATAGTCTATCGAAAATTGAACATTTGGTAAAGCAGCACAGTGAAATACAGCATTGACTTCTTTAAAGTATTGTGATAGATCTTTGATCGGAGTTAATGATAGATCAATATTAATAAAAGAACAAGACGCATTAATATTTTCTAATGATCCAGTTGATAGATTATCTAGTACAATAACTTCGTGACCATTCTGTATTAATTGGTCAACTATATGACTTCCTATAAATCCGGCCCCACCAGTTACTAAATATTTCATATAAACTCTAACTCCACTTGACCATCTTTTAAAGTCAAATAAGAACAATCTTTTTCTGTCCAGCATCCACTATTAGTATACCACACAGAATGGCTTTTGTCAATGATCGGATGATGAGTATGCCCTAAACATACAACGTCAACGCCTTTTGATATAGCATATTTGCGAGAACTACTAATCATATTTTCTGTGCATCTTAAATAGATTTTGGATCGATTCTTTATAAGTTTAGGTAGGAATCTTTTATCGAATCTTTGGATTGTTCTATATAAATAATCTGCTACCTTTGTGGTTTTAGGATACTTATATATAAAATCATCAAATTTATCACCATGTAAACATAATACTATTTTATTTCCGCTAACAAAAGAGTATTCGTCTTTAAAATCTACTCCTATTAAGTGAGAAATAATCTCCGCGTCACCATCATGATTTCCTCTTATCCAGACTATTTCCGTATGTTTGCTCAATGTTCTAAGCAAAGATAGTATATTCCAATGATTCTTTTTTAGTCTGCGAAAATCTAAATTATCAAACAGATCGCCATTGATAATCAATCTATTTGTTTTAGAATCTATCAACTCTAAAAAATCATATAGTTTTTTACTTTCACAAACATCACTACCCAAGTGAATATCGCTAATTATGATAGCATCATTCATATTGAATAACGTCGTTATTATTCCTGCTTATAAAGGCAGCGAAAGTTGAGGCGGATACATTTTCATTAATAAATCTCGACGACCCATCTGCCATTACAACAACCATGCCACCAGCATGAAAACTATTTGGTTCACTATCATTATTACAATTCATAATACAGGTACCGGTACTTCCGGTGGTATTTAAATTACCAGTAGTTTTATCTGATCCATCAAGAGAACCAGCACCACCATCTGGATCAATCCAACCATAACCTTCTGGCCTTGGTAAAACTATGCCTCTACTTTTGCCAAGCACAAACCATTCTGGCCTTCCAGCACTTTCCATTGTTAGTATTGTTTTAGACATGCCATCAACCATTTCTGATTCTCTAGTTGGTCCCGTTCTATTTAAAGAACCCTCAATATCTGCACCGGGATCGGGCAATCCATTAGCAGTATAAAATGCTCGACGTATTCTATGCATAACAATATAATCAGAAGGCCCAAGTGATTTACCAATTATGTTTGCTGGTGCCGTGGCATCGGCCACTATTCGTGGATAACCTTTACTACTAGGACATATAAATAATGGTATGGTTTTTTGTCCATTGGTGATATTAACTAGTGAATCCCATCTTTGATTGATATCATATAATTCTGCTAATGATCCTTCTTCAAAAAATGGTAGTAAAGAAATGCACCAACTTGTTGGACTATTTGTGCCGTCTAATGGTCTTGATCGCGGAAAAGATTTGCGAATAGACATATGATTATGGAACGCTAATCCTTGTTGTCTAGCATTATTTAGACATGAACTTCGTCTGGCCGCTTCTCTGGCACTTTGTACCGCTGGTAAAAGTAATCCAATGAGAACAGCTATGATTGCAATAACAACCAATAATTCAATAAGTGTAAATCCTTTTTTCTTCATTATATTTCTCACATAGGAAGGATATATGGCGGGATTGGTTTACAATAAACCAACTATATGATAGTAGATTAAAAAATCAAAATTATTATGTTAGAATTGTGTTAAAGATCTATATTAACTTCATACTCTATGATCATACTTATACCATGCTCGTAATTGCTGACTAAACTCATATAAAAATGATTGAGTCTTTAATGACTTGCTCATTATCTCATATTCTCTTTGATCTTCTATAAGATCGAATTCAAATATAGCCCTCATCATTTGCTCCAAAATGTTTCAATATTACCTGTTTAGCCGGGAAATTCTGGAGGAGTCCACTTGTTGTCTTTATTCCTACAACTATTACATAGTGTGGTTATCCATCCACCTTTATTTGGTTTTCCGCTATTACCACAAACTTCACAGATTTTATAACTCATTTCTTCTGCCATGTCTATAATACCTTCAACATAATCGTCGCCGCCACTAAAGTATATTCTAAGTCCACCAAACTTTTCCTTTATCTGATCAAACTTAACAGGAACGTAGTCTAAGTCTGATTGATCATTTAGTGTGCCATATTTATTTCTTACCGCTATTCTTTCAGAAATATTTTGTTCATGCTGAAATATTCTCCAACAAACAGACGATAATAGTTCATACCATCCATCGTTACATTCAATACCCCAACACATACATGATTCCATACAAGATTTGCTCGTATTGGAAAATAGTTGTGGATATTTTTCGAATATGGTATTTTGTAATTCTTGATTCATGATTAAATCTTGTATATCTCTAACTCATTTAAACAAATAAATTTTGTCTTACCATATGTAGTTTTTTTACTTACATGATAGTGTCCATGAATCCAAATATCTGGTTGATGAATATGAAGTAATTCATTCAACGCCCAGCCTGTCATATTTTGATATACTCTTTGATCTGGACGAAGCATTGTTGTGACCATACTACTAGGGCAATCATGTGTAATCACTATATTTGGTTTTATGTTCGCATACAATTCCATAGCTTTATTAAATTCATCAATAGAAAGCTGTTCATTCTGCCACCAATCAATACCAATGGTTCGTGTTTTGTGATCTATCGAGTAAGCACCACGATAGAAGAAAAACTCTACATCGCCAAGTTTAAATAAACCATAGTCACCAAGATAATGTGGAAAATTAATTATTTGGTCATAATTATCATGATTTCCAGCTACAATTTTATGACACTGTGGATCAACATCTTTTAGAATTTCATAATTGAATCCAAAGTCGCCTAATTGAACTGTATATGGATAACAATCCTTTTTTTGAATGATTTCATGATAATTTTTGTATTTACCATGAACATCACCAATTATAGTAAGCATATGGTCTTCTTTTTATTCAGAAGTTTCATTAAAGATAGATTCGGAATTGATAACAAGTACTAATTGATCATCGCCCTCTGGATCATCTATTAGCCATGTATCACAATTATATTCATCACCACTTGCTGCATTGTGTACTATAACAGGACTACTCCATAGTTTTTGATCTAGATTATGTATATCATTTGCTTTTTTATGCAATAAATTATATAGGTCTAGCCATGTCATATTATTCATTAATTTCTCCCTAAAATTGAAACTCATCTATTTTATAACTGGATTGATGATCTAGAAATTTATTATCAGTCATGTGATTAAATATTGATCTTATCAATGATGAAGTACTATCTGCGGATTGATGATCGCTACCCTTGTTCCAAAAATACACCCTTTGATTATTTTCATCTTGTGTCTTACTTACTTCGTAAGAATGCTTTTCAGCCCAAAGTTTTATTTCTTTCCAAGTCATATTACCATGATACCACGCAAATCAAAAATGTCAATCAAAAAATAAAAAATGCGTCTTTTTCAGTATACAGAAAAATGACGCAAAAACTCTATGGCTAATTAAACCAAATATCAACCTCTACGCCTACGATTAGCAAAACCATATCTTGTTTCGCCGCTACGGCCAACTGTTCTTACAACATTAAATCCAGAACTATGAGCTAGTTCCTTGATGTCGCTAACAGTAGCACGTAGATTAGAAACACCAAACATACCAAACGCACTATCGGCCGATAGTGTTCTACCACTAGATAGATAATTAAAAACCTTGTCCTGCTTACTTAGCATTGCTGACATTCTAACCTCCAAAATTGTGGCACTAAAATCAAGACATTCTGAGTTTGCCACTACTCAAAATATCATACTATTGTAATGGTGTATAATTTATATTATGTAGATTATTATCTTTATACGTCCAAAATATCATTTTTTGAGACTTGTCGTCCCAAGCACATTCTATTATGTCGCTTGCTGCCAGTTTTGACAACGCGGACTGATATATTTGTTCTGCAATTTCGTATAACATATTCGCATATATATCTTCATTAAGTATTTTTACACCAGATTCATCATGAGTTTTACATTTTCTATTAACTATTTCTTCGCATTGTCGAAGTGTTATAAATTCATCTATATTGGTTTTTTCTGATATGTTATCAGATAGCGAAAATACGGCTTCCTTTCTAAGGATTTCACAAAATCTAGACATATCTTTAATAAAGAAATGATCCATATATTTATTTGTCCAGCACTATATCTCGTAAAATATTTAAATATGAGTATACTTCTGATGGAGTCATTTCAAAACCAGCCTCTGCCGCTTCTCTTCTTAATTTTAGTACTTGATGATTGTCAATATTTTTTAATGCTATAGCATATTGAGATTTATTTTTTCTTATTTTATTCAACCATTGATCAATGTCATTCATAATTATTCCTTATTATCCATAGTAGTTTCAATAATTTTTGTCATCCTATCTATCCAATTCTTATGCGTACTTATTCTAGTATGTAGAGATCGATCATTATAATCAGAGTTTAGTTTTTTATCCTTATGTGAAGTATAAATTGATGAATTGATTCCAGCTAACCTATTTGCTATAAACAAACCACCACCACTATCACCATTTGCTATTAAAAATTCTAATTCTGTATTTGGTCTATCTAGTAATGAGCATTCTAGCATACCATCTGTCACTGAGCTAATTCTATTAGATCCGGCTCTTTTCTTTCCATCTACACGAAAACATCCAATATCATGTGTTCCACTATTTCCAAAGCCGCTAATACTGCATATTTTATTTAATTCATCTTGATTTTCATATAGTTCTGGATAGTATGATATTTCTATTGGTTTAGTCAAATGTCCTATTGCTATGTCATTTGGAGATATCTTGTTAGATTTTTCATCTTCATCAAAAGAAGATGGATATAGTGACAAATCAATTTCTATTTCTTCGTTTTCATGAATGATAACTGACTTATTACTTTCAGATATTACATGTGCAGCAGTCAATATTATTGTTGGTTTAATTAATACACACGATGCGATATAGTGATACTTTACCCCATCTTTTAACACATAACATTTAATTTTAAGTACGCATTCATGTTTTTCACCATAGTTAGTATACTTTGTATCATCGACTTTTGGTAAAATTGTGCCACCAATTGCACATTGATTTAATAAAATTGCTACCATGAATATGATTATTTTCATTTTTATACTCCTTTGGTAGCTGCATATGTTTGAATTTTATTAAATGTGGACGATGGACCCTTTTATTATAGTATTCATTACAGTCATTAACAACATCAGTATTCCAACTCTTCCAATCGCCCAAATGTCCAAAAATAAAATGACAATAATCATCACATAAAGTTATTAAATTACTAGTATCTAATTCCTTGGTGTTATCTACGTGATATGGTATAATATGATGAACTTCTAGTCTTGTTTTTCTTCCACATGCAGCACATTGTTTGTTGTTTTTTAGAAATTCATCTCTGACCTTTTTCCAAGATGACGATCTTCCAAATAGATCTTTGTGAAAATTAAAAAACATATTAGTGTATTCCAAATTCCATACATAGTATACACATTAAGTGATGGAAGGTTGATGCTTCTGTAATTTTATTAACTTATGTTTTGTTTTATATATTCCAGTATCATTATGATATGTATCTGGCCCCATATAAATATGACAAAAGCCACTATTTTTATCTACACCAAAAGCCCTAATACCATTTTCGTCTAAAGATTCAACCATAAATGATCCTTTATGGCCCATAGATATTGATTCTTGTCCATTACTATAATATGGACCACCCTTAACTTTTATTCTATCGCCCTTTTCAAGTGACTTCCAATCTATTTTAATAAATCTCTTGTTTTTCTTAGTCTTTACACTATCCTTAAATGTGAAGTTTGAGCCACATTCAGCACAAACATATGCTCTAGCACCACACAAAGCACCACACTTTTTACAGGATTTCTTACCTTTTGGCATTATTACCTCACTTATAGTTTCTGGAAAACTCGCCTTGAATATCGCTCACAAAATTTGGATCATCTTTATAATCTGGACCAGTAATAAACTCTTGAGGCACATTGACAGACTGCCCCATGTTCATTTTAGAAAACATACCACCCTTTTGTTCATTCCAATCTAAGAAACCAAACTTACTCCAATACAAATATGAAAAACCATTGTAAGACTTAGTATCTCTTAGTAGTTTTTCCATCATTATGCAAAGTTTTTGCTTGCAAGATTGTGGAATATTGCTGGCTAGTAAATTATTAATTGTTGTTTTTGAGTAATCTAAAAAATCTAAAGAAACTTGTTTTCTTAATTTTGCCATGAATACAGCTCCTATGGGTTCTTTAGAGTATACCATAGTTATCGTCATCTGTCAAGCAGAACTTTAGTTACTTTTGTTCTAGTTTGGGTATTGAAGCAGTATTATCGTATGCAATATTAACAATTCTTATTTGAAGGAATGAATCTTTATCAGTGTCTGATTTTGAAATTAAATCTTGAATTTTTTGAATAAGTAAATTAGCATCTATCTTATCTGTTATTTTTATATGTATCATTATTGATGATATTCATGTAAGTAATATATGTCATCATTCTATTAATCATATTTGACTGTACTTGTAATCTATTAATATGGATGATATTCATTCCAAGAGATATGGCAAATAATCCACAAAATATTAGGTATATTGGTAGATGCTTAATCAAACAACGGCACGACATAGTTTTGGTTCTCATATGGGTTAAAAGTTAATCTGAGGTCATATAATTGACCATCTTTTGCCCTTTTCGCATAAGCAACTGGGGCTTTATTCTTTAACTTATCCCAATGATCAGCCGCGTTTAGCACATCAAATTTTTCTATAGAGTGGCCGCTTTTTAGTCTATCTAGTATATATGTAATTGGATCACTAAGTCTATTCATCAAAGTACGTTCTTTCTAAAGACTATTCCACCTATAGAGTTTAACTTTATCGATTCATCAAATTTGTTTATATTGCATACAACCCAGCCATATTTATCTTTATCATTTTTCCAACCGTAGTTTTTATCATCAATAGGCACCAAATGTCTATTAAAATCAGATTCAAAATCATATATGGTTTCATATTTAAAACTATGACTAAATGTTATTGTACCAATTATACTGGATTTAAATTTTTCTTTTCTTCCGGGTGTCTCTATTAGTGCTAGTTCTATACCTATGTATTTTTTTGGAAGTGGATATGATCTAGTTTCAACGCATTTTTCTTGATCAATCAATAATTTTGACCAAGGATATTGTATATTTATTCCATTCATAAAGTATGAACAAGTCCCCCCATATCATATGAACCAAATGTGTCTTTATCAATACTCCAATAAATATTGCTGATATTTACTGCTCTCAATATTTTTTCACAATTTATGCATGGCTTGCTTAATAGTAATCGTCCTTGCCTATTAATTCTAGTAACAACAATCGACCAATTAGGATCAATGGCATTATACATATCAAGCAATTTAGAAACAAGATGGCTTTCAGCATGTATATATGGAAATTCTACATAGGTTTTTATGTTAAATCTTTGACCAATTTTGTAAGCTTTACAGTTTACTTTAATTGGATTATTTTCAGATATCAATATTGGTCTGTTTCCATCGAAAGCAATAGCAAAATGATACCTACGTTGATAAGCATTTGGTCTAAATCTGTCATAACTTAACTTTATTGCCCTTTTGATTATCTTCATGGTTTTCTTTTTTATTCTCTTCTTGCTCGCTGTTTAGTGGTAAAAGACGCCTCAATGGTACTTTTTTTGCTGTAATATTACTCATTGATATTTTTTGAGGTTCTTTCATGATGTATACCCATTATAGCATGAATTACATGTAAGTCAATTTCATTACTTTTCGCCAATCTCTATATATCTTGAATCATATCTAGTGGATCTTATTATCCATAATTCATGACAATTGCTACATCTACTGATCTTGCCAGAATTGATTGACGAGGTATAATAGTTTGTAGTCTTCTTATTACAGTCTACACATTTTACTGATTTAATTTTTGGAGTTTGTTTTTTAGCCATGTTATTTTTTCTTATTCGCTAGTAAACAAATTAAATAAGCAATTGGTATAAGACCAAGAGTTAAATATATAGAAGAAAGTATGAGAATGTAATTTAAAATCATTTTTTCTCCCAAAAGATATTTTTTTCTCCCTAACTAGACTGTACTAGATAGTAGGGATTGGAACGTACAAAAACACACATACATACATAATATATAGAAAATATACATATATAAACACTACATACAACATAAGGAAGAGAGAATGTCTATGTCTGGATTTTATGCTTACAACGTGCGCGGCTCACAATAAGTAACAAGAGGGCCACAAACCCACAATTTTGCCACATTTTTTGTGCAATTGGGATGTTAAACCCACAATACCCAAATTTTTGTTTGTCAAAAACGCCATTTTTGCTTGATAATAAACTGCTTTAGCAGAGTTGATTGTAGTGTATGTTGTATGTTTTGTATGGCTTTTTTACTCATAGGACCGTTAATCTAGACAATTTTAGCAGAAAGAAGTAAAAGTGTTGGGATTTACTCTTGCCTAAATGATAAATGTGTATTCCTCTATGGTGTAAAAGTGTATTAACTCTGGGAAAAACGTGACTTATGAAAATTGACAAGAAACAGATATACGACGAGGTTGAGTCTAAGTTTAGTAACCCAAATTACTCTACAGAGACTAGTCTGTTAGCATCTGAGTGTATGAAACACGCTGAAGAATGGCTACAACAAGCTGGCGACTTTCCATTCAAGAATAAGAGGGAACTAAGAAAAGACCTTAAGAAATACATAATGGATCGAGTGGATTTACAGGATGCAAAAAGATCCTATTTTATACCATCATTTATATGGATATTTCTAGCCGGTCAGATTATATCCTACATTGTTAGACTGATCGTGGAAAGATATACCGAAGGCGCTCAAGACTAAATCTCAGAGTTGTATTCGTCTATATGTAGCACTTGACACATTGTATCAAATAGTCTCTCTCTATGTAGATCAAGCGTAGCAGATAATCCTTCTAGGGCTTTTGATGCTACTTCTATATCTCCATTATCTACGGCCATCCTAATAAGACTAATTTGATCAACATAATTAGACAGGCTCATAATTTCTTGTTCAAGGTCAAATCTATCCTTCATTATATATCTCCTATATAGGGGCAATCTAGCTGACTGTCAACATGACCAGCAATCTTAGTAGATTAAGTAAGACAATCATGAGGCAAGCCGCATAGTTAATAAAGTAAATGTACTATGTGTGAGATGTATACTAAGCTCCTCATCCACCCAAGCCCACGCGGCCTCTGAACTATCAAATGGACCATAGTAAAAATCATTACCATTGGCCCCGTCTATACGTCTTATGATATACTTCATCTTATGCATAAATTATATACCAAGAGGGTGTTATGATTTACATCTATCACATACTATATTATCGTCAAAAATACTACTAGTACATCAGTTAATTTTAGCTGACTACCACCACAAGAACCAATCTTATATATTTAGCAAAGACAAAACTAGCTGACTACCAGCACAGGGAGCAATCTTATATATTTTGGTTGGACAGTCCTATTGAATGTCAAATTGGGCAATATACACAGTAGAAACAAAATGCCACATATAGGCACTTTAGCTGACTGTGGGCATCTGGAGCAATCTTAAAAGATAAGATACGACATATGGCCCAGCCCATACCCCCCTACTCGGGTGGTGCATTAGAAATATTACTCCTATACCATCCATTATACCACGTACTGATGGGATGTCAACCTAAGTCCTTTCGTGGCAATGACTTATAGAAACTGGGGCGGGCCGGGCCGCACGTAAATCCTTTGCCAATAAGGACTTACGGCGACCACGGTTTCGCTACGCTTCCCAAGCAGTTTTGATCTCATCCATCGCGTCTTGAATCTTACGATGCACAGGCGTATCCTTATTCACTTTCTTATAATCTTCGATTACTGGCGGCTCATAATCTGCGGTGAAGAATCCAGCGTTTTCCTCAACAAAGTCTAGATCCAGTTCACCAATAAGATCATGAAGTTCGTCAGGGTCTTTTGCCTCGACCACAAACTCTGCCGCTTTTGCTTCCACGTAATTCATTCGAACT